ATAGCCACCATTGCCACCCTGCCCGCCATTGCCGCCATCTCCACCCTGCCCACCATCGCCACCGTCGAACGGCGTGCCAGGACATCCAATATCTTCTGCATCTCCACCAGTACCACCATTGCCGCCATTGCCGCCAGAACCACCATAACCGCCTGGCGCGCTTCCACCATTGCCGCCAGAACCGCCAGAACAAGATAGAGTGTCATAGCTGATCTTAACTGCAGTTAGTGTGATGTTGCTACCAGAACCACCGGCAGTTCCGCTACCCCCCACACCACCATTTCCAGCTGGAGTGTCGCCACCGCCGTTAAGACCAGGGCCTCCAAGACCACCAGTATTACCGTTACAACATTCGCCACACTCACCACCTGGCGAGCCAGTTCCGCCACTACCACCACTTGCGCCAGCAGTTCCACCGGCATAGGCTCCGTTACTACCATTGCCACCGTTTGATGAATGTCTATATATATCAATTGATCTGGTGGCAGTGACAGTAACGACACCGCTAGTTGACCATGGAGTGCCGGTCTTTTGCATTTCGACACACGATATAGAAAAACTTGATATGACAGTAATAGCTGCTTGCAGTCTAAAAATTCCAACGCCGGTATGTGTTCCTCCAACGTCCGTTGGAACGGTTATAATCCAATCATCCCCACCATGGTCTCCACCTCCAGTTGCTGTCCAAGCCATATTTGAACTACCTCCTATTATGAGAAAATTGCATAAACATCTGTATATTTTATATGTACATCGTCTGTGCTGCCCACTGATCTGGATAACTGAATATTTACCGTCATAGGGTCGTCTTCAGTGGCAGTTGCAGTAACCTCAATTGACTTAATAGTTTCCGAAGTCGCAGTAGTCTCTGCATAATTACTAGTGCTATCTACTACAAACGTACACCTTGCGGTATCACCAGTCTCTCCCCAAATCCCTACAACTATTCGATATGTTGTAGCAGCTTGATCAGAATCATTCACCAGACGAAAAGTTTTTTTGGTTACTGGGCTGCTACTTGTTTCTGTAAATTCTGTATCATCAGAAAAAATTAAGAATCTGTCACCATATCCGTCTCCGCCACCACCACCACCAGACACCGCTCCATTACTGGTAATTTGTATTTCCTGCCCGCCGTCATCCATATAAAACAGTTCAGAAATTGATGAGACGTCTTTGGAATATACAAGACCGCTTGATCCTAATGCACTTGGCGATGATATTTCTTTTATGGTAAGATATCCATCAAGTTGTAATGCTCCAGCACCACTAGCATCCATAAAAACTGGGCCGGCATCCACTGTGATTGACCTACCAGCACCCGCTCCTCCCTGATCATAAGCTTGATTAAGTGTATTACCAGCACCTCCGCCAACAACAGAGCCATTATCAGTAATTTGTATTTCTTGGCCACCGTCATCCATATAAAACAGTTCAGAAATTGATGAGACGTCTTTAGAGTATACAAGACCGCTTGATCCTAATGCGCTTGGCGATGATATTTCTTTTATGGTAAGATATCCATCAAGTTGTAGTGCTCCAGCACCACTAGCATCCATAAAAACTGGGCCAGAATCTACAGTAATTGATCTGCCTACTCCGCCGCCGCCCTCATCATAGGCCTGATCGAGAGTGTTACCAGCACCTCCGCCAGCGGTACTAGTGAGAGTAGAACCACTTCTTGTCAGCACCTCTCCATCTGCAATGGAACCAATGGTCAACAAAGTTGGTCCACTAGTTTCCCTTATACCACGCACGTCTGGGTTAGGATATGTCCCGCCCAACTGTCCTCCCGCAGAGCCAGATGGTGGTCTAGAATTACTAGAATCATCCAGTGTAGCATCCGAAATTTTCGAATTAAGGTCAGCAAGCGAATCGGCAGTATGCACTGAACCACCAAGAGCATGTGCCCCAACACCACCAGCGCCGAGCGCCTCTAACAAAACAAAATTGTTGTTCACAGCCTGAGTCCAGCTACCTTCGACCTCATCTGTTTCTCCACGCGCAATAAGTCTAATATTATTAGACGTTAAAACAGAGCCCACTGCTCTAGCTTTAATATGTCCGTTTACAGCAAGTTGTATCAAATATGAGCCATCTACATCTGGTGTAAAAGTGGCCGTAGAAGTGGCGCCGCCAGATAAAGATACCGAGGAACCATCAGGTATAGATATAAGTTTCCATGTCCATGATATAACGCCAGTATTATCCTCATTAGTTAAAGTTACCAACCCAGATGTATCTAGGTCTGTTCTGCTGCCGCTAACATAACCACCAGGTGGCGGGTTACCGGCCTGCGAAATTACTATAGATGCAGTTACCATCTCTTAAACCTCCGAATTATATGTCGAGCAATGTTCTCATTTGGCCCATAGTTACCGTTCTTGTGTCATTTTTAAACCCAGCCCTTTTTAGATATACCGATACAAGAATTTTTGTACTAAGCGCTGGACGTGATTCATAACCATCATCGAAAAGATTATCGAGGTATAAAGTCATTAGCGACGTAGCAGGGTCATAATACATTCCGACAATATCTTCTATTATACTACCAAAAGGTGCGTCAAAGCCGTTGGCTGTTGATTGTATACACGGAGCAATTTTAACTTTACCATCTGCAAAATCAGTCAACTGCACATATGTACCATCAGCGTATTTCATTGCATCAAAACCAGAAAACGTTTTTCCGTTTGAAGTTTCGGCCACAAAATTGTCAAACAATAGTATTCCTGTATAGCCATCGACAAAAGTTGCGTTACCATATGAATCCGTGATTGGAATATCTAACGACAAATGATTCATTTCGAAATCTACAGAATAATGTGTCCCGTCTGGGTTAAGTTGCAGCTCACCAATTACCAGATCTCCCGGCACAAAGAAATTATTTTTTCCACCATCACATGCCGCAACATCATCAGTAAAAGTGGTTGGCATTTCTCTTCTGGTGTCCTGTACAACTAACAAATCTGGTATCCATGTGGCGAAATAATCTATCTCCCAGGTCAAAACGCTATATGGCGCAGTAGAATACCCAGGACACGTAGCTGGGATATTCACGCTTGTAGTAAGCGGATCAAGTATGCTTTCGACTTTTATATTCAATCTTGGAAATGTAGACCCTGCCGGAAACGTTGAAATCTCTCTATTTACAAAAGATTGTATTAGTGCAGAGTCATCGGCCCCAACATAACCATCGTCATTTACATCAGCCCTGAGCAGTTGCAACACATCTAGCTCTCCGTCCGCAATTTCACCTTGGAAATATGCATCTGATGCACTTATTTTCTGATAACCAACCGGCAGTGTTATTAAATAAACATTATATTTGCTCAGCCAATCATCTATAAGTGTGTAATCGTTTGTGCCTATTTCGCCGTCACCGTTTGTATCGCCATAAGCATCGTCGACTTCAGTAGCACTTATAATCCTGTATTCTGTAGTACACCCAGCACTATCCGGTTTTATCGTAGAGCCCACCAAATTATTATTTAACAGATCCGCATCGGGGTTTAACATATTAAGCTCATTGCTAGTTACTAATCCAATCAAATCCATTGTGCCAGTGATGGAAGCAGGGTTGCCCCTGGCATTCTGATCTCTTGCACACGCCAGCATTACAGGAGATGGTTCTGACACCAAAAGGGATGAAAGCTGTGAAGAACTGTTAAGCGAAAACGACGGCATAGGAGTAATTCTAGAGTAAACATTATTGCCGGTTCTCTGATCTTGCACGGGGTCAGAAAACTCGTTTTGAGTCTCCATAATTACATAATTATATGCATCTCTTGTCACTGTATAATATGAATGGAACCCCTCTACATACGGCACTTCTGTGTTGGTATCGTCTTCTTTAATCTTTGGAACTTCCACTCCAACACCCTCATCATATCCAATGCCATCCGCCATTTTGACATAATCGCCATATATTGCAAACCACATATCACTGTCAGTCACATTTACCCATTGGATTCCGTCGTATACTATCATATATCCATGTGTCACCTGGTGGGGAACTTCTGCCAACACCAACGTGCCCACACTAGTGTCACCGGACCTGTGGACTGCTATAGCATAATATCTGTCGGTTTCAATTGCTGTCCGCAGCGGATCAGAGACGGGAGAGCCTGTAAACACAAAGTCAACAATTTGGTATGCATCATATCCATCTGTCAGCACAACTCCTTGTTTCTCTAAGTCATCACTATCCAGTGAAAGTTGTGTAATTATTGTTGGATTTGGATCAAAATCAACGGCATTATCTGGTACTGGGTCAGTCGGACATGACACATCAGTCTGCAGTTCATATATGGTCATAGTAATTGAGCCAGACCAGTTATAGGCATCGGCAGGAAGAACAGTAGTATCTTCCTTCACTGATAGCAAAATAGATACTTTTTGTATGTTAGACCCATTAGCCAGAAATTTCTGGCCAACCATCGTGCTCACATCATTAGGCGCTAACGATCTAGAGGCTGTTGCCAAAAATCCAATACCAAGGTCAGCAACAGATTTGTCGGCTCCAATGGCATCCTGTAGCATAGAGCTTACAGTGTCACCAACCTGTGCCGGCGAGAAACTATTAAAAAACCTGGTTGGTTGGTCCATTTGTGAGGCAATTATAGGATCTGGTGACACTTCTAGTGAACGAGCTTCGCGAACTACACACCTTCCGACCAGCTCTTCATATACATCTGATGACTCTCTTGCTGGGGCGCGGCTACCCCTCAGATTGCCGGAAAAGTCGTTAAATATGATGGAGCGCAGGTTATTATATCTACCTCTTGTTATTTGAGTGCCATTTTCATGGAATATTAAATCATCATGAATAAGGTTATCTCCAAATTCATCTCCTATGATAGACACTTTTGTAGATTCCGTTCCATCCAAATCTACACCTGTAAGCGTCACCGCAATTTGCACACCCTGTACCTCGTCGGATACACTTGTAAGGGATGAACCTATATAAACGTTTTGTCCGTCAAATGAATAAGCATCTAGTAACGCCTGTTGCTGTGAATTGAGCGAATCGGTGTCCAAAAATGTCGTATCAGCTAAAGAATGGTTAAGCACACCGCTGCCGAAAAAATTATTCACGGTCGCGGCATCTATGCCAATATTTCTACTTTGCTCATCATCCATATCATCTTCAGTAACGCTCAATCCATCAAACCAATTCACGCGTGGAACATCTACGTCTAGACGTCTGGTTGCCATGAGAAAATTCCTCCTATTTCGTAAAGCTCACAAAAGCTCTGGTGTGAGCCGGCTTTATCCTATTAATTAGTGCTTCAATCAAATCGTGCGCCAGTTGCGTATCTGCAAGGCTAAACGTATCGATAACTTCTACAAAAAAGTCGAATATGCCAGTAGTAGCATTTCTTATAGTGATTAGATTTTCTACTTCGGTCTGCGTAGTGTCAAAATCTAATAACAATCGTGTAAGCGCATCACTAACAACTGGTTGTGCTGTATCAGTATTACTTGTATATATTAAATCTCTTCCCAGTAGTTGACCTGGTCCTTCACCACCCAGATATGTAACTGTTCTTAACTCACTAGAAAATCTCATATTATCAATTCTTGCCAATGCCGAGTATTGACCCGCAAAATCAGCGCCAATATTAACCGTATTAAATGAATCAACAAGGTTAATGTCAGTCATAATGTTTCTAGCAGCCCGAGTCCCTACCTTGCTGGAGCCTAGCACGACAGAGTCACTGCTATACTGGGCAGTCCCGGTTTCCATTCCATCTACCAACATAATAAGTCTATCCTGATTATCTAAATTGTTCAGATCCCAACCCACGAAAACTCTATGCCACGTATTCTTTTTCCAGAATATCGGCACTGTAATCTGATATGTGATTCCGGAAGCAATTACGCGTAGTATTAAAGAATTAGCTGCATTTTTAAAAATGCTAAATCTATCTCCCTGACTGGTTATCGGCACAAATGTAACTGTAACATCACGGACATTTCCTGGAAGTGGCTGCCCAAGAGTGACAGTATTGCCATCTGCAGATAGGCTACCATTCGTGAAATAGTTGGTATCACTGCCCGTTATAGTTACAGAGCTTACTGATCTGGCCCTAGACGGTAGTGGTACTATCAACGCCGAAACTGCCGTCGCTGCAGCTTGCAAATCTGGTGACAAATCTACATAGTATCTAATTGTCGGGTCGTTATACCCGTCCAAAATTGGACTAATCCAAAATTCAATCGTGCCCTCATCATTGTTAAAAATGGATGCGTTATCATACTGTAGTGGCTGATTATAAATAAACACCCCAGATTGCTCAAAATTGCTATTAACGCTGTTTTCGCTTTGTCTGTACGAGCCAGAAAAACTGGACCAGAAATCAGCGCTATTTGTAACGTCATCATTGAAATGGAATAATCCGAGCGTTTGAGTTGTTTCCGTAAATTCCTCCACTACCAAAGAATCTGTTGTTATGGACCTTCCGGAACTTGGTGCAGATTCCCCAAGGCCAGTGTCAACCGACAGCTCATCTAATATACGCATCTCGTCTATAACTGCGTTTGCCTGGTTTTCTCCATTCATGTCAGAGCCGACATATATTTTATCTGGGATTTGATCCCACGGAATAATCAGAAATGCAGGGTGGTCTACCTCGTACCAACAACTTCTAAGCAAAAATGGATCTCCGCCTGTGCCAACAGTCTCAAAAGTGAGCAGTCCGTTGGCAAAACCACTGTCACCATAGGAAGTGGTAAGTAGCCGCCATTGAATGCTAGAATATCCATCCCCCCACGTTGTGTCCAAAATTACCGTATCTGAGTCTTTTACTGTGCCAGATGGATCTAGTGGGACATCTTGTACTGTGTATACACCAGCAATAGAACCAGGCGAATCTATATTGAAAGTTTTACCAATATCTTCTTCCCCAAATCTAGCAGAAACGTCTCTTACCCTGCCAGTTCCTACTGTGGCGGTGCCGTTAATGCCATTCTGCTCCCGTACTGACAGATGTATTTCTGCATAATAGCCATCATTTTCTTGCCAATTTATAGGGACGGCTTCTCGAATTTCAACGCTTCCGGCATCTCTGCTAGAATCTATAGGTGTAAATGATGCTATAATATCTGTAATTTCTGTGAAATAACCGGTAGTTGTTTGTTTACCAGTAGATGTAAAGGTTATAGTTTCTAAGCCATAGCCATCTGACGTTGATCCGATAATAAATATCCGATTGAGTCCAGAGAAACTAATATTATCCCCAGACAATGTTGCCGTAAGTCTTCTGCCAGTTATGGTATTAGATGGTTGACAAAACTCCAGGTTTGACGTCAACACAGGTACTATGTGTCCACCCACTATAGTCGCTATCAGAGCGAATGTGCCCAAACCAACAGATGTTCGCCTAGTTATTAAATTGGTGACATTAATTTTAGAAATAGCTGTTGGCGGAGGTGTCACAACATTTAGCAAATTTGTCAATCTGTCTGGCCAAACATACGCATAATTGATGCATCGTTGGATGTTTAGACCATAAGTTTTCAACACTACGCTCGAACCTACGGCCAAACCGTTATAAATATTAACTATATCGTTGTATCCATCTTCTGTAAATCCGTAATCCGGAGTTAGCGTTGATGGCGAATAAAGCTCTGTTTCAAGTCCGCCAGTGTCTAACTCAAATACTCTTATTCTTTCTATTTCGGGGTCACTTACTGTTTCTAAAGTAAGCGGGTTCACAGAAAATCTTACATCGTCTAAAGTTGAAACCGCATTGTATGGTGTCCCAGACCCTGGTGGGCCCGTCTCCAGTTGCAGAGATGTTGGGCTCGGTATGGATCTCACATAAACATACGGCGATGTTTGTGTGGCAACGCCATCAGCAGTACTATCTAGAATCAAAAATCTGCTACCAACCGTCACCGAACTGAAATCCGAACCAACAGATGATACAATATCAGACCCAGATGTGGTGGAAAGATCAATGCCACCTATTGTTGGGCTGGATACAGAGCTAATTAGAATTTCTGAAGCCTCATCCATATATAGTGTCGAGCTACCCGGCACGCTTAAATAACCACTAAATCTATATGTATTAGGAACTTCTTCGCCATCCACAAATAAGTGTAACTCGTCTTTCATTTCTATAGTGCCTATTTTCCATGACGTTGCAATGTGGTGAGTTTCGTTAAGACCCCAATCATTAATGTTGTGACTTAACATTTTGACGCGGCCAATGCCGTCATAAACTCTATAACGAAGAAACCCCTTGCCATCTTTGTACAATGACATACGACACCTGTTCGCTAAATATCCGGTATCAAAGAAATAATGTATATCGTCCGATGTAAAATCTATTCCATCAAACCCTGCAATATCTCCATTATACGCGTCATAGGCATCAAACGCCATGTTAAGTGAATCATATCCGTCTACGACAAAACTAAATCTGATAGTTTCGTTTGTCGATCTTAGAGAATCGTTTATTTCATTTATCTCATAGCCGTCATATCCATCGTAACCATCTGCAGTACTAGCAACTTTTACGTCATGGAACTCGCCTGAAGTTGTAATCCTGCCAGAAAACAAACGGCTTTCAGATATGGGAGCCCTATTACGCATGCGCCATTTGCTTGCTGACGTGTCAAACCAAATGAAATATCCAGTTGCTGAATGTAAATTGCTGGGTCTACCCAGCACGCTTGGGTCAGTGCTATCCAACGAGAACGGAATCTCTGTTGGGTTAGCGGCGTCTGCTCCGATAAATATATTATTGAGGCGCTCTTGTCCATCAAAAAGTATATCAAATGTCAGAGTAGCATCATTATCTATCCCCTTCCACTCTGGGGTTACAAAAGCCTCCCACGTACCCTCGCGGAAACTTATATTAGAATTAGCTGGAATTGTAGCCGTTTGTCCCGCTTTGTTTAGCAGCAAACCGTTGCCAAACTTGCCAGGAGCATAGGTCGGCAAATCATCGTCGCTATCAGCAGATAATTCCATTTCCATTAAGTGTAGAGAATCTCTGCCCAAAATCCACTCTAAGAAAACAGATTCGGTAATGTTGGGGGTTATCTGTGTAAAAGCCTCGACCAACAATTCTATAGCCGGAATTGTTGGCCCTTTAATAAATGATTGGAGTGAGCCAGATACAGCATTACGATAAGTTTCTCTATCTAATGCATCTGGTATGGTAGCTAGCTCTTCCAGACTGGTTAAAACCCCAAAATTATCCACCAATGGTTGCCTCAGCGCACCATATCTATAGGTCACATAATATTCAGTACCAGAACTCAGGGAATCTGAGATACTCCAATCCAATACATTATCCCCATATTCGTAGCTAATTAATATTTCATCAGTAGTATACGTATAATCTATAAACATCTCGCCTGTAATATAGTCTACCAATACGGACGCGCCGGGGCGTAAAGCTACCTTATATGTGGCTTCCACCAAACTGCCAGCGATACCAGACCCTGTCGGCAAATAAATCCTATTAGTTACAGCATCAATGTATCCGTCGGCGCCTTGCGAATAGTAATTGGTCGTATCATCTAGAGGATTCACACTAATGGCTGAAACCAATGTTGCTAGGCCTGCAGCAAACATTGTTGATATTCTTTCGGCTTCCACATATTCTCTAGACCCGGCAGTTTTCACCAACAAGCCGGATCCGTAATTATCATCCGTAATTGCCACACCATATTCATCCAATGTAACTACAGTTGGAGTGCCAGAAGAAACAACAGCACTTTCTGCAAAATCTATCGGATCACATCTGGTTTGCAAATCTGTAACCTGATAGACATGCGACAATCTGAATATATCTGAACTTACCGTTATAGTTGAAGTGCTAGAAACGTCAATAGTGGCGCCATCTACAGTGCGCTCACCCACATGAGACAGATTTGTAATATCTACCGTGGTATCACTAACCGTACCAACAGTCATAGTTTCGGTGTTTGCAGCTGTCACACTTGCGCTTCTATACACATCGTCGACACGGATAATATGGTCGTTTCTGGTTTTAATTTTGCCGCGACGATATGATGCATCACCAACAGCTGTGCTGGATCCAGAAGTGGCAGCTACATATACAATACCAGACTCATAATTAACCATATAATCGCCAACGTTCTGCAGTCTCGCTAAATTTTCGTTTACGGTGTCGTTTGGGTCATAAAAGAACTCATCTTCGAATATCGTGGTGTCAGAAAACGTTAAAGAGCTGTTAAAACTTGCCCCGATAAAACTACCAGATGCGGACATAATATCTGAATCAGTAAATAGTATCCTAAAAGCAACAAATGCTTTACCAGCTATGGTAAGTTCATCTGTAACTACCAATTGCGATTGAATTACTTGATCAAACTCGACTCTTTCACGAGAGACATCTACAGTGTTTGGTGGGCTCACAGAAGAAAAATATACCTCATTTCCATTTATCCTTGTGGTAGTATAGATTTCGCCGGTTGTTTCATTAAATATTCTAAACACTTCTCTTACAGGGCTATAAGTAGTTTTCAATCCTATTGTATCAATTAAATTGTTATTAACTCTCTCATCAATAACCTCGATGTGGGAAGAAAATTCAAAATCTGAGCCATCTGCAAACGTATCTTCATATTCAAATGCAACAGTTCCGGGACCATCTCGAAGGTCTCTGCCTGGCAGTGATGCTATTTCATTTATGTCTGAGAAAAATCTATAATCCAAACCTTCTTGAAAAACTTTTTTATATTTATAAGATGCTACCGGCGGCGTTACAGTTGTACCATCTACGCCACTGCCGTCTACTCCAAAGACTATAACCTGACCTGTTGAGTAGTTTACTGAGTATTCGCCTGGCGCCTTAGGTAAGTTTGATGTGTTGTAAATTAGTTCTGTTGTAAAGGCAGCATGCTTTTTTGTTGGATCAAAATTCTGTCCGGGATCAAGCCAGGTAACGCCGTTCAAAGTTGGGATGTCACCAGCACTATTAATGATTGGCGCGTTGCCAAGTGTAAATGCCACTGATACAGCGGGTACTGATTCCCTTACAATATCAACCGGAGTGTATACCTCTACAGTGTCTGACTCTACAATCCTACCTTCCCTTTTATAGTAATACGATGCAGTAATTGTATCGCTGCCTTGTGGGAATGGGAATGTTGGTCCAACAGCCGCGCTACTTAATCTAATTTGATTATCATCGAGATCTATAGCTTGATATGAGTTATCTGTATCATATTTACTTTCTTTTACACCATATTTATAGGCGCTAATATCATATGTATATGTAGTTGTATCTCTAGTTAAAGTAAGAGATGTTAGCTGAATAACAGGACTTTTTGACAAACTAATATCTAACCCAACAAAACTGTTCGCATCATTAGATGTGTTTGACACCTCTTCGTCTTCAACCAATACCCTTTGTAAACTAACAGGATCAGACGGAAATTCGGCAAAAGATATGGAGGCTGCAGCAGATGCTCCGGTGGACGTGGAACCAACCCTTAACACTTGAAAAACACTCTCATTGGCAAACCTGTCAAATGGGCCTTCTCCTCTCGTCAATATTTCGTCTGCTACTTCAATGGAGACATAATTAGCGCTTCGCACTTCACCGGCGATTTGCCCGTTAACTAAAATCTCTTTCGCTCCGGCGTCGATTGTATCAAAAATTAACGTCCCCTCATCAGTGTTGTAAATGCCATTATTAAGCTCTCCAAGAATATCATCTCTAACAACATTTTCTTCTTGCTGTCCAACAAAAAATACAACATTTGTGGCACCATCCTCAAGAAATGGTTGCCCATGCACGCCAGTGACTGTTTGAGAAGACGTAGACCGCACAGTAAGTTTATAATGCGCCCTTGGTATAAGTGGCCTGACACTAATACTTAAGATGTTTGTAGATACAGATACTGATAAAATGGTTGCATCACTGGTGCCACCGCTAGCACCCTCGATTGTTATGTTGTTAATTCCTATACCAGAATCCAAAGGGTAGTTAAAAGACAACTCTAATAAAGTGCTACTTTTAACCGCCAGTCTTTGAATGCGCAGGTTATTAGCCATTAACGTTCCTCCACAGTAACGGTAACCGTTCCGGCCGCCAGATATTCACTTTTTTGCGCAGTTACACTGAGTACAGTTCCTAAAACACCAGTTTTGTTAAACCTGGTGATTCTTATCCTATCCAATCCGGCCACATTATATGCGTTAGCAGAAATGTCAGATTTATCTAGCGTTGTTCCAAGCGCCGACGCATTTAGCGTAGCAGAAATGTTGTTTGTAACATCTTGTTGTACCGTTGTTTCTTTGTTACTAAAACTGTCTAATACAATAATAACGGCCTCTACGTCCAGCTCTATTTTTGTGGCCGCTTTGCTTAGAACATCGGCAGTAATGGGGCGGCCATTTTCTACAGCTTGTGTTGCATCTACAATTAATTTATTGTATTCGAAATTTATTGTAATTCTCTCATTTTCTTTCGGGGCTGTATAATCATAATCGACAAGGTATGTTATATTGGGTAGTGGCTGGTTAAAAGAATCTATTAAGACTCTGCCGCTGACGGTGCCGCTAGAATTTTGGAAGCCGGCTATTCTACTAATCGAAGACACAGCCCCAAATCTTTTATCTGTGATAGCCGTGCCATTTCGCGAGTAAAATAAATCCTCTGAATCATTTTGTTTGGCATAATAGAAAGTAGCACGTAGAATCGTACCTGTACGAATCGGACTGCCGGTATTAGTCTCCGTTGATGTTAAAAGCGCCCTTGTTGCCAATAGAGCGGTTTGTTCTATAGCATTGGCCCGATCCCATCGAGAATTCTTAATTGCATAGTTGGTAAGATCGTAGTCTGTGACAACAGTCTGCACCTCATTTGAAGTAGATAATGTTACCTCTTCTAGTGACACAATCCTGGCTATATATATTGTGCTAGGAATGATGGCGCTAGTTGACAAGCCTTCTGAAACTCTAATTGGAACTGAGAAATCCAAATTTGTTGACGTCGAAGTAAATACGGCATCTGTAACCTTATTAATTGTTGTACCGACAATCCTAAGCGTACCGCTATCCGGTATGCTAGAGGTAGTTACACTCAGATTGCTAGGCGACCTTCTCTGATTTGTTACTACCGTACTACCCGAATAGGTGTTCTGTACCGGCTGGTAACCACCAACGTCAAGAAAAGAATTAAATCCATCAGTTGACACAGGAAGCGCCGATATGTTGGTAGTTGGCATTATATTAAGGAAATCTGCTACATAATTGACTCTTACACTTGTCCCAGTCGACACGACGGTATAAGGATTGAGGGTGATAACATTGTTCAAGGCGGTAGCAACATCATATCCATCTACATCTGAAATATCTACCAAATTATATATCACAGTAGCAGAATCCCCAGACTCCGCTATGGTGTCGGTTGGCAAAGTAATTACCAAATTTGAATAACTGCCATCGCCTGCGCTTGTATTATAAATTTCAGGATTTCCAGATAGTGTCGTATCTGTGATGCTGTGTATGTTGCTCACAGCCTTTGACACTGTCATGGTGCTCTGAGAACTTACTACAGCCACTTCCGTTTCATAGGTATTAACGGAAAGTATACGACTAATCGGATATGTAGTAGTGACTGTCAGATTATTGTACGAATCTAGCACCGCCGTTGTAATTTCGTCTCTAATGTAGTTTGAGAATCCCCACTCTACCGAATCTTGTGCTTCATCTAGCGTATCTCTTGGGTCAAAATTATCGAAGTCAACATATTGGTCATGTGGAAAAACCCAAATATAGTCAACCTGTAATATATCACTAGCCGTTGGCAGTGTTCTGCCACTAATTTGAACCCGTCCAGTAGTATTTGTGCTACCAGAACCATCTGGATTCTGATCGATAATTGTATACCTCTCGCCAGTCGTTAGATTAAAAACTCTGGTTACAGTTTTAACAGGCGTGTGGCTGACAGTTATATAACTTCTGTTAGAGGCTGAAACAGACGAATTTTCATTGGTAACCTGGACCTCTTGGTCTATAGCTCCAACTTTTAATATATCTGTAAAAGTAAGTTCGTCAATGCTATTATATTCTCCTTTTACAGCCGACTCTCCTTCTAGTTCTATTCGATCAGAAGTCCATACAAATTTGTCTAAACCAAATGGGCTACCACCAGCTGCGCCAGTATCTTTAACTAATGCATAATTCCCTTGTAGGTTTCCTGCCGAGTCAGTATATTGTTCTACAAAATTAGGACCAGAGGAACTGCCACTAACTGATACTATATTAGACACCGGTTGTGTTGGTATCTCTGCACCCTCAGACAAGGTTGCTACCCTTCTAGAATTTAGTGTTAAACTAGTATCAGCAGTCAAGCTGCTTTGACCCATAATAAAATCATTATTGGAATCCGTAGGGTCTCCTCTGCCACTTAAGTCATTGAAGACGAAGCTATCTGTAGCAGATTGCAGGTTTTCTCCCATGATATAGATATCAACCCTACCTCCTGTTCCGGGTTCTGATACAGTCACAGTCCCATTAGAATCTACAACAGTAACCGTGCCATCCCTTGTCATCAATGGATCACCGGGCTCAACTACCAGGGCATCTATAGAACTAGCAAGATTCAATACTATACTTCTATAACCAACAGCTGTACCTACGTTTGTGCCAGCAAATGCTGCGAGAATACGCGACCTTAGCGCAGCGTCACTTTCTAAATTTGAACCGCCAGTAAATGAAGATAAGTTTGTAACATTATTAGCATCACTCGCATTTGTAAGTGTAATAGAATAAGAAGCAATGTTGCCGATTGAACCAGCGCTGTTTGCTTCCACAGAAGCTTCTACAGCAAATTCATCTGTAATACCAGCCGTATTTAACCGATCGCGCAGTCGTGTGGCGGTGGCGCGCAATGAATTTGCTTGGGAGGTGGTTATGTTGATTGCGGAAACAGTTGAAAATGGAAGGCCGTTTGCTGTCCTCACCAAAGTGCCGGCAGAAATGGTAATATCTGAGTCTATGTTTTTGAATGTAAAAACAACAGTTCCTATTGCTTTCGTTCCGCTTTGTCTAGTAACACCATAGTTGGATGCATAGTTTGTGAGGTCTTGCCCAGTAACATTAGAAATCGATTGTAATGCGGCAATTTCTCTAAGTGCCTCATAGATTTCTGACACTTGTTGTGCCTGCAGATCAATCATAAGATCTCTGGCCACCGTTGCAGGTTTGGTATCCAAACTAGGCTGTGTTAACCTAAGTTGTTGCACCATGTCAAGGACAATGTTATCAAAGCTTTTAAAAGTTACCATGTGTTATACCACCCTCAAGCTAAAAGTCTCTTCCACAAGTGTTAGTTTTCTGGTCAAAACCGACACCGTGATTTCCCATTCTCTTGGATCTACTGGGTCTCTGGCCGCCGTTATGTTTTTAATAGCAGCGATGGTTTCTCCGGCAGAAACATACTGTGTGCGTGCCTGTACCTTCTGTAAAGCTATTAAATTACTTAAAGTATTGTATATCGCTCTTTCTATTTCTGCTTCTGTTTGTGATGCCGATAAAATATTTCCAACAACTCGCGCGCTTATCATGCTACCATACCATCTAAAAAACTTATTAGAGCCCAATGGTGTCAGTATCCCTTTTACAACATCCTGCGCTAATTTATTATTATCGTGAACAGTCTGTAATGATCCGTCGGGATTTAAATTCAAATTGTTATTTTCAATTTTTAAATCAAATGACATTTTCAAAAATTAATTACTCGGAATAATTAACGCTCCTTTTAGTTGATTTAGCTTTTCTTCTATTGGCGCGACTGGTTACGCTTGTTTTAGTTTTCCTGTCTACCACTATAGCAATATTTGTTTTCAACAAGGTATATAGATCGTCAACAACAAGACCAAGATTTGCTACAGCTGTGATAGTATCTGTCGGCGACCCTACGGATTCCAGTGCCCTCTTCAGAATGTCATCATTTTCCATTTCTTTGAGAGTCTTGGAATCTAAAAGTCCCAGCAAGTCTTTGTCAGTTATCAAAAATAATGCTGTCATAGTAATAATCACATCTGGAATCGATAGCCCAGTAAACTCACCGGTCATCATTTCTAACTCAATTCTTAATTTATCTAGCTCTGCTGCCTTTTTCTTCTTTGTTCTGTTAAGGTTGGACAAGTTTTTCTTAAACTGAGTAAGGTCATTATTCATTATTTCAGTGAACGGCCTGTTAAGTGCACTGGTTGCAGTATTTTTAGTTGCCGCAACTTTCGGTGTAATGGCCGAGGACCTAGCCACATCATCTGAGGTAAGTAAACTTAAATATGATTCCTCAACTGCTATTTTTTCTGACTCATGCCTGATCTTTTTACTTAATGTAGAATCATTACTCAGTGTCGTTGAAATACTTGCTCTCCTGGCAAACGGACTTGATTTTGCAGACGATGTTTTGATAAGGATATTAGATTCTATTTCGCTTGCCAAGCGCGTTTGTTTTCTTTTAATATTTACCCACTTATTGGCTAACAGTTGAAGTGCTCCGAGCAACTTACTTAAAATAAAATCCTCTCGCACATCCGTTTCGCTAAATGCTTTCTTATAGTTAGAAAACACTTGATCAAATATGTCATCGCCGTCTTTATCTCGGCCTAGCGCCGCTTTGATAGAATTCTGAAAATCACTTACCTTTTCTCTGTTGGCCGCATCACCTCCCCCTCCAGCTTCAACCAACCGTATGCGTATGACAGTTTCGATAAATGGTTTGGGCAATATCGTATCTGAATCAATTTTGTCATCATCTTTTTCCGATAAAAACGGTCTTGCTAGTTCATTTCTGCGTGGCAACACTCCGTCAGCCAAACGTACAGTCATAAGTGGTTTTAATTTCTTCTGAACTATACGCCCGCTTTCGCCAACCATGCCAACTACATTAGCCTGTAAAGGTATGGGAGTCTTTAGGGCCTCTAACATATCGTCATTCATTTTTTGTGTGCCAATATTATTTTCTATTTTAAGTAGGTATGACTCTCTGCTTTGTGCTTCCTTGCTGATCTCTACTTTTGTACTGTTTACAATATTGTATACTGAATCTAATGTCGGACTTACAGTTCTAGAAAATCCTGGGGTCAGTATTTGCTCGCCGGAAAACCCTTCGGCCTTTACCTTTGCATTGCGCTCGTTTTTCGGTTTTACTTCTACGAACATTGGCAAGCCAATAAGTCTAAAAAACGCATTAACTCTAGACTCTATGTATGTTTGTACCTGCCCTTCAGTTTTATCATCTGATGTTTTACTAAAAGCCCTGACAGCATCCACTTCATATAAGATACTTTTAGCAAAAGCAATGACATCAAAATTTGCCCGTGAGTCTTTATTAGAAATATCTGACATGTATTACTCCGTTTTACCTACGCCAAGCGGTTCTGGGGTGTCACCCTCAATGGCTGGTACTCTCTGTACCTCGGGTGCTACGAATTCAACTTCTACTATGCGCTTTACTAAAGTTGAACCGTTAAAATCAGCGACGTCTTTACCACCAACCTGTGCGCTAAGCTTCACCGTAGTTGGTTTATAACTGGTTAAGGTTGCCACAAAATCACCAGTAGAGTCACCATTCTCGTCAAGCACCTCTTGTGTCGACGATAATACTCCTACATCGCTAAAGATTGTTGCCTCTATAATACCAACTGGCAATGTCTGCGCCAATTTATTCCCATTAATATCATATGGTATTAAAGTAACATCAACATATTCGCCGACCACCTGAATGAGCGGCTCTGCTTCTAAAGTAGAGTTTTCTGGGTCGAAAATTCTAGGGTATATATCTTCTACGTAATCGGTAAGCTCAGATGTGAAATTTTCCATAGGTCCAGCAATACAACTTTGTAAAGCTGCTGCACCCGACGCAATAGAATCATAATTATCTAATACGTAGTCTGTGGTCACATCTTCTGGACCAACAGCAGCTAAACATGTATCCAACTCAGATAACAACAAATCGAAATCTGGCAACTCTGGAAGCGTGAGATTACTTGCGTCAGGAAATCTATTATTAAATGCATCTAAGGTTGCCTTAATAGCTGGGTGGCATCCAGCACCAATTACGTTATGTCTTATAAGTTCATTATGGTTTATTTCAAGATCAAATGTTTTATTAGATCCAGCAGAAGGAGTTGCTGGCAACAATTTCCAGTCTAGATGGTTTGCTGGGTTAGCCCCGCCGCTATAGCGCCAGTAATCATCTGATCTTCTTAAGCGCACATTATTGCTATCATATACTTCTTCAATGCGCCATGTTCCATTATTAGCCGTTGCGAAAGAAGCGTTCGTTCTGTCTATTAATTCTACATAGCGGGTGCCTGCATACGATGGTAAAAATGTTTGCGTATCAACACCAAAGCGTATATCCAAGGGGTCAACAAAAGAAACCCCAGAAACCATACCAGATAAGTAACCGTCTGTTTCGTATGGTTGGTTAATAAAAGATAATGTAGCAGTACCGCTAGAATTTATGCCAGTCATAGCGTATGCTGTTCCATCTACAGTTATAACATATGGAAGATCATCTTCATCTTCAATTTCACTGTAGTTCAACCCCCTTGGGAAAAAGCCACGCAGATCCAGAAAATTGGATTTTTTAGAGTTCGAATAAAATCTGATTATGTAACTGCTGGAACTTATATAGCTCAAAGAAAGCACACCATCAGTACCAGTAATGTTTGACTCTCTAAGCGTATCATTACATTGATCATCTGCACACCCTTCACATGAGCCACCTGAACCGCCACATGGGATTCCTATTCCAGCGTCTAAAAACAACTTGATCATGGCCCATATTGCAGATAGCGCCTCAAAGATCCCCAACACACTATATAGTTCTTTAATCAATGTCGCAATTTTGAACGATATGGCCGCTATTCCTTGTGCATTGTTGTCGTCTATGGATCTGATTAAACCTTCAACGTTCTGTATAATTTCTTGTATCAGTGGAACAATGACTGTAAGTATATATTCCAAAATTGCCAAGATAATTTTTAGTATACAAATAATCTTGGCAGGTATGGCAAATTGCGGGAATATGAGAATAAAATCTGGTAAACATGTTCCAAACAATCTAATTAAAGCAGATATAACAGAAAACGGATTCATTAAGGCGCATAGCACGTCAATAATACATGCTATCATTTTTAACACCACCGTTATAATACCAAACCCAGCTGTGAAGATAGTTAAAAACCTAGCGTGATCTGCGATAATATCTGCCAAGTCGACTGTAGCACTCGGCAGTGAAGATGGTCGTATTTGTGCGCCAGCGGTACATACGCACTTTAATTTATCCAATAACTCTGGATATGTTAAAGGCCGAGCGCCAGTAGACGGTAATAGTGGTACAACGGGCAGGTTTGGTGCCGCCATATTCTCTCCTTACGGTATTAGTTGTCTTGTGGACCGGTTTAAATACCTGGGGTTTTGTTCATAAAATTGGATAGCTTCGCCATCTATAATAACAATGCCGGTCTCACTCTTGAAAGTCATGTTTGCTTTGCTAACAAAATTCATAACACCGGCAGATTCTATTGTAACGCCCGTGTCATCTATAATAACCAAATGATCATCTCCCTGCTGATCAGGGCCCGTTCCTGCAGCATTTGCTCTTCTAACTCGTATAACAATCTTACCGCCACGGAACCTAGTTTGATCAAGTGGTAGTGCCGCGATTCTATTATCTCCACGACCTACAAATCTGGTATCCACTTCGTCGTTGCTAGATTCTCCAATAAAATCATATCCCCCAACTTCCACAGCTATAGTTCCATCAGTATGTATAATAGCACTTCTTCCCGATCTGTCTCTGCCAAGTCTAGCTACCAGGGCACCGGCAGTATCCAAAGTCCATGATATTCTGTCGATAGTGTTGGCACCTATTGATGTCTCAAAACTTCCATCAAGATTAAGATGAACACTGCGGCCACCAGCATTTGGTTGGTTTTTCACAAGCCCTGTTTTCTCGTCCCTAACTGCTTTAGATGTTTCAGCTTTTGGAATCGACCGGTTGATAGGGCTAGCTACAGCTGGTATGTCGCTTTCCACTGGGGTAGATTCATTATTTATAACGTCTGATGCTATTGTAGATGAATTTTTATTAATACTTTCATTAAGTAGTGCTTTAGCGGTCTGTGTTATGTCGTGAAATGCTGTTCCTGATTGTATCTCTAAATCCAGAACTTGCTGTTCACTATCTGTCCAACTGGTATCCCATCCAGCTAATCTGTTATCTGGACCATAGGGCTCTAGCTCAATTCCGCCTGGGCCGAACTGATCTAGAAATATGTCCCGGTTCGCCTCGTTTCTAAATATTTTTTGAGCGTCTTCAACACCTCTTGCTTTGCCTGTTGGTTTGCCGCTACTATCAACTTCTATTACACTAGAATTTTCATATCTAGTCAACAATGGCACATTGCCAGTTTCTGAACTTGCAGGTATGTTAATTTTTGTTAGGCCTTCCTTATCTACATCGACGAACCATTTGCTTCTATCTCTGGCATTGTTTGCGGCGGATAAAATATCTGGAACATCTGTGAGCAAAATTGGCTTTTTTGTGCTAACAACCGCTTCTCTATACGCCCAACCCTTGCGTACATTTATTTCTTTATGATAGGCAATTGTGTGCCTATTTTTTTCTACAGTATCTAGTAATAGTTCTTTGGCAGTCTTTCCGCTCGGAGTGCCGATAATGTTTCGATTAATATCTACAGGGTTACCAAACAGATCCACAACCGTCCCTTTAATTTCTTCAATCAGCTCGTTTGGATTTGCCAATGACAATCCAAGGGCATTACTTCGATATTCTGACCTATCTTCAAAGTCATTAAGTGCTTTAAGAGGCTGCTGAAATCTGGCTAATTCTTCGTCAAATGTCCCTACATTCCATTTCCTACCAGATTCTAATAATATGTTTCTTTCTTCAACAAATGCTGGATTTCTAAAATTTTTGTTTTGGATGCTGCCACTACCACTTGCGCCAGTTTCTTCAGTGTTTCTAGAAACATATGCTACTTTTCTGCTGTAATCCCAGCCAATTTCCTCAAGTATGGCCTCGGATTCGATATCCGTTAGAAAATCTGAGTAATCTTCTTCGTTGTCTTCCATTCTAACGTCACGCCTAACAATACCTTTTACTTCGAGTCCAGCGTGCGAGACATTATATGAAACTGGAGGAGACGTATGTATAAGACACCTAGTACTATCGTCTCTCCCACTATATATAAACCCCTCTTCATACTCGTTTTCTAGATAAATGGACTCATCATTAGCAAACACAAGCAGGCCTCCAGATGGACCCTGCAAAACTATTTCCCCTTCGCCAATAACTGGGAATCCAACATCATCGTAGTGTGCTTCTGGAATATCAGATACATCGTCGTCATAGTAGGCCCTAATTGGGATGATATGTACTGGAATCCATCTCTGATAAGATGCCATCGCTAATGCCACAACAGTGCCAACTTTTATCCCTATGAAGATACCACTACCACCCTTATTGGCTGTTGGATGTGGTATGGGAATAACTGGCCCAATCTCTTGACCTTCATCTAACCATCTTGTGAACGCAACGCCATCTTCATAATTTACGCTCGTTATTTCTGCCAGACGAATAACGCTTGTCACATGTTTACGTGTCATTAGTCTTTCCAACCTCCAGTTGGCGGCTCCCGCAAACGTATTTCTATTACGCTGTTTAACGTATTATCCAGCGCAATGGATTTTTGATTAGCAGTAATGCCTTTGTTTATTAGATCTTGTTCAGCAGGCGTTAATTGCGCTTTCTCAGAACACTGATCAATAGTTTGAACCTTTACCAGTTTCTCTGGAATGGCATAATTTTTAGGGTCTTCGTCTATTTTGGAAGTTCTATTTGTTACGTTTAGCTGTGACACACCACCAACAGCCCCGATTCCATCTTGCGGTTCAATAGGTGAATAGGGGTTTGCGAACCAACTTTTTACAATGTGGGCCCTCGCTTCTCCAAGTTTTTTATTACGTCCAAACGACATGATATAAATTCTTGCACTAATGAGTGGATTTTTCTCATCTATGTTCTTATCTGCTCGCGCAGTTAATGAAGCATTAACAAGCTCCATAAAATTCTTTACACCGTATGCACCCTCCAATAGATCGACACTACTAGAATTTTTCCTGAATTGTATGGTACCCAACAGCACGTCGGAACCCGGTCTATCCCGTCTAATTCTATAGGCGCCTTGCGTTCTACCTTTTGCAGTTAGATTTTTTCCTATAATGTCCAAGGGTGTTGGTATATATTCTCCGGGCGGGTGTCCATAAACCAATTTTAGTGTTGTTTTAAGACCTCCAGTATATGAGAACTCATGTTGTACGGCATCTACATAATAAAGCATTTCCCTGTGCGTTACATATACTACATCTCCGAGTTGATAATATTCGTTGCCCATCACAGTTATTGTACCTGTAACAATATTTTTCCTCTGTCTAGACAGCAACATAACTGCGTATGGTGCGCATTGTGCTTCTGCACTCCACAAAAATGGTTTATCAAAAGCCTGCTCGCCGCGCCAACCATATTGTCGCCACATGTCAAAATCAACACCGAATGCGGTATATACTGGCACTCCTGCCAAATTACCACCACCTTCTCCCACTATTGGCTCCGTACCAGTAACCGTTACATTTGTGAGTGCAGGCGGTTTTTCTTCAAAAGTAGATGCAATGATATGCTCGTCTTTAATGATAAATCTGCTTCCAGACATATGACCAAGTATATGTTTTGAATCTTCTTCAATTAGTTTTGAGAACATATCAGATTCTTTGAAGGCCGAGGTGCTCAAAAAATTAGCAGCGGACACCTTAAATGTTCCATCTTCATTTACGTATCCAATTTCAATGTTTTGTTCTAATACTCTTTTAAGGGTTTTTAGCAATTTGGCTCTTCTACTTATCAGCTCCCCGATATCAGAAATAATTCGTGCAATATCACTTGCCGGTGTGCTTTGACCATTTCTTACGGCTCCGACTTTTGCTTTATCAAATTCGTCGAAACTTTGTGGCCTTTTGCCTGTTAATTTAACAAGCGCATTTCTTGCTTTTTTATATGCTTCTTGGCTTGCTTCAGTCGCCAAAGTGCTCAAAGCGTCATCAGATACGGATCCCTCTCTGTTTAGATATGTGGCTTGTAAATTCTTTTGACCCGTTGCGGTGAAAGTGCCACCGTTAACATCGATTACTGATGCAGCAGCAGCCTCTTTAATACGAGCCTGCAGCGCCTTCTTATCGGGCGGCTCTTTAATAGAACTCCTCTCTGCAGCAGCTTTCTTTAGTTTATCAACCTGTTCAGTGATAAATATGATGCCACCATCTACTCTATAGCCTCCGGCAGATGTAAGACTAGACGTGAGGTCTTGCACCTCTTTAAGTGTCTTTTTCCCAAGCAACGCTGCTTTAAGACGTATCTCCCACTCTAATACAATAATGTCGTTAGTTAGACTTTGCTCTCTGCTTTGGTACAAACTGGCAAGAAAATCCGGAAAAATTTTAATTCCAGATGTTTTACTTAATGTAACCATCTGATTGAATACAGAGACTGGAGTTCTATTATATTGTGGTGGCCTAAATTCAATATGACCCTGACTATTACAGAACAACTCGAAGTTCAATATCTTTGCCACTTCTTGACACATTTGATATACCGACATATAAGTAGATTTCCAAAAGCTTGGAGCCTGCTCTTTTAGTTTCAATATAAAGGATTGTATATCGTAATCTTTGTCGTATTCATCCGAAACGATCAGAAAATTCGTGTCCCGGCCGTTTACTATTTGCTCTCTCCTTCTCAAGGACGCATGTGTAAGTCTATCAGAAAACAACTTAAAATTGTCTGCGCCGCCAGTTAAATCAAATGAAATATCGTTGCCGGCCACCTCTAGTACGCCGCCCTTTAGCCATTCGGCACTTTCCTTAAAGCCCATAATTTCATTTTCAAGTTCATCCAAAGTTCTACTAGTTTCACCAAATTTCTTATCTAAAGCATCCATAAGTCGCTGGTCTGCCTGCTTCATTTCTTTTAGTTGAGAAATTTTGTCTGAACTAGCTGCTAATTGAGTGCGTAATTGAGACAGTCTAGAAGATCTGTCGGTTAATTGTTGTTGTAGGTTTATTGCTTTTGCCAATGCGGCCGGGCTGCTGGTGAGAGTTTTAAATGGTACAAAACCGCCATGCACAAAATTAAGGGACCTTTGCACGTCCAAAAAGGTATGAAAATAATGTTTCGTGCTATTCAGGGTCGTATCTATGTTAAACGACCCATTATTAATCGCGGATTGCACAAATTTTGCAGGATCATACGGAAATCCTGTAACTAACAGGCTGATAATATTAGCCGCATCAAGGTTGTCAAACGGAGTGTTAGATGCGAAGAAGCCCACATCTCTTCTTAACTGTTTGCCGTCCACTAGAGATCCGTCAAGCGGATCCACAGTCGAGAGATTATATGTGGCAGTTTGGATGCCTTCTTTCCACTTATAGAGCAAACCTGGTGCGTGTTGATATAGTGTAATTACATTCCCACCCAACCTTCTGACATCTTGCTCCATATCTTCTATCGTTTCAAGCGTAGTGCCAATTCTTGGCCCATTATCAAAATACCTTTTACACGTACCAGCTATCACATTCGCGTCACTGAGTTTTGGTTTCCCTGTCGGAAGACCAGTAGCAGGATCCGTTTCATAATCAAACGGGGTCAGCGGGTCATAAACTATGCCCTGTGTTTGATCCAATGATGGTTGCTGATTATACTTTGAAATTTTTAACCATTCCATATTTGAGTTGCATGCCACTGAAAGTACAAATTTGCCAGAATTAGCATCATATCTATCAGTTACTGTGTTAACTAATCCGCCGAATACATGCGTGCCGCCCTCACCGCTAGATTGCATCATGCGCAATTTTTTGAAATCTGTAAACCGCATGTGCTGACCCTCTCTTTCCCATTCCATTTTGAGAAGATCATCATCTATAATCGCGTCATCGCCCAGTCCTAATACGTCGTTAGCAAGGCTGATGCGTCCCTCTGCAGTAAGTATATTTTGGTTCTTATCTATTGAAACATTGTCACCTTCTCCAAGTCGCCTGGTTCCACTATCCATGAGGATATGTACAGCGTCCATAGGTTGTATAATAGACTTCCCCAAATAGAATAACCTCATTTTCTTGCGAGCATATTCCATCTGGCTTCTTATCTTAGCACCCGAGTTAAGAATATTGCTCAGTCCGTTCAAAAGATTCTTTTTCATTGCGGCCTGATATGTTTTCAAAGACTCGTATACACCTTCGAAAAGCTCTTCTTCATTTGTATCAAGGGCGTGAGTTTCAGGCACATCACTCAGATTATCCGGAGTAATCTGAAAACCGATGGCGTCTATGACGGCAACGATATCTAACCCCCCACCTACGTTTGCGGTGAAGCTTATTTCGCTTTTACCTCTTTCTTTTCTAGCTTTACTGAGCAATGAATCCCTTATCTGCGCATTTTCTAGTGCTGCAGAAGCAGTGTTGCTCACAACATCGACAAATTTAGATAAAGCTGTCTGCTGTAGGGCAGATTCTATGTCTTGCTCAGTGATAAACAATATGCGATATGGATCTTCTATATTGAAATTACAGGCACCTGAACCGTCTAAACTCAAGCTGGTGTTGACATCCGATACCATGGTGATCTCAAATATGCCGTTGCCGGCACCTAGCTCTTCAAGCACCGGTAGGTCGTGGTCAACAAAATATGTAGTGAGTTTTGGTGGTTGTTTATCATATGCGGCCTTCTGCAAATGCATGGCAGAGGTAAATGCTGTAGTAATACCAGTGTTTTCTGCCAGACTGGACACAAGTGATGCAATAATGGTACCTGGGCTGGCGCCAAGCTCATCTAGTTCCAATATCTTAGTGAGCCTCTCATAATCGGCTATTTCAGCGCACTTATTGGAAATCAGTCTTTTGGTGGCACGAAACAACCACTGCTCTGATGGATCCATAAAGATTGGATTGTATAAATTTTTTAAAGAAGAAAAGGCACGCTTTTTGATTATCACGCTTACGTGCGGACTTTGGCTATATACCTGCCTTATATTTGCCTCTTCTAGTGGCGGGACTTTTCCTCCCTGTACATTTCCGCCTGCTATTCTTTGTTTACCACTTTCAACAAAATTTAAATCCCATGCCTCCTGGTTTGTTTTTCCAAGAAGTTTATTCAATACGTCATTGGCAGCGTTTTTTAAAGATTCTAAACCGCTAGCAACTGGGCTATTTAAATTTGGTGGCTCCGGGAATCCCGGGATTCCTATAGATTTACCAAAATCTCCAAGGATATTTAAACCATCATCGGTAGATACATTTGCCTGACTTGATAAAATAATAGACATTATTCCTCAATATCACCAAAACTCATTGGAGTAGATTTTGCATCAGATTTCCTATATCCAACTGGATTACCTGATTGGTCCTTTTCTGTCGGGTCACGATGCCAAGGCATAAAGTTACTTCTAACTCCTCTTCTGTCTAGGACAGTAAAACTTAGGTTATAATTAAACACGCCCGGCCCATTGGCTACATTTTCACTAACAGTAAACTCTTCAAAAAATCCTTTGAACACCCATCCCTGATAGAATAACTCTACAGATACCGCTAGTGAACCCAAAGTTGGCAACAACGATGGACTAGAGCCACCGCCTAATAGACCGGTGATTAGACCGCCGCTGATACTGCCAGACAAATCTTTGGCTGATTGGCCAGCCCCCTGGGCAATAATATTTGCGATGTTGCCACCAGCAGTGTATGAGTTCACTCTGTCTGCTAAGCTCTGCGCCACTTGTAAGAAAGAATCTTGTTCAGCTCTATATACTTTACGTAAAACATTTATACCTTCAATCCCAGACGCTCCTGTTGATCCAGACATACGGATTGTCATCAGTTCTTCTCCCCAGTACTGAACAATATATCCACCTTTCGTACGCTGCTTCTGTATCACTTTCTTTTCCGTAATGTCCATATTTTGTGGGTTAATATACATATCTACAAATCCTAATCCCGGAACACGCCATCGGATAAGTTGGCGAATACGCGCACCCTTAGGCTGCTGCGGGTTTTCGGCAATTATATCTGGAGATTGCAGATTACCTTCTCTAGTGATATGTTCACTCGCCATATTTGTGTACACTCCAATATTTAATCACTATGTCCTAGTATAGAAGATATTGAAAAACTTTCCATGTCTTTTTTTATAACATCTGCTAGTTTTTCAATAAAGTTGTCCATACCGGCTTGACCTAAAGGAACATCACTGCTAACCCGTACGTTAATGTTATACTCTCCGCCAGCGCCTCTTGTAACTGCAGCAGGTGTCACTTCTGGAGTTCTTTTTTCTGGTGGAGCAGCAACAGGTCTTGTCGGACCAATAGCTTCTATCATTCTCCCTATGTCGGGCCCAGCCGTTCTTCTTAGTGGACTCAAAGCTTCTGACAGTATTCTGGCCACACTTCCTTGTTGTGCTACCCTTTGTTCTGGCCCAGCGGGAGGAATTATTGCTCTAAATCTAGGCAGTGCTGCAGTTCCCCTTCTTCCTGGCGTAGCCGCCAAAAATGGAGATGTTGGTGGCCTAGTAACTTCTCTTGGTACCGGCATTTCTGGCGGAGCGCCACCATAACGCCCAGCTTCGGCGGCTCTGCGCACATCTCTAAAAATTTCTGACACTGTGGCCTCACCTGGTGCTGGTACATCGGCCCTACGCACATTCGGCCCTATGTTTCTTAGTTGTGAAAATATACCTTGTAATCCAGCACGCAGCAGGTTTTGTCTAGCAGGACCAGGTTCCATCGTCATTGCTCTTTGTAATGTTTGTAAGCCACCGCGCTCTTGTATTCTGCCTCTTTCACCAACACCTTCACCCGTAAAAGTTTCATTAACAGCACTGATAAGCTTATCTAGTTTGCCGCCTATTATCCCCCTAACGGTCAAATCAATCCTTTCCATCGCAGTAAGTGTTCTTTCCTGTATGTTTTTACCTTTCTCCATGGCAGATTGAATTTCTCTAGATCCTTGTATACGTGAAATTCCACCCCGCTGTACTTTTTCCAACGTTTCTAAGATTCTATTTTGTTGTTCAGCGGTAGTGATACCAGTCAGTTTGCCAAGCATTTGTCTCTGCAAAACAAACTGCATCTCAAGCTGAGGGCTTCTAGCTGCTTGTTCTAAAGTAATTACGCGGCCGCCGCCAAATCTAGATAACGTACTAGTCATGGCCTCTAAATTCTTTTCAAGACCACCTGGCGTTCTCATATTTACTTCCATTTGTAGAGCACCGCCAAGAGCAGTTCTACCGCGAGCCATTCCGCTCATTAAACCGATAAAAGCCCTGTTTTGAGTGGTCATAGAAGCCATTTTGTCTGTTAAATCGGCAACCATACTGCCAATGGCATTAATTGGAACCCCTGATTCTCTTAGAGAACCCATAAAAGTGTGCCAGATTCTGGCAGAGGCAGTAATTTTACCACCAAATATGCCCATACTTTGACTGGCCCTAGCTATTTGTTCTGATGCTTTTCCAAGGTCCACATTGTTTTGCACGGCAGTTTGATTCACAAGTTCCATCAATCTGGTTGTTTCTTTAGTTGTTTGGTTAAAATCAAACCATGCCCTAACACCAAAATCGGCTGCATCTTGGGCAGATTTACCAAAAGCAGCCATAGTAGTGGCTAGTTCAGCAGTAGATCTTACCATTACTGATTGCAGGTTATTTACCCCACGCAAACCTGCTTCGTTGCTGGTTAAAATTGGTGGCACACCGCTCATCTTCTTCACCATTTCATCAAGGCTCTTCGTAGACAAAGAAAACCCTGCTGACATGGCCCTTAACGATTGCGGATACTGTTCACTAAATCGATTTGCGTCTCTAATGCTTAAACCCAATCGTGTAAAAGCAACTCTTGAACTGCGCTGTGCGGCTAATAACCTGCTCATTGCTTGTTGCAGGCCGCCAAGCACTGTTGTGTTTTCACTAGAGAGCAATCTTGCTTCACCCAGGGGATCTACAAAACCGCGCACTTCCTTACCAGAAAGTGCAAATACTTTACCAAGCTCCTTAGCATTGTTTAGTATTGCACCACCTATTGATTCAACAAAACCAAATACTGATTTGGTGCTATCATCAAATCCAGCGGATAACTTCTGTATTTCGTTTTGTAAACTAATTATTCCCCTTTGAGAAGGTGGCAAAGAAGCAATTAAATCTTGAAGGGCTTTTTGCATATCCATAAGACGATTTGTTACCGCACGCGTCCTATCATCTAATCTACCAAATTCGGTAATCAGATTTTTCTCTTTTTCTGCAAGTTCAGCAATTGCTTCTTTGGTTTTATTTATGCGATCAATTATATTTGGATCAGCAAGGAGGGTTTCATCGGCCATATGTCATGACACCTCTCATTCAAACGGGGTAAAAGTTACTTCATCTAGCTCTATGTCCAAGTATGGCTTAACATCTGCAATTCCTTGAGCTTCACACATTAAATCCGCGAGGCTCTTCTTATCGTCTTCACTTACTTTTGGCAATGGGCGGCCAAAAGCTTCCGTTAACAGTGTATCAAAATCCTCTTCTGAAACTTCATATGAGTTGTCTCGTGCCTCCCTAATTTGTTTTACTCCATCAGGGTTCAAGAACATAGCATTATGTTCGGCCACATCTCTTAACAACTCAAAATTATCTTTATCGTCCAACATTCCTTGTAACTGGTACCAAGCCAGTTGAGCATCATTTATAGTGTTTAATTTCTCGTGATCTACAGGTAGCTTAAATAATTTGCACAATTTCCAGCGGAGCCGATGCCCAGGCTCCTCTGCTAGTTTTTTACTTGTTCGACAGTAAATTGAGCCTCACACCTATCACTTATAGTTTGATAAAACTCGAGCAACATGGCAATAGCCGGAGTTTGCATTGCACTAATAAGATCAACCTTTATGTCTGTTTTTTCCGATTCTGACATTTTTGGTGCGTAGCTCGGGTGCAGCGATTCAAACGGCTTACCATTTACTGATTCAATTGATATGGCTAGCATTTTGGCATTAAACGCAAATAACTCTGCATCAGTTTTATCTGGCGCAGTTAAATCTGCCAGCAATAATTTTTCCGCCGCATTTAAAGATCTCATAGTAAATGATAAGTTGCCTATCTGAACTGAGTCTCTAACACAACCAAGTTCAATTAGAGACTTGAGATCGATATCAGTCATGGCCGGAAGCTCAGGCTTTTTTTCTTGTTCTTTTGGGGCGCCCACAGTCCCCAACACTTTATGTTTCATTTCTACCATTTATACACCTCTACTAATACCCCATAAGGGCGTGGTTAAATTATTATGGATTGTAAGAAGTTAGTATTGTTTTCCATTCTGCAGAAATAGAAGGGGGGGAAAAGACGGGGACATTTGTCCCCGTCAATAAATTTATGATTATTATTCCTCAGCTGCAGCCGTAATAATACCAGAAACATCCATAGTGCCTCTGAATCCGCCGCCAGCGGCATCTCCGCCAGCCCCAGAATCAGTCTGTTGTTCTCTGCCAAGATTATCCTTGACATATGGAACACCACGTGCACCACCTGTTACGGCGCTAGCCTGCGAAGTTCCTAGAGTTGTGCTGATATCTTCAATCCACAAAGTTGCATCTTCCTGGATGATGAAATTATCAGCTTGGTATCGCGGACTATATCTGTTAAACCAACAGTTTGACAGTCTGTGTACTATTGCTCCCTCTCCATCCCCGTTGGTGCGGTCAATAATCTCAATGTCGAATGCCAGAAGCTGCGATTTAATATTAATAAATGCTCTAGCAAAGGCTTCCGGCAAGCGCAATCTGTCAAATACGATACGAGTCACGGTTGCTTCGTATTGTGTTGGAGCCCTTGGCACAATTTCTAGTACGCCATCAAGACCAACTTCTCGGACCCTTTCCAGATCTCTAGTATGATTAACAGTAATATTCTGGATGGCACCAACGGTCACGTTCTCTACCTTAATTAAAATTTGGGTAGATAGACCAGTACTTATGGTACTATTTAAAGTGCTGCCAGTCAAAGGATATGCCATCGTTTTAAAACCTCCAATAGTATGTGGCTATTAATCTCTTAGGTTTCCACCTATTGCGGAGCCTAAACCAGTCGGCTCCAATCTTCCTCTCTGTCCATTAACATCGGTAGATCTTTCTATGCTATCGCGCTCATAAGGAATTCCTCTTATGCCGCCATACACAGCGCTTTCGGCATCGCGATTTGAGGTGATATACTCACTTAATATGGTGGCATTTTCTGAAATCAAAAAATTGTCAGCCCTAAACGTAGGGCTATATGTACTAATCCAGCAATTATTAAAAATATGTACAATTGCATTAGAGCTTACGCTTGAGCTTGATCTATCAATCAGTTGGATGTCAAACGGAATCCTCTGCGCCTGCAAATTTATAAATCCTCTTGCAAATGCTTCTGGGAGTCTAAGATCGTCGAATACTATTCTAGTCACTTGCAATTCTATACGTGCTGCACCTTTTGGATGCATCTCCACGACTCCATCCGTGCCGATCTCTTCCCAACAATTCATGTCGCGATTCTGATTTACCACCAGCTGTTGGATTGCACCAACAGTGACTCTCCCCACCTTAATTGTGATTTGTGTTGAGAGTCCACTGCTGATCTTGGAATTTAGAATACTTCCGCTGGCTGGATAAGTCATTTGTGTTTATAAATCATCCCGATTAAAAGAGTCCAACCGAGATGTCAATGAAGATCCAATTCACTGGGTAGTTAGGCTGTACTTCTAGAACTATATTGTATTGTCTTGGCTCTACGTCATCTCTAGATACGGACAGATTTCTGTAAGCAGTAATCAGATTCTGTGAGACAAATGCATTCAACAATGCAATTGCTCTTGCCGTCATGGAAGGTATAAGCGTAGGATCTTCTGGTTGGCCAATAAATGCCTGAAAACTGCGACGCATTGTTCTTGCAATGTGGTCTCTAATGAAGACAATAGAAATCTCCTCTTCTTCTGCGTTTCCACTCTGAGTGGTTGTTTTGCCATGCAATACTCTTCCACCACCCGTAACTGGCTGTACAACCGTGATACCGCCATCTCCCATAAGGTCTAGTTCTGTTTGCTTAAATATATTATCGTTAAGAATGGTAAATCCTACTAGAGTCTTAAAAGTTAACGGCATTGCAATGTTGGGCTCGCCATTTAACCAACCCCCAGCAGCTGCTGCCATGTAATAACCAGGAATTGTTGTGCGCGTACCATTGATGACTCTGATAATCTCATCGGGATAGAAATATACAACCCTGTAAGTGGAGCCAAAATTAGTCGCCACACCATAATCTGCAAGGTCTTCGATGTTTCCATCTAGGACTTCTTCAGCATCATCTCCCTGGATACCTTCTAGTATACCTATATCTTCTGGTGCTGCTAGCTCGTTACCCAATACCTGTTGAACTGTTAGACCTTCTAATGCACCCGTGAGCAATACTCGTTCACGTTTATAATATGTCGTAGACATTGTTTCAACATGAACTCTAAACGATTGCTGGATTGCAGAAAAAGTCTGCGTTGGCAGCGGCACAAGAATTTGTATATCCTGTGTTTCTAGGACCTCAAGGGCTGCTGCCCAGTTAGCATCAAAGAAATCGGCGTCTCGTTCATCAATGTACGAGACTCTAAGTCCCTGTGTCGCTGCCAACGCTAGGTCGGTTGTAAATAGTACCCTTTGTGAATCACTACCAGGCAACAGCAACTGCCATTTCAGATTAGTTTCCGATACGAAAAATCCGGATGCTCTGGTAATTGTCACTGTGTTTTCGTCTGTAATGGCGCTGATTGTCCATCTACCTTCATTATCAGTAGCAGTATTATGGAAATCAAGCTCTTTGCCTTGACCAACATCTTCAGATGTAAATTGTGCGGATGGGCTATAGAAAGTAGCAGTGCTTCCCACACCAATAGGGGCGACATATCCATCGCTGGCACTTTGTTCAATCCTGTCATCCGTTACCACTGTGTAGCTGAATGGAGTGCCACTTTGTGAAGGATCCATAAATTCAGCCATCAGATTTGTACTCACACCAGTTTCCTCATATTGAGAGAAGGCGTCAGTGATATCTGGATTATAAAAGTTTACTTTGTTTGGGAAAATCTGCGTTTCTGTGCCATCTGTACCCAGAATAAAGAAATGTACAACAGTATCCGTATCTGGTTTGCCCGGAGTTTCTATTGGGAAAATAAGGTCATCTGGGTCAGAGTTACCTGTTGCGCCACCCCGGCCGGTTACGCTGTTATAAGCTGGCAGAACAATTTCAGATGTCCTTCTTGGCATTGGGGGCTTGGCTTGCATTGCCAAGATCGATGTAGCCCCGTTCTCAAAAGCCATTTGCGCACCCAACGACAGAGTGTTTTCTGTACTAGGAGTGCCATATTTTGTAAATAGCTGACTTGGTTCGGTATATGTCGTCGGATCATTTAGATCTGCTGTTGCAATATACCTTGCCTCAAGGCTATCCCTTGATTGCAGAACCTTGCTGTCTACTTCTATCGTAAACCTGTCGCCGACTTCAAATGGAGTATTTGGAGACAAGTTAAAAATAGCAAATGACAATATACCGTTATCAGTTGTGGTGCCATCACTTCTCCAGGTATATGTTTGGCCATATTCATCTGCAAGAGAGCCACTCACACTACCTTTCGCTGTAAAAGTTGCCTGCCCTCTGATTGCTGCACCATAGCTATCTCTTAGCACACTAACACACCGTATGGTCCATATTTCTGGTGGTGCATTGGTATCAGTTAGTACTGGCGTAGATAGATATCCGTCCCCAGTGTTACCAGATCCCACCGCGTAAAGCAACCCTCCTTGGTCTACAATAGAGGCGCTTTGAAGCTCGATCTCTCCGGTAGCTGGGTCCAATCTGGCGTCATATTGCGATGAAAAAGAAGTCCCGTCATTTTCTGCTTCCAGCACGCGCAATTCTGAGCCATTAAGCAACAACGTAGTGCGATTCTCTACTAAGTTAGTATTTGAAGTTTTAAAAAACCTTCCATATCCTTCAGTAGGAGTGGTGGTGAAAGTTGGGTCAAAGCCATCAGTTCCATCCCCTACGGCAGCATCTATAATTAGCTCTTCTTGCCTGCCCTCTCCAACGATGCTAAGTACACGAAGTCCACCAGGAATGGACAAAGCTCTTTGCAAAGTACGAACACGAGAAACGACAGTTGGCTGTATGTATCCCGAAATACCTGGTATATTTGGCATTTATAGTATCCTCCAGAATATATGTATATTCTTTCAGATCAATGATTTTTTATTGATAGATTTGAAATTATTAGCCTTTTCCTTATAATAGCATACTTGAGTTCTATCAATAAAACATAATATTCAATGAGGTGTTGATATGCTTACTTGTAAAAATTGTAACAAAAATTTCCCCAGCAGTGTTAAAATAGATAATAAAATCATAAACCTGTCCGGCAGAAAGTTTTGCCTAGAGTGCTCGCCGCTTGGCAGTCGGAATACCAGGTCCTATATTATTAAGTTAAACAGCAATGAAGCATACTGTGCAAGGTGCCAAAAAATCAAAGACAAGGAGCAATTTTATATTAGAAAGACTAGTGGGAAACCTTTTAGTTATTGTATAATATGTCAAGAAGAGGTAAAAAATCTTAAATATGAAGAGAAGTTAGAAAGGATGATTCAGGAAAGGGGCGGGGTATGTAACGATTGTAAAATACCTTATCCACTACCAGTATATGAATTTTATTCAGAAAATGACATTTTTAGGCTAAGCAAAGCAAGAAATATGTCGTTACATAAACTGAGAGAAAAAGTAAAGCACTATGTGTTGTTATGTAAAAATTGTAGCGCCATTCGAAAATGGGAAAAAGGAAACTAGGTGTCTGAAACGTCTACTGTAATAGTATCTATCGAATATTCTCCTGATCCAAACAAACCGTAGTTAAAACAGAAATTTATAGTTTCGACCAGATTATCTATCGGTATTTCTCGCCTCCACTCAGAGTAAGCTTCAACGGTGATACTTTGCAAATACACTTTGTCATTGCCCCACTCTTCTTCACGTTCCCCACTCATGGAGACGCCTCTAACAAACAAACCGGCTTCGTAAAGCTCTTGTCTCGCTTTACCTATCAAGAACGAAGACACGATATCAGTAAGCTCTTCTCTATCCGGTATGGCTTCAGAAGCTATTAAAATCTCAAATGTTTGCTCCCATGCGCCAGCTACTACATGGTGTGTTGGAACATTAACATAGGAACGCCCACCGTATCCATCTAAGACCAAATCCATTCTGTATCTAACAGTTTGATTCTGGTTGAAACTCACGGGCTTATATTTTCCAGATCCGTACCTAACCACTATAGCGGGCCAGTAACGTTTATCGTATCTGAATACGTCGCCAATAAATATCCTAGTAGTACGGTCTTCTTGAATGTCTGCAGGAAGATCTGTCATGTCTGGCGTTAACGGGAAACCAAACGCATCTGTAGTATACCTGTAGAATCTATCCGCTTTAAAGTGTTCCCTTAAAGTGTCAATAAGTAAATTTTTTCCCTGCGAAACCGCTACCTGGCGGACAAAATTTGCAAGGTCGAATAAATCACTGTAAACGCGGTGATCCGTTACCATTAAGCGTTATCCTCCCTTTTTGGGTTGGGCTACCCTAATAAGCCTCTGCTCTTGCGTAACGATAAAACCCACTTTGGCGTCTATCATGTTTTCTAGAAAATAATTTGCTTCATATTTACCAGGTGGCAAAAAACTCATCCAGTCGCCGGCTCTATTTGTTTTAGTTTCTTTTACTACGTGGCCATGTTCATTCGTGATTGTTATATGTACACCGCTTATAGCCTTACCCTCTTCATTTTTAATCTTTCCAATTACTTTAGAACCCACAACACTGATTGGTTTTTTGCCAGTGTTGGTTGACGGTTTTAATTGCGCTACTACCGTTTTGTTTTGGAACCCATTGGCCCTATTTAATATTTCCTTGGTATTTTGTTCGATGATTTCAAGCCGTTTATTGAGCAACGAAACCTTTTCCACCAACTCTTCTATTAATTCTAAACCAGACTTATTGGTCATTCTCTCTCCTTACAATATGTATTTAATTCTAAGTCCCGCCACCCATACGGCCCCAGATAGTGGATCGTCTGTACGGAATTTTATTAGATGTACTTCGTCATTCATCATATATTGTGGATCATTACCAGAACTTGGCACAACATCAAAAGTTAGATATGCACCAGTTGAATCTGGGTTGGTGGCAAGACTGATAGTATCGCCAGCACTAGAACCCCCCTCCCAATCATCTTTATACCATGTAACTGCAAGATCGTCTGTTGCAGATACTTGTGCATTTACGTCTAATTGGACTATCCTAGCATGCGTTGGAACATCCAAATTGGAGAATTCTATGTAAGCTTCTTCACTTGTTCCACTGGGATTTGTTAGTTCAAGCTTATGTGGGTTAGAAGCAGCATAAATTGCCCAAGACGAACCAGTATCCGGGAAAGCTCGCGACATAGGTATTACAGAGTAGTATGTACCACCCTTATTCATAAAATCTACACTTGTGTCATCAGATACACTTATTCGACCACCAGAATATGGGAACGTGTTAGCTGCTAGATTGTTTAGTGCAACCAGAGCGTATGTACCACTAACATTCAACATATATGTATTATTTGCAATATAACATGAAAAGAAGTTTCCTATGCATTCGACAAAATTGGTTTGTATAAGAACAAGTGCGAAGCTAGTGGAGACATATTGTCTTACAATATTGTTGGAGAAAATAACCCTCTCTCCACCATTTGCCGTTATTTCTACAATATTATCCAGCCCGGCGGACTGAGCATTATGAAAAGTGTTTTGGCTAATTAAATTGAATGCTTCACCAACGCCGCCGCCGCCGCTACCATCTATTTCTAACACTGGCGCTGTACCTATATTACACATAAGGGAATTATCAACAATAGTGGCCCACTTACAATCAAACATATATATACCACCGGTGGTTGTACCAAAGGTTTTATTACCACTTATTAGTGTTTCATTACCATTGGTAATTGATATGGGAATAGCGTTGCCGCCGCCAAAATTATAGAGGTGGTTGTTCAGAATACAGTCCAACTTGTGGTCAGCACCTTGTGTTCCGGCATCACCGTCAAAATATATTCCAACTTCAAAACCCTGTCCAGATGCGGCGGTGTTAAACAAGTAGTTGTTTATAATAGCAGTAGACTTACTTGTATTAGTAATTTGAATCATCTCGCCATAATTTCCATCTGATGCAGACATTATAAAGAGATTGTCCCTGATTGTCGCATGTTCTGGATCTTTTAGGGTAATAAACACATCTGTTGCTTCTCTCTTCGCGGTTTTCCTGAAAAAATTCTTTTCGATAATCATACCGCCCATGTGTGTATTGGCATTAATCGCTGCTGTTCCAATTCCATCAAAGATATTATTACTTATTATTATGCCGTACGCATCGTTGCTAGCTACCACTCCTATTAGCTGATCCTCAAAAGAACAGCCACTAATTGTTGTATTTTCTCCTGGGCCGAGCACACCATACATATTTTTATCACCAGCACCACTATCGATAAACCTACAATTTGAAATGGTCGTATTAGTCATATCACTAGTTGCTATACCAAAATAACCATCCGCTATAGCACCAGGATAAGAGGTAATATCAAATACACAATTATCTATTAATGAGTGTTCAATGGATCCGAACAATGCACCAATGGCCCAAGTAGATAAGCGCGCCGAACTCTCAAATTTAGTGTTTAGTACCGTCATCCTGGTTGTTGTCCCACTAAAAGACATGAAAACGATGCTCTCATCTATATCTGTACAAGTAAAGAGACAATTAGATACAAACAAATTATCTACGGTGCTTGTACATGTAATTGCAAAGCCGCCTTGAAAATTTTCGGTATATTCAAAAGAGCACCCTACAATATTAACATTCGACATGGTTTTTCCACGAATTGTTTCCATAAGTCCGTTTTCGTCGGCTATGTTAGCAAAAACACAGTTTTCCAGAGTCATGTTGGTAAGGTCGGTAATACTACTTCCCACTAAATACTTAACAGTTGCACCCGACGTAAAATCGATCTTTATGTTCTTCATAGTAAACCCATCACCAGGCCGTATAACACCGCTGCTCGTAATACCACTCAACGTTATAGTAGACATAGTAGTGGTATCGTCCCAACTAGTTGCATCACCAGCAAATGTAATACCATCTGGAAAAGAAATGGGCGTAGTGCCGTCACTTACATCTATATCAATATTACCACGCAACCTTATTAATCTCGGTATTGGTAACCCCGCAGAATCATGGAGATTAATCCAATTTATTACAGATCCGAATGTTGAAAAAGTTCCATGTGTTACATTATATCCATCGTTATTTTCTAATATAAGTTCAAAATTATTATCTACATCTCCAACAAACCTACGGTAATCAGAAATACTATCCACATTATTATTAAAATCTACTACGACTTGAGCTAATAGCGTCTTATCTTTGCTCTGAACTATTTCTTCTATGGGTGGTGTAGAAATAACTCCATAAATGTACTGATTGTCTTCTAACAACCTTAATTTGCCTGTATTATCAACAAATAAATTATATGTAGTAAAAGAATAATTTTTTGGGCACGTGATGACAGTGCTTTCTACTGCGTATATAATACCATCGACTACGACTTGCCCACCCTTAATGCCAACATCAGTCGAAGAATCAAAAACCTCTAATCCATAAATAATGCCATTTCCTCTTAACAGAGAGGTTGGATAAGTGATATAATCTCTTGTATAGTCGTCACGGACGTCTCTTCTTCCAACACTCCCAAATAAACGTTTATCGCTTAAATATTTGAGATCATTAGTATCATATAATACCGTCGCCACTTGTACATATCTTTCTTCACTTGCTCTTGACAATACCTCAACATCAATCGCATTTACGTTGGTTTCACCTACGTAATCACCTTCGGCTATTTCTATTTCTAAGTAATCTACTCCATTACCATCATACAATTTAAATCTAAATCCTTCTTCATTAGAGGTTGGAAGCAATACGGCAGGCCCCGTGTTTGTGACACCTGTAGCGCCAGATCTGTCCCCTAAAGTTAGTGCTCCTTCTCTATATTCTATGCGCTTTTCACTGGCACCAAATGTCCTAGAAACATCGACTACATCAAACCAATCTTCAGGCCAATCAGGTGATGCACCAGCAGTGTTACTATACTCCACTCTTGCAGAACCTCTTAATTCTGCCAGGCCATTTTCATATGCATCTAGAAACAGCTCATAGAGGGTTTTGGTGGCAACACCTGTCGTAAAATGATCCGCGTATATTTTCACATCGACCGATGGATCAACTGAAAATAGCGGATATTCATCAATTCTGATGGTTGACGATGTTGTCGCATTGAATATGTAAGTGCCATCACCTGAGCTGCCAGTTACCCTAACAACACCCTGATTCGGTATGCCAAGATCAGTTAAATCCACATTAATATCTTCAATCAATTCTGGCGAGCCGCCTTCTACTTTACCAGTCCCATTAAGTATGGTTCTAATGCCAGTAAACTCGTACCCGTCAATGTAGAATCTCCTTGGGCCAAGACTATAGGCCTCTTCAACACCAGTAAATCCTAGTGCTGCCCAGGCGCTGTTCCCAGAACCTGGAGCTTCAGCAATTAGATAGCCATCGGGTTCATCATATGCAAGCCCAAGTTCTCCACGATATGTAAAAGCAAGAAGCGGCAATCCTACAGAAGAAGCCAGAATGCCATCTGGTCTAAACGATTCGTTAAGGGCAAGAGCTAAGACCTCTGTGGTCCATGTGCTTGGATCAGCAGACGAAGTATATGTATTTAGAGCACCGTATGCGTCAATTTCCGCATAACCAGTTGGCCATTTAACTTGGATATTTTTAACGGTTGGAGAAAGTTGTCCAGTATCAATTCCACTACTTAAGAGATAAGGAGCACTGGGGTGTATTATCTGCACAGTAGCTTCTTGCGTTCCACTTGCTTTTTTCTTAATTGCCATCATTAAAGCGGAGGGGGCAATAATTTCTTCAGATGCATAGTAGATAGAAGCTGTTGCGCCACTACCACCAAATGGAGCAACACCAAAAAATAAAACAGAATCGCTGATAGTTACCACACTCTCTACATACTTGACGAATGTCTGTCCACCAATTGTGACTTCGATTTTATCGCCCCTTGAGACTTGTGCTAAAGCAGCTATCGGGCCGCCAGTAAACGTAATGGATGTATCACCAGGGCTAACTGCTGAAATTGGCAGATCGCTAAGAATCGCAGTTGAGTGGACATAGCCATCAACATAAACTTCTTGCTCCTTTAATATGCCGTTACTGTGCATATCATCTCTATGTTTTGTCATAAGCGTAGCTTGAAGTTCATCTAACAATTCAAGAGCTTCTTGCACATCATCTGCACTTATAGTTAAACCCGTGTCAACAAATGATATTGCACTGGCATCGTGGGCGTCAATGGTGTCAGTGACATGATTAATTAACCTTGTATCAAGGTCATCGATCATTCCTTGGGCATTGTATGAAGAATATTTTCCTGTATATCCGTCTATGTCGCTGGTCCTGTGGCGACCATAGGCTGATGGATGCGCAACGTGCTGCGTAAGATTACTTATATCAATAATCAGCCGGTTGTTTATTGACATTATAAATGCATCCAAAGATGCAATGAGTTGTCTTAATGTAGCAGTGGAATAGTCTAAATCTAGTTTTGATTCTTCAATGCCAGCGTTGGTGCCAACCTGAGCATTATCTATGGGTAGTGTTACCAAACCAACACTAGATAGTGCAGATGCTTTAATACTGCCGTCTGGATTTAAAGACTCTGCCAATCTTGTAGCTACATCAGCCGCTGTGCCTTGTGGATTAGTGCCCAAGGTCTCTTCTATATTAAATATAGCACTTCGACAGCCGTTAATAGCCTCGCCACCAATCTCTGTTATATTATCATCTACTCTTGGCAAAACTACGTCATCGTCAATGCTGTCAGGATATTGGCTATCAGTCATGTTTTATAAGCCTCCAAAATATTTATCTATTTATCAAGCAAAATCTATAATCTCCTGCCAAAAAACGGATAAATTAAGCTTCTCCCTCTTCATTTGGTCGTATTTCTTCTTCATAATCTGGCGCAGAACCTCTTGCATCTATACCAGATATTTCTTCAATTTCCTCTACTCCAGACATACCAAAACCGCCATACGGCATCATACCTCCGCCAAATCCCCGCCTCTCCACGTGCTTCTGCCAAATGTTTGCGCCAAAGTATGCTGCAACTATTAAAGTCACCACTGATACCCACTCGGTACCAGTAATAATGAAAAATGCCTGTGGCATTTTAAAGACAAAAAGACTTAAAACTGGCGGAACAAACAAGCCAAGCGTTGCGATTGCTAACACTACAACAACGAGCTGCCATTTCCTAGATTGATATTTTGTATATATTTTCAATTCATTTCCATTTTTCTCATCTGCCATTTTTCTTATCCTCTCTTTCTTGTGTTTTTCTAGCTTGTTCTCTGGCCTGCGCCTTCATCTTTTCTATATCAACAATCGGCAGCTCAATATTTGGAAAATTGGGCATCGCTTTTATTTCTGCTACTTTTTTATCTGCCTCTTCTTGTGTTTTTCTAGCTTGTTCTCTGGCCTGCGCCTTCATCTTTTCTATATCTGCCATTACCTGCCGTCTTTTTTCAGCCACCAAATCACCCACTGAGTGATTTACACCTGTATGCTGATACTTTATGTTAGCATTCTTTCTTTTCTTAAGTGTCTTTAATTGGTTTAATCTGTTAGTAACTATACCTAATATGCGCTCATAGTCTTCTATGATGTCTTCCAAAATATCTTCTTCGCTCATTTTAACTCCTTTATGGAATGGTATGTGTGTGTCCAAGCACTGACTGCACTATACCATTATATATTACGTGATTGTGTCCTTCGCTTTCTTGTGTGGCCGCCTTCAGTGTCGCAATAGCTGTGCCTTGTAAAACAACAATCTGATGTGAATGTGCCACGATCCCAGGCGCAGCTGTTAATGTGGTAGTCAGCGTGCCAGGCGTCGGGCTTACATCTCTAACTACAGGAAATTGATAGATAATGTCACTTTTGGGAAATCTTTTCATTCTAAATTTTTGTGCGCCGCTTTGCAAGAATAAAACGCGCTGCCTGGTTACATCCAGTATTTCATATCTAAATTCCTCTGTATTGTTTTCGTTAAATCTAATTAACACGTCCCTGTCTTTTATGGCAGGAAACGGTAATGTCCACCCGCTTGGCTCATACTTGGGTTCTAGACCTCCGCGATCTACAATATCTACATCATCCGTTGCGGGGTCAATTCTAACAAGTATTCGTCTATCACCCCTTCTTGGATTGAAGAATTGTATGTACCCCTGTACAAATCCTGTGCCAAAACATATTTGGCATCTAGCATCCTGATGTTCTCTCCGTAACATAACGCATGGACATTTGGCTCCTGTCCACATCCTGCGCATAAGTACAAAAGGCTCTCCGGTTTGTTCGAGCAACAACTCTTCTCGTTGAAGCATATGCGTCTGAAAATCAGATTCTTTTACTAAATGCCTATCTCCATTATTATCGATACGCACTTGGGCGCCACCAAAATAACTACCTCGACATTGACCTTGCATAAAACTTTGTGGCGACATTGTGCGCCATGTACCACAATAATCAAAACGGTTGAAGTCTCCCTGTTCATCGTTATTTGTGGTATCTGTTGTAATGTTATCAAACTCTTGTTGTCGCAATCTTAAGTAACCATCAGTGTTGGCATATCCGTCGTACCCATCTCTTCTTCCATCATTCCCATACCCATCACCAAAAACATAGGTCAGTGCTAAATTTGGCTTCTGGAAAGTAGGCGTTGCCTGAGCGGTAATTGTATTCTTATCTTCTTTACCCCAGTATAATCGGATAAGTGCGCCAGCCCTATGTGCTTCTGCGCCCGTGTCGGCATATCCTCTGCCATTGGCAGAAACATTAAATCCAGCTGGCGACAGCTGTTTAGAACCATATCTGATTAATTCATCATTAACAACCAATGTGCCAAACAAAGGAAATCCACTTACCGAGTCTGCTGGGACGAACATAGCATATTGATCAAAATATGCATCTACTAATGCCTCCGGATAGTAATACATATCTGTCCCAGCTTGATTAAGACCAGATATAGTTACATTTAATGGGTTAAGCTCAGTGGCCCTAACACCAAAAAAGTGTTGATCACCTGGTGGCAAACCACCAATGGTAGCTTCTGTATCTACAACTAGAAAATCTGGGTATCCATCAAATACTTGCTCTCTCAACGTAGAATAATATAGATTATAGAAAACTAAATTATTCTCGTTACTTGGATACGCTGGTTTCCAACTTACGTCTACTTCTGTACCAACTCCTGCATCGAGAATGGCAGACAAACCAAGATCTGTTGGCGTGAAAAACGGTTTCGTAAGATCGCAGGCTCTTGGGTCTACTTCTGGGGCTGGATCCGGATCGCCCGGGTCTGCAACATATCCAGTGGTAAAGAATGCATAACTGTAGGAATCCAACACATCGTAGGAATCTCTAATTGCCATGTAGGCATCAATTTGAGCGGCAGCTTCTAGAAAATCCGGGCTCTTTGGGTAGATACCAACTACGTATTTTCCTACGCCTGCAAAAATGCTGCCATTATAACCATTCACAAAAATGCCGTTTTGTATGGCAAATGTCCCATCCACAGAGGTTGACAGCGTATTAATCTGTGCGCCGGCTGCTCCCTCTAAAATAGTGAAACTAATTGTTGCGGTCCGAGCAACGCCAGTCTGACCAGATGCTGGAGAAAAATTTGTAAATTGAGCCAATAGAACAAAACCTCATTTACTTAAATATCTTTTGTTAGAGTTCGTAACACTTTTCTTCTTTCTTTCCCTTCTACCCCGTGGTGGTCAAGCAGATTTTCCAGGTACTCTTGCAACTCTTCTTTAGGCACATGCTCATCCATGTACTCCATCTGTGCATTGAATGCCTCAATCTCATTCTCATCTTCCAGATAATCAGCTTCATCTATAACCCCATCAACCTTGCCAGCCTCTTGTTGCATCACGTGTGTCATTTCATGTACGACATATCGCATAATGTCATCCCAATCTCCCGCATCTAAGAGCTGTTCATTTATGATAATATCGCCATTTATCGTTTTGGCGGACACATCTAGAGGCTCAAAACTAATTTTTACACTATCCACGAAGTCTGGATCTCTATTATACTTTTTACACTTGTCTAAAAAAGGGTCTTCTTTTTTAAGTTGTCTCTTCAATTTTTGTACTAACTTTCGAATTTGTGCCCTCTTTTTGTGTTTTTTCATTAAGCGTCATCTCCTCTTGTCTTAGATCAACTATTGCTAGAGATTGTTCCAAACTAGCTATCATTTCCTCTGCCACTCTAATAGCATGTTTTAATCCGCTTATTTCCATATTTACTTGAGCGGGGGTTGATGGTTTCTCTATACCCAAATACGTTATATATTTCTTAACTATCATACAATTCTCCTTTGCCTCAAATGCCTTAATCTCATAAAATTAGGAGACACGGCCAACACTCTGAACCCACCAAAACCCAATGGAGTTGGTTTAATGCTCCACTTAATTTTATGTAACATTTCAGTATGTCTTGAGACAAATTGGCTAAGTTCATTATTTAGAACAGTCGACAGCGGCGGTGGGTTCATTGTAATACCGTTATCGGTGATTGTAAATTCACGCCCAGCCTCTATCAACATCTGTGCTGCCATAGCCAATATGAATGCGCCCTCTACAATTATATAGGCAAACCTATCATAAATAACTTCCATATCAAACGTAAAATCTGTAAAGTGTGGAGTTTGATTGAACTCACTTAAGCTACATCTTAAAAACCATGTTAACTCGTCGTCTGTGAACACACTACATTGTGTGTATGTAACATTTCCAAAAGCATCTGTGGTTTCCACCTCAATGTCGTTCTTGAGCCTAGCTTTTAGCATACTTAACAATATATTTATTCCTTGGATTTCATCCTCAGTATATGAAATTCGTGCCGCATCACCTATCTGATCACCGTCTGGGTCGTCTGAGGTTCCAAGTGCCCAAGCAGAGTAATCGCTGAAAACGCCTGATGAAGAGTTATAATATCGTGTTCTATAGTAATAAGTGGTAGCTCCACTGGAATCGTCGTACTCATATGATGATGTACCAGCCACCAGAGTAACATGTGGGTCCTGCCCATTAGCTTCCTGATCTGTAGTAAAACCGAGTACAGACAAAGATGTGCCACCAACTATTCTAAGTGTTCCATCAGTTCCTGTATTAGCTCCAGTTATAACCAACCTTCCGTATCCATCAGAGGCAACGGCTCCGGTAACAGTTCCATTAAATGTCGAGACAACTGTTGAGATTGGTATTGGGTTTGTGGCTGTAAAAGTAACAGTTTGAGTGTCTCCGCCATCAACCTGAATTTCAAGAGTTGTGCCTTGTAAAAAATCAAATGGACCCACCTGTGTGCCTGTCATGGTTGGAGCGGTTGCGGCATCAGCAGTAATAAACTCTGCATCTGTATACGGATCACCCAATTTAGAGCGCTGCACTTGAATTTTATCAAATAATGATATAACGTTTGTAATCTGGCTTACGCTTATTTGCAGTTTAATAACAGCCATTAATCATCATCCTCCACAATGGTTACAGATGGTATTAATTCCTCACCACTGGTTATAGTTGGCGTTAGGTCTGAAGAGCTGGATATTCTCGGCACTAAATTATCTCCCTCTACAATCTCCGTAATGCGCTGCCCTGTTGACTCTACAACTGGCGTTGTATCTGATATTGTTGGACTAAGCTCTTCAGAGCTTGCAATGTCTGGCCTTAAATCAATAAAATCTTGAATGTCTGGTGAATCACAAGATACTAAGCCTTGGACAGGTGCCCCGACAGTTGAAAAACAAATTATACCTCTAGTCGCTATGGCCAGTGCCACTGACATTATTGTTTCACCATCCTATAAAATTTCATTCTTCCTAGTGATTCATATTCTGATTCAACAGTATATGTCGCTATTAAACCAGTTGTCTCTGAGCCGCCATCCTGGGCTGCTTCCGCATTTGTTTTAGAATCGAATATTCTAAGTCTAAGTGCAAGCAGTTGTCCATTACTGTCGTAAGTAGTATTATCTAAAAATGCATTTTCATGTTCCAACCCAAGCACCCTGGTTATTTGAACAGCTATCGCGGTGACATCAGTATATATAGTATTCGATACAGCGTAACCGTCGCTCACAATTTTTCCAGCAGACCCAGTCACTTGATGGGCTGACAGGTCTTCTTCCCATACAGCGTCTGCCACTGCATATGGGTCTCCAGACCCTTCCCAGTTCCCAGATCCATGAATAGCAGATAGATAAGCATCAATCTCTTCAACAGTAGCGCCAGCATCTGAGAAATCACCACCAAAAGTGCCAGGAACTGTGTGACCAACTCTGTATTCATCCCAAACTGCATCTGCAATTACGCCAGCATTTCCAGCACCTTCCCAGTTTCCGAATCCATGGATGGATGACAAATAAGCATCAATCTCTACTACGGCATCTGTTTCCAAGCCGGCAGCATCTAATCTGATTGATTCTCCGAACGAACCTGAGACAGTATGGCCTGACCTTAACTCATCCCAAATTGCATCTGCTATTGCATTTGGATCTCCAGATCCTTCCCAGCTACCATATCCATGAATAGCAGATAGATAAGCATCAATCTCTTCAACAGTAGCTCCAGCATCTGAGAAATCGCCACCAAAGGTGCCTGGTGTTGTATGTCCTGATCTATACTCGTCCCATACAGCTGCTGCAACTGCATATGGGTCTCCGGATCCTTCCCAACTGGTATATCCATGGATGGATGACAAATAAGCGTCTATTTCTCCTATCGCAGATTGTTCTAGACCCGCTGAATCTAATCTGATTGATTCTCCGAACGAACCTGAAACTGCGTGGCCAGATCTTAATTCATCCCATACGGCATCAGCGATTGCATTTGGATCTCCAGATCCTTCCCAGCTGGTATATCCATGATTGGCAGATAGATAAGCATCAATCTCTTCAACAGTAGCTCCAGCATCAGAAAAGTCACCACCAAAAGTGCCTGAAATCGTATGATCAGCTCTATATGCGTCCCACACAAAATCTTTTATCGTTGGCCCACCTACCAAGCCATTTGTATCAACATATGCGTCTGGTCCGCTATTATCTTCTATAAGACCCACGCCCTTGACCAAAATGGATCCGTTTGTAATAGTAGAGTCCAAAATTAATCTGCCGGTATCCATATTCACACTAACGCTCTCTGGGCCAGTTTTATTTATAAGCTTAATTCCGCCGTGATATCCCCACACACCAAGATCGCGTCCAGAGCCGCCAATATCTATAGTGGGCACGCCAACACCAGGTAAACCATCTGTGCATTTTACCAGCTGAGTACTTGCCGAGCCACCGAGAGTAATAGTGCCAATTAACATACAGTTGGAGATGCAACCCTCTAGATAATCTAAATCACCAACAGTACAATTATGGATACACGATTCCCCGTCCAATATCCCATGCAAATACATATCTCGAAATTCTGCGCCACGCACCTCGGCAGCAGATTGAATAGTGATCTCAGAAACATTGGTGCTCTGTCCGATAACGATCTTATTTTCTACATTGTGTCCAGAACCAAAAACAGCATTGCCAAGGATAAATATTGTATCAAAACCTTTTTCTGAGGCAATGGTAAGAGCATCAGACACATTGTTACATGGAGCTTTCTTTGTACCTACGGGAAAAATCGTTCCGGACTGAGCCCTGCCAGTTTTATTATAAACGTCTAGTGTTACAACGTCACCATAACTAGAATGCCTAACTAATTCATCTTCCGTTTGTGTAGCAGAACTTGCCGCAGTAACCTTTACGTGAGTACCAAAGGTAGGTAAAATTTGAGAAATACTATAACCGTCATAATCAACAGACACTAAGTTGCCGCCAGATATTTCACATCCTACGACATTATATATATGATATAAATCACCCAAATCATATTGATTATCAGTTCCACCGGTCAACGGTGTTGTAATTAGTTCGGTTTCGCTACGAACAGATAAAATGGTTCCCTTTGAGTCATCACCATGATTGAAAACAATCATTCCCGCAGTTATGCCGGACGTAACAAAGGTGGCATATTCGTCGATTAAACTTAAAGTGCCGCTACCGTAAGCATCAGGTGTGGTAATATAACCATCTACGAAGGTCTCGGTTCTTGCCTCAAAAGCAACCACCGCATTGTTGAGTTCTAATGTGAGTCCCACATAGGTGGTTCCGCCAAGAAACTGTTTACCTCCAGCCTCGGATATTAATGTGGGATCGTCAAGCGCGCCCATGTCAACTTCTAATCTGCCACGAATAGTGTCGATTAGATCTTGTACAGTTACTTCTGTTGTGGGCGCACCAACCCATATAATCCTAGGTGTGTTAACCCAGTCAACCCAAAGCTCAGTAAGTTCAGCCATAGTACTTCCTTCACATTAAATGAGCCAACTTACGGCAGATTTACAACAGTATCTGGGTTCAGAACGGCGCCGACAGAAGCACCGATTGTGGTGAACGTAGAAGTCGTCTTGAATGGCACCTTACCTTTAATTCGGGCTCTTACAAACAATGGGATATTGGCTACATATTGAATTGTATTAGAAACCGAAGTGCCTGTAGATTCTTCTTCGATCAAAACCACATGAACGTTATCATCCTCAACTAAGTCTACACCTCCTGTTACATCTCCAATTGTGCCAGCAGTTAATGTAAAAACATTAGTTGTTCTGTCTACAGAACTATATGGAAATCTTAAATAATTCCCTGTATCGCTTGGATCCAGCACTCTTAAAACTCCCTCGTCTGGTATATCTGAAGGTAACGGGCTAACAGATCTTGTATTAGCTTTTACAAGAACAGTACTATCAGATGACTGATTATGTGTGCCTACCGACCCAACAGCGAATTCGGTACGCAAAATGTCTTCGTTGCCAACACCAGTTGAGCGATATACAGCCACGCGAACGCCGGATGTAATGTTAGTTACAACCAAGGCTTGCAAGTTCGGAGGATCATAAACATTACCGAGATTGTCCGTCAACTGGATGGAACGAATGTCATTCGGGTCAAGTGTTTCTTTTTGGATGAACACACCCTGGGCACCAATAACAAGAGCACCAGCCTTAACGCCGAACGGCGACGCGCCACGCACTTCAGCGAATGTCGACTGTAACCTACGATAAATATTACCTGGCGTGTATGCAGTATATAGTCCGCCAGCAGTTTTTACCTGATAGTTGCTTGCCTCTTTTCTTGTGATAAATTTCCACCACTCATATACATTCGCGACAGTTTGAGGATCGGCATCAGTAACATCAGCAGAAACAACGGCCGTATAATTCTTATCACCAACACCACCACCAATATCTTTTGGAACAGTAGAATATGCCGCAGTGGCAGTCGGAGTATTTGTAGCTCCAGATATATATCCTGTTAGAGTGTCTGTTCCAGTAAATGTCCCGTTACTTTCTTCAATATATATTGTACCACTATCATCTTCCATAAAATATCCGTCAGCACCGGACGCGAGTTGTTGTATCCACTCCCCATAAACGAATGGGCCGCTACTAGTTGTGCCGCCAGTGAAACGACGTTGTACAACCATAACACGAATATCTTCATCATATCCAGCCACAAGCGTAGTCGGAGTGCTTGCGGTTGCATAAGCGCCACTTACCACCCCCGTAAAAACGTCCGTATTAACCAAATTGGTGTCTGATTTAAGAACATAGGTCACATCACCACTTGCCCCAGTATCACTTGTAACTATAACAATTCTTTTACCATCGGTCGTAGTTGCCTCTTCCCCAACAGTAAATGGAGTTCCAACACCGCTTGTAAAAGAAACTGAATATTGCCCAGTAGTGTTGTTCAAGTCTACAGCATTACCAAGAGCCACAACAGCGATACCACCAATCTGTGTAACTTCGTTAGAGTCATATGTACGACGATATGGCCTGACGTGAACAGTAAAAGCACCGCCGTCAATTACTTGGCCCAGGGCTTCAACGGCCGGATCAATATATTTAGGATCTGTAGATGTCTTGGTTTTTAGCAGAATGTTAAGATTTCCTTCCAGCCAATCTTGTCGTACAACCACCCCGTCTTGTTCCACATACATATCCGGCTGCGGAGTTGGGTTAGTTGTGTTATAGAAGTATGCATTGTCTCTAATATCAGCGATAGCGCCCGTTGTTTGAATATTTGTGAATATGTTGTTGTTACCCGTGTCCTTAAAAGACCCTTTTTCTAAAAACCTAAAGCTGAGATCTGGGATAACATAATTATTTAGAACTGTATATAACTGATCCCTAACGTTACCTTCAAATGCTGGGTCATCATCCAATTGGGCCAATTCATCAAACAAATCCATTGCATATGAATATAAAGCATTTGCAGATCTTACAATATTTAATGAGCCTGGCCCATATATACCACCTTGATCTTCTCGTTGCGTATCACGTACACCATTTGGTATATTGATATCGGCCGCGTACAACGTGAATGTGTTATTGGCTACTTCGGCATACGAGAGATATGTATCGTCTGCCTGCAAAACCTGTATATTATCGGGCGTTGTATGATCCCACGTGCCAGACTTGTTAGCAAGAATTAATTTACCTGTAGTACCGGAATCTGTGATGACAGATAAAACCCTGCCCTTTGCACCAGACGTATCACCTTTTACAACGTCTCCAGCAGAAAACACTTTACCAGCTACCAAGTTATCATAAAATACAACATCCTCTATTGTTAGTTCATACCCATCATCCCAAACTCCGGCAGTTGTGTCACTATCAATTACGCGAATGGAACCAATAACCGTTGACCCAAACACTGCTTGTGCAAAACCTTCGGCATCATATCCATCAGAGATGCGAGCATCTTCTGGGATCGCTATAGTACCATTCTCATAATGTAGAATAATACAATTGTTTGTGTTTGGCGTGCCGGGGACTTCAAGGGTTTCGTTGACATCTGCCGTCAAATACCCATCTTTATCTTCACCTATACCATATGCTATTGCGACTGATGAAGTACCGCCACTAATATCAAGTGGTGAATAGTGAGTGAATAGAGACATGTTGTTGCCATACATTCTCCCGAAGCCGGCAGTAGACCCACCTTCCGAAGTTCCTATATTATATTCAATAAATTTTACATCTATACTTCCAGATACCTGATCAACAATGGTATCTCCAACCGCAAATCCACCATTGCCAACTCCATAAAAGTCAACATAACTTAAAATGTCTAAAGTTTCATCGTCTTGGAACAACCCCACTGTGTTGGTTAACGTCAGGCCGCCTGCGGGAAGACCGCCATCAATTTGTAAAACCTTACCAATGGCTCCGCTCGTGTTACCTATTACCATATCACCAACAACTGGTGCAGTTCCTGAACCTCCATCATATTTTAGATAACCATCAATATGACTTATAACCTTGTCGCTGAAATTAAAATCCCAATCATCAGATATAGCCATTCCATAAATCCTCCGTTATTTGGACAAATCATTTTGCCCGAATATTATTCTTTATCTGAGGCATCTTTATCTAATGATGCCTCGGGATCTTCACTGCTTGACCTAAATCTTTCTGGCCACCTCTCTTCTGGTATGCCATATCTTTTAGCCATTTCCACATAAGCCTTTTTCTCGTCTTTAAATGCTGATACAACTCGTCCATTTCGCATCCATATAGCATTCCCAGAAACACTATTAATGGTCAACCTAGCCCCACACAAACGACATTTATAATTTTCTACTTCAACACCACACGATGGACAAATAGCAGCACTCACTATTTTTGAATGCATATGCCCCTCCAAACATTTTATGGCAGATCAACTGCCGTATCTTTAATCATTGTAAAAGGCACAGACAATCCACCTGCAGTAATAGTATCTGATGCCTCATTAAATTTAAACCCTTTAAGTCTGGCCTTTATCTTAACATTAACCTCAACTGTAAAGCTGTAAGAAGTGTCCTGATATACGCCGCTGGCATTCGTATATCCTTCACTAATAAGAGATCCGTCTGCCAAAGCTTCAATCCTTACGCGGACGTTTTCGATGCCATTTCCAGAAGCATTTAAACATGTAACTGTTAGAGTTTTTGTGTTTACAACAGAGGTTGAAGCGCCAGTACCATTTCTTACGCTGGGGGAATCGCCGTCATTTAATACATTAATAGTTACAGAGCCGCCGGAATTATTATAGAGTGTGGCATTACTAGAATATACAGCGTGTGTTTCACCATAACCATCGATCAGGTCAATTTTTTGCGTCCCTGCAACTGCTGCAGCTCTAGTATTATGCACACTAAAAGTGGTGCTGCTGGCAACATTAACATAGTATTTATATCCGTCTGTTAAACCTATAGAATCGGTGCCACCTTCGTCGTTATAATATACCGCATCCCCGGTTGCAAATCCGTGTGCAGCATTAGTTGTAATAATATCTGTACTATCGTCTACACCAGTATCTGTAGCAAATTCCCAACCATAAGAATCTCCACTAATTGTTGGTGTCCAATAGCCACTATACTCATTGGCATTCGAATCAGTAGAACCAGTAGATATCAACTCAAAGGCGTGCCCATATCCATCCGAGGTAAATTCACATTCTGTAATATTACTCAATGTTGTTAGAGGGCTAAATAAAGCAACACCCTCTGAAAGCGTGGCATCACTAATAGAGACACCTGTTATAGTTGCCGTTGATGCATCAATATTACCAATGTTTTGGATAAATCCACTAGTAATGGAGCATGCTGACGTCAACGTCATATTGCGCACACCTTCTATAATGCACGAAGCTAGGTCTAATGATCCGTCGTTATCGCTGACAGTGAAATCTATTCTATTATCAGGTTGACGTGTCAGAGAATGATTTTCCCCAGGATCCGCACCAATCGATAAATCAACTCGCGAAGTGTCAGAAAAAGCATTAGATCTTGACGAATGAATAGCTACTGTACTATCGTCTATTACATATACCCAATAACTACTTCCGTCGGTAAGACCTATATTATGCGTCCCATATTCATCAGAATATTCTACATAATCTCCTGTTTCCCAACCATGAAATGGTACTGTGATGTCATCGTTGCCGGCATCAACTTGTAAATATGTATCAAAAAACTTTTTGACCGAAGATTGTCCATTACCAGTAAATGAACATACACTTAAGTCAATATCAGTAGAGGCGTTTTGTAAATCAAATGTAACGCCAAGCGCTCCCTCGCCAACATATGTCCATGGAAAAATAAGTTTCTGATTGGAGTCAACAAAAGATGTAGCTGTTGAGCTGCCAATGGTTAGCGTACCCAGCACATATAAAACGCCACCCTTGGTAGTTATAATTCCATATCTATTACTTGTTGTGCCCTCGTCAAAGTCTGTAAAATCTGCAAATTCACCGTTAGCTCCGCTCCACGTTAATCCTTTTCCTACCCCAATATATTCAATTGCGTCCATTGCTACATTCTGTGACTTAACATTCCCGGTCATTGTAGCCACTTCGCCCCAGTAATTAATTGCAGATGCCGATACTGTGCCATTTGTATTATCAATAAAACCTATTTCATTTACATCAAACAAATGTATAATCCAACTGGTAGTAGGCGGATATGTGCTTTGAACATATGTATACCATTGATGATAATTAGTAGGTTTGCCTGATCCCGCAGTGGCTCCAGATCCAATTTCAAATTTTTGACCATTAATGCGTGCTGTCTCAAGCAAACCGCTTGTGGTAACAATTCCTTTCAGCAGGAAAAAGTACCCGCCTGCGTCATATGTCAAAGCACTTGGGATAAAACAAATGCCGAACTCAGCTGCTTTCACCTGCTCCGATATAGAACCGCTACCCTGGTAAAAAAAGTCTGTTTCCTCGGTTGCAGCGCCGCCGCCAACATCTTCCCACAAACCAGGCACCGGAGTTGTTGGGTTCGATACTTCGGCATCTGCAATTCTTTCCCCATCAAAAGTTACTGCCATTTGTTAACTTATAAATACCCATAACTTTATCATCGTCTAGGTATTGAATCAATTCTCCCATTAATTTCTTAGATCTTGTTTTTAGTGAATCTTTAATTATTACGCGGTCACCAGTATCATTCGGGGGTATAGAATCGTAGTTAGAAATTATTACTGGAATATCAAAACATTCTACAAGCTGTTTTACCATTGATAACCCGCTAGTAGTTGCCGCCTCAGGAATCAATTCAATCACAAAAACCCAATGGCCACCATTTAAAAAATTATCAGAACACATTACGCCGTTGATATCAGGCCTATCATTCTCTGACCCTATACCACGTAACCAAGCGCACTGAAAATTATTACAAATTGACGGGCGTTCTCGACTATTGTAAATAGAACATCCTTTGTTCTCATAGCAGCACTTTTTATGTGCAGGCTTTCCAAGCTCTGGTACGCCACCAACATAACAACATACCGTGCAATCACCGCATTCCCTGTGCATCTATATTCCCCAAATGATAGGTTTATCTAATATTATCAAACACATAGATAATAATGACATTTGTACATCTAATTGATATACAAACGAAGAGCTATCACAAATAATAAGTATTTATTAATAGATAGAAGAGTTTTGGAGGGCAGCTAATCTACTGATTATCTTCTATTTTTCTGAAGACGCAGGCGGAGGGGTCGAACACCCATCTTTCGTCTGAGGTAGGTACTTTCTTCATCTTAGAAAGCATATTAACATGCGAAACATAATCAGACTCGGCCTTCTCTAATGCCTCAAATAATTTCTTTTCAGAATCTAAATATTGACGACGCAATACGCCGAGAGCCGCTTTTTGCTTCTCTATAAGCGTTAAAATCGTCCTTATATTTTCCTCTTCTTCCTGAGTCAATTCAATAACTTTACGGTTTTCTTCCATTTTTTCTCCTTAGTCTGGCAGATCATCCTCGTCGCCTTTTAACGTTTTAACCAGTGGATTTTCCTTAATAAACCAAAATTCTTTTGGAAACGGCGGCTCCTCGCCATTTTTAAACCACACAAGCTGTTGCCCACTTGTAGATGGATATACACCAATAATAACAAAATGTCCCGAATGTACCAAAGAATGACAAGTGGGGCATAATATAGCTAAATTGCCGTCCGAATTGGTGCATCTTTCGTCTTGTCTAGGAACAATGTGGTGCCTGTGCAATACATTGCTTTTCGGGAAACTACAAATTTCACAGATTTTTTTGGGTCTTAACATTATGAATCTTCCCCCTTGGCTATGATAGGCGCCACTTCACTGCCATCAAACAGATCACCTTCTTCTAGTTTTTTAAGATATTCTTCGTCTTCAGACAATATAAGGCTTTTGATTTCTTCATCTACATCGCCAACACCCAATATAATAGAAGACTTGATCCTTTGTGGAAATGATACACGAGAGGGCTCCGCCTCCTCATATGAAGGCGGAGCTGGTGTTAAAGTGCTGTATGCTACAATCAGGGTTTTCCCTAGCCTTTTGCTAATAGATCCAGAAGCTACGGATAACATAATATCTTCAAGTTCTAGATGTGCTGTTGGCGACAATAAGTCTCTAGCTTGCCCAGCAGGGATCTTGTACCTTAAATCACCCAGGTTAATATCATACTTAGAAGTATTCCGTAATATGTACCTATCTCGTTCTGGCTCCCGCTTCTTGTGGTGCACAGCTCTATATCTCGGCATGTTTGCAAAAATTCCTTTTGATTATACTTCCGTACTTGGTTCTTCTAGAATTACTACGTTTTCTGCCTGAGGACCCTTATTGTTGGCTCCGATAGTAAAAGATACTCTCTGACCGGCGGTCAAAGACTTAAACTTACCTGGCTCACCGACGATGTTGCTGAAATGGACAAACATGTCATCATCTCCAGCATCAGGCTTAATAAATCCAATTCCTCTTTTGTCGTTAACATCTGTTGCTCTGGACGTTTAAACCAGATCTCTAAATTTCTTTAGAGTGTCGGACTATATTTTTATCCTAAAAGGATATCGGGCGCTCGTGGAAAAGATTATCGCTGTTCTACTCACTTTTCTAGTCTCTGAACCTTTTTGCTACTAAATAAACTTCACAAACTTGGCTGCTGATTGCCACCACCGTTACGTGCTGAGGTTCCCAGCAATTCACCCAATGCTCTTGGCACATTACTGCACCAAGGGGCCTACGACCAAACGACTACTCCATTCTTAACTTGTTCTGTCATTTTTCCTTCTCCTTTTTTTGCCACTCGAATAGTGACTTTTTAACACACGTCAGTGCGTTTAATAATATTATTTGTAATTATATATGTTGCCCCATCTCGTTTTGGGACCAATTTAAACACTCCATGCTTTATAATTCTTCCATTTTCAATATAAAAACCGTCGATGATACACGTTTTGTCTTTGGGAATTCTTTTGATTGGCAGTCCATCAACTTTAATAGTATTGCCGCGTATTTGTATACTATAATTACTCACTTCTTCTCCTTAGACGTCATAGGAATAACTATCTCATTATTTATTGTAAGCCCATCTTTGGCATGGATATCTAGAAGGGCCTGCACTTCTAAAATTGCTGCTCTTGCCATGTCTAATTTTTCGTTTGCCGGGGCAAGCGCAATAGCTCTATCCCATTTGTCAAATAAATGTTGCAAGTCAGCTTGCGCCCCAATACGACGCGCATGATTCATCAATCCTTCTCTAACTTCTTTCTCGCTTTTCATCCCCATTATTTTCCCTCTTAATGATCTGATGGGCTAAAATATTCGTCGTTGAAATCTCTTCGAACAGTAGGACAGGTATTATAATAAATGCCCCACAACATGGAAATAATTTCCGCTTCCTCGCTTGGATAATAATCAAAAGCAGCAGCTTCACCAAAAGGCATCATGGCTGCCACAACCTGTTTTAGCCACATTTTTTCTTCTGGGCTCTCTGGTTCATTAGTCGCAGCACCACCGTGCCTAATCTCAGCTAATGACGGACGTACAGTTGGGTGTCTGCCAGCATAAACGGTCGTGCCATCTGAACGTTTAATAAAAGACATTATCTACCAGAGTTCCCCCAAGCCTCGACTCTTACATCTCCATACCCATCAACTGCCCTAAACCATACTTTGCTTTCTACACGGTTGTCACACATTACTCCACTAGAACTGTCAGAAGGGTTTAGATCCCCATGTAAAGTTGTACCATCAAAAGAATATTCTATGACGTAACTACTCCTGTTTAGAAAGCTGATTGCAGTAGAAAGAAAACTAAAATTAGCTTGCGGTACAACAGGAAAATCGTACCCGTCAACGGTTACAACATCAAAATAATTCCATTTGCTCATTCACAAACTCCTATAATTATGATTGGTTATTGATAGATTTTTGATATCATTTTAAAATAATTCTAAAAACGATAAAATAGCATCAATTGTTTGGCTGCCAGTAGAAGACTCTACAATTATTGACAAAACGTCAGATGTTCCTCCTATATCTGCCGCAACACCCAATATGGAGTTTATATCCGAGTTCGCTACCTGCTTATTTGTTACTACCCCCACCGCTGCATTAACGTATCCAGATGCTATACGATGACCACTACCAGCAGTATAATTTAGCTGCGTTATAGATTGCTGTGCGGATTGTCCTATGTTAATCCAGGAAAGCGTGCCATCAAGCGTTGGATTAAGTACCACGTCCCATCTAACGCTCTCAGTGCCGCGATTGTTGATCAACGAGTTAATTGGTTGTAAAAATCCACGTATATGAGAACTTCTTAAACGAAGGGATAATACACTGCGTTGCGTGGTTGTCGCTGTCGTTGCCGCAAAGCCAGTAGTAGCTGACGTACGAATACCCTCTTCTTCATCACCACCTTCTCTGAATACGGAACTACATATGTGATTTAATGTTCCACCCAGACAATCATCAACCGCCTCTATTTCATATCGGCAAGGTAGTGTCGCTGTACTCATGTATACAGAGGGATATCTGTTAGCGTTCTCAAATATGTGTATATAATATGTTTTACCACCAATATCAAAACCGGTGCGTACCCTACCAACTCCAAGCCATTGAAAATCAATATGAAAGATTTGGGTGCTTGTTAAATCTAACGTGATGCCACTCCTACCGGTACCATCTAAATGATCAAAATTCCAGTTTTTTTGTGTAATACGCCGTTCTTCAACAATACCAGATGTATATGAACGCAATACCACAGCTATATCATTCTCTGTGATTTCTAAAAATATTCCATTATATCCATCAAAATACCCAACTCGTTTTCTAATACCGGCTGCTTGATATCCATCTCCGAACGTCATATGAATATTGTGCCCTTGCCCAGCACGATAAAGCCAATAACGCTTTGTTTGTCTGATTACTTTGTCTCCTAAATCCCCGGTTACGATCAACGATGTAGTTGATTCGTCTGGCAAAAACAACGTTGAAGCAGAACCTGTTAGCTCCGTATCCCATACTAACGGTAAAGAATCAAAAGTCTGTTGCGATGTTAAAAGCAAATGATTGTTTGAAACTCTCAGGCGAGTGAATGCATCTTTAGATTCATCTTGAAAACTAGTGATAAACGCACCGTCTGCGTCAGTCAAGAAGCTACTTCTTCCGGCAAAACCACTCATCTTTTCCTCCATATTTCATTTTTTTGGGGGAATGTATCATATACTAGTTGCAACAAAAACACCGTGGTCAGTCGTTAGAGTCGCATTATTCTGTACCGTAGATTTTACCACTATTGATACTATATCATTATTGTACAAACATAAGGTCCAAATTATAGAAACGCTTGCCTTTTCCCCAAGAGCGTTAATCTGCCTATCAATACAGCTATCACTAATAACCGCTCCATTCCTTGCAAAACCAAAATGAAAGTTGTCTGCTTTGTTTGAGGATGCAGATATCGTTGCTCTTAAATAAACTCTTCTTGGACTTAGCCTACGATATTGCATAGCACTACTAGCATCAGTTTGATGAAAATAATAGCAAATAGTGCTGCTATAAGCGGCACCATCTATTTGGTACCATGTGTCCGCATCTATTAATTCTGTATTACCACCACTAGCAATATATGTTTTTCCATAACATCTAGCTGGAGAACCAAAACTACTCATATCATACACCCCCACCAACACGCTGACTCTACACCAACCTCAACACCCTATAGTCCGCTAATATATGAGTTAATAGTATTCTAAATTATTGATAGTAAAAGTAAAAACGGGCTACCCATCCAAGATAGCCCGTTTTCTTATTAAGTTTTAGTTACTTGGGTATTAGCCAACAGCAACAGACTTACGACCAACAGCGCAACCGCGTGGGTTGACGATGCCGATTCCGATGATCTCAGAGATAACCCAACCAAGCTTTAGCTGCTTGGGCTCATCGGCAGGTAGTACCTCGATGTCCTGACGGACAGGCATAACACCTACGAACTCTGGATCGGCGGTTCCGAAAACGGTTCCGACTGGGACGATCTTAGAAACGATGATGTCTGCACCCCAGATGTGGGCATATAGACCAGTCTGAAGGATCTCTCTCATCGTAACAGGATCAACCTCGCCGCCATTAGATCCTTGGCCACCACCAGTTGCCCAATTCAGAATGTCATTAAATTCAATGATATTCATGAGGAACTTAGTAGTTACAAGGTCCCAACGGTCTACCTGAACCTTAATCTCGGAAAGGTCACGCTTTAGAAGTCCCGCATCAGCAATATCCTGGGCAGTGTTCTCTCCACCAAGCGTTGCATCGGCTGCGAAATCGAGGGACGCGAAAATGTTAGCATCTTCTTGTGCCTGGATCTCTTGCCTTGCCTTCTGCTGAGCACGGTCGATCACGTTAAAACGACGCCTTCTTACCTCAGCAATACGCACAGTAGGATTAGAAACAACCTCAAACTCAGGTACAGTCACCCTGTCACCGAACACGCGGCTCTCTGGAGCAGAACCATTGCTAGAAACAACGGTAGCTGCGACATCGATATCGCGGTCGTATACAGGAAGAGCACCTTGGGGCAACGGGTCGACAACCAAAACTCTCCGGCCCACTCCTTGATAATCCAAGTTTCTGCGGATCGGATTGGCCATTGCCTGGCCAAGAGCAATCTTGCCTTCTTGCGTCATCAAAGCGCGCTTAATAAGCTCGTTACGCTGATCATCCGTATAGGATGGCTGTTGCGCTAGACCCTGGTTTGCAGGGGCCAAATCGTCAAGTACGCTAGCGTACTTCACAATGTTCGCAAGAGCATCTCTAACGGAACTCGCATTCAGCTCGCCTTGTTTTCCATATGTACTAAATAACGACATAGTGCCTTTGTCCTCCTATTGTTATTTTTAAGGCCCCCCTCTTTAAGAGGGGGGAATCCTTGGAATCACTATTGTCTTTATTCTTACTATTTCTTATTACTCTACCATGTAGCTAAATACAACTCTTACTGCCGCTTCGGTAGCACCGACCAATGAAGGTGGAGTGGTTACCAAGAACGGGCTTGTCTCAAATTCCATGAATCGACCAACTGTGACATCAACAGCAGTAGAAGCTGTAGATACGGTCAGAGTACCATCATGCTGTGGCTGAATCGCAGCAGCGGGGTCACAATTAACGTTGGTGAGTACCAGACCGTCGGCAGAAGTGTCAACTGCGTCAACAGAAACTGCGTAAAGACCTGGCTTGTCCCAACAAGTGACCTTGCCACTTGCAGCAGCGGTGTGAGGTCCGAGATTGGTTCCAGTGGTGGAAAGTCCGACTGGAGTACCAATTACCTGGCCAAACAGAGTGCCATATCCGGCTGTACCATCATCAAGTAGCCATAGTGGGCGTGTAGTAGATGCATCAATACTGTTAGCGATCGCAGGGCGGTACTGATCAGTTGCGTTGGTATAACCATCAAGTACGTCGTATGCGGCTTTTTCGCTGGCGGAAACGGTCCTAGCAGCTGCGAAAACGGTGCCAATTTCACCACCAAGGATGGTGTCATAAGTTCCGTCGAGATAGCCATCTAGAGCGTCAAACTGTCCTAGTGGTTGGACTCCTGACTGGTAAATATAAAGAGCCATGTTCTATATCCTCCGAAAAGATTTTTATTTTATTGTCTTTGATCCAATTCCCTAACAGGGATTACATTTCTATATTTTAATATTGATAGATTCTTATAAATATTAACTACTTATGGCGTATTCTTAAAAAAGCGTATAATTTGGTAAATTAACTAACTGGTTGAAATGGTTAAGAATTTAACCCATTTTGGCTTTAAGTTGGTCTATAAGACTTATGATCCTCTGCAATTTTTCAGGTCTCATAACCAATTGGCCGTTTCTAACTATTTTGCCAGCAAAACCATCCTTTGGTTTTCGCCTAATAATTTTCTTACTATAGAGAGTATCAGTGTCTGTGTCTAAGCGTTTCTCTAGCTGCTGTGTCGCTTTAAGCGTCACATCATCCATCGCACCACTTATTTGATTTTTAGAAAGCAGACCATTTAGTGTTAGCACTTGTTGCAAACCATAAACGCCCTCCATAACCATTGGCGTCCGTCGATATTCTTCTGCCGCCACAGCATCTAACCTAGCCCCCTTCGTTTTTACGGCTTCCAGGTCGGCTTCCCAAGTATTCAATTTTTCAGCTATTCTAGAGTGTAAATCTAACCCTGTCCATGTCCAAAGGCCAGCCTCGATGTCAGTAGACAATGCGTCGTCTATGTGTTTCCTGATAGATGGCAATAAGCTCTTAAGTTCTATAACCTTTTGCCGATATCTCGTATAATCTTCTGGCTTTGTTGGCTTTTGTTCAAGTTCTTTGATATATGGTGCTAATTTCGCCGCAGCCTGAGCTGCTGCAGCTGATTCTGGTGCTGCCTTTTGTAGCACATCATGTAGATCTTTCGTGTCTTTTTTAATGCCTTCTTGCACGCTTGTGATCTTTTTTCCTAGCAAGGTTAACGCTGATAAACCAAGTCCTATTGTGGTAATAACTTTGCCAACCCTACCCATTGGAGCTTTCCTTGTCCTAACAACTCTACCTTTCCCCACATCAGGTTTGCCTTTAGTGGTTGTTATTTTACCTTTGTTAAAAAAATAATCCCAAGCGAGTGGTGCTACAGTAGTAATTAAAAGTACGATTGGCGCAAACCAACCGCCTTCTTTAATGCGCGGGCGGCTATCGGCGAAAGGGAGGCGGCCAAGCCTCTCAATCGTTTCATCAATTCTTGCTGCTTCTTTAGTCTTGTTTTCTCCATCAAGCCGATCAGCAAGTTTAATCAACTCAGAAACCATCGAGGCATGAATGCCAGGCAATGCGCCGCTAGGCATCTTGGTTGCGACCTCGATATCTTTTTTTTGCTGTTCTTCAATGTTTTCTACAAGACTTCCTTCGCCCATACTATTCATTATGGGACTTTGTTTGGCCGTCCACGCTTGTTCTGGGTGAGCTTTCTCAACTAAATTTCCACCCTCTACCTCTAGCTCGTATTCTTCGGTAGGTTCATATCTCCTGTGATCTTTTACAGGCGTCTCCTCGTCGGCATTACCAGCTAGTTCTTTTTGTTGTAGATCTGATGTTATCAAACCCGATTTTGCAGCGACTTTTAGAAATTCTTGCATAACGCCGCTGCTTTCCCATTCTTTGTACATTAATGCGCTCCTTGAAGAAGTCCCGACAACTCCTCAATTTTTGGCGATTCTTTTTCAACTGGTGTCGGCAACGGCTTCTTCTTTATCAATGGTGTCGCTTTAACTCTTTCATATTGTGCTTCTGGTAATAATTTTTTCGCCAAATTAATTACTCTTGGAGCCACAAATGCTTTTCTTTTATTAATCTCATTTAAAGTGCCCCAATTTAAAAGCTCTACATCTTGTAAAACAGATTTCATTTTTGCCGAGCCCTTTAGTGGCATTCCATTTACAGATTGAAAAGCTCTAGAAAAATTGGCTACCGAAGTATCCAAAAATTTTATTAATGTATCTTCTACATCTCCTGCAACATTAGAATAATATTGCATTGTCTGAGACTTCAGTTTGCTAGGAAGCAACGGATCGTCATCATGAAACTTGAAAGCAGATGGAGTCTCTTTACGGATTTCCCGTTCTTTTTTGCTCTTAAGACCAACCATTTTAGCAACGCCGCCGGTCAACATAAAAATCGCCAAGCCGCTAGCAACTGCTTTTAACAATCCAAGCAGTGCAGCTGAGAAAAATGGGAGCCTACCACCATACCTTACACCACTCATAAACCTTCTAAAAAATCCACTTCTGGTACCCCAATACCTCGAATATCTACTACCAAACCAAGGCCTTCTATATCCCCAAGGTTGAGATTCTTTATATAAACCAACGTAAAAGGCTGTCTTTACGTCATTTGGTGTAATACATCCTTTAACCATCATAATATCTTGAAGCGTTGATTTAGATTCTAATCCTGCTTTCGACTGTAGCGTAGACCAAATTTGTCCTAGAGAAAACGTTGATGCCTTTTCAAGGTTAGATTCCGAAAGATCCATTTGCGCCACGTCTTTTGCGCCACCCATCTTGAGGTAGTTGTCTATCATCCTTCCAAGAGCACTTGGCCCAGCACCAAATGCATAATCAGCGGCAATTATAATACTACCTAAAAGAAACCCAAACCTGAGGGCAATTACTGGAGTCATTACGGTGAAGATTGTCTCAAAGGGCTTCTCCCTTAAATTGATATCGTCTTTAACTCTACCTAAAGCACCAGATACAAAATTTGCCAACATGTCAGCTTCTCTAATAATTTGCTTGTCATTATTAGTAGTTAATATATTGGTCATAATGCCTCTGCTAATTGCCTCAATGCTACAAAATAAGTCTGCATGTGGTGTACAAAATTTAAGAAATCCCTTTTGTTATATTTAGCTAAAAACTCTCCTTGAACCCTGCCCAAAGCGCTATATAGACGTCCAGCTCTGGTCTTAAGTTTTTTCAAAAATTTCCTTGCCACTTCTCTTCGTTGTTTGGGAGTTTCACTTCCATATGGAACCGTCTCGCCCCAAAATCCACGAAGACTTTTGTCATATCTAGATGCGTTCAAAGCGATTTCTTCAAATGCATCTACTTGAGCCAAGAACTCCATAAATGGCAATCCGCGAATCGCTACAGCGACTTTATCTGGTGTATCTAACTCTTCGGTTCTTTCGCGCCCTGGTGCCGCCCATGACAAATCCATGCGTGCTTCTGGAGTTTTCTTTGGAGCCTTTTTTGCTGCGGGCGTTCTCTTTTTAACCAATCCCTCATAACTCTGTTTGCCACCAGGCATGTTATATAATTGCTTAAAAGTATCAAAAACAACTTTTGCGGCCTTGTCGGCAACTCCGACAACTCCACTACTAAACGTTAGATTTTCTCTATATTCCTTGCCTCTAGTAAGTTTGTTATACAACTTTGCAAGTATTGTAAAAGCTTCTGCGGTTTCTTCTCCGGTATGTACATCGGGTAGAACATTTTGCGTCCTAAATCCAGCTAGTGTAGTAAGAAAAGCTCTCGGATCTGCGAGTTCTCTAAGCTTGAACTTTATTTTATCTGTATATGGAATGTCCATATCTTGCGGCAAACCAAGAGCAGCACCTTTCATTTGAGCCAACCGTTCTGCAATATATATACCCCAGTTCAACGATTGCGGCGTTGGTTGTGCCGGGAAAACTTTTGCATCTGGCTTTACCTTACGAAGTTCAGCCATCACCTTTTCATAGGCACCTTTCGTGCTAGGCCCCCACTTACCATCATCTTTCTTTGGTCCGACTGCATTTGGCCCATGTAGCGCCATCGCTGCCTGTTGAAACGTCTTCACCAATGGATCTATCTCTACGGCTTTACCTTTCGCGGGCCTTTTCTTTGATGGCTTTTCCTTGGGTGCAATAGAAATTCCAAGATCAGCTTCCTTTACAAGCTCTTCCTTTGCCGAGGCAATAATAATTCCATGGGTCTGTAGGGGCTTTATAGTTTTGTTATAAAGCGCATCGAGTCTGTCTCCAGCCTGGATTTTATCGTAGTGTTTCTTTAGTTCTGTTTTTATTATATTCTCAATTTCAAAAGCTTTGCGCCTGCCAGCTTTTCTATCACCCTTACCAAGAATATTCAGAAGCTTATAATCAGGGTTTTCCATTACTTTAAGCACTCTTCGCAAAGCAGACCTATAATTTCTAAGGATTTGAGACTCAGGCTTCTTGGCGACAGCCGGAGCCGGTTTTGGAGCTTTTTTCGGACCAAATTCTTTAGCTGCATATGAGGCACCGCTAAGCAATTCCTTCAAAGAGGTAAAAATATCATAAAATCTCTTTTTAAGAATCATACCTCTACTTAATAATCTGTTATTTTCTGCAATGGTATATACCGGTCCAAGCGCCTGCAATAAAGTTTTATACAACAATACAGCCGCTCTTTGAGCTTTCTTAACATTTGCTTCTTTAGTAAAATCTAACTTTTCGACTCTTTCAAATATGGCAATGTGTGGAGAAAGCTTGTTTATAACCCCATCCATTGCAGGCCAATATAACCTATCAACATTTCCTTTATCCTCTCGAAGGTGACCGAGAAAGTCTTTAATATCGCTAGGAATGCCCTCTTGTATAAACGCTGTTTTCTCTAAGCCCGAGACTTTCGAATCCTCGGAGCCAGCCGTCTCGGAAGCTGTACCCCTACCCGCGAAAGGGGGTGTCTCTAACAGTTCTCGTAATGTTTGATCCACCATTTGGGCTTCTTCTGTCCTACCCTCATCCTCAAGGCTATTGGCGGTAGCAATTAGATTAAGCATCAGTTGGGCATATTTACCAGTAGGCTTCTTAGTTGCCTTGTCGATACTTTTCTTCTGTTCTTCTACAATAGTCTCGACTTTGCCGCCCTCTTCCTTTGCCGGGACAATAGTAGGGCCGCCGCCCGGATGAGCCTGCTCGACAAGCTGTTCTCCTGTTTCACCAGTTACATCATACAACTTATCCAGCGCTTCCTTATAAATGGATATTTGTTTATCGACAGCTACAGCGGCCTCGACTTCTCCCATTTCTTCTAGGTCGCCAGCTAAAGAAATCAGTTCTTGAACTATAAAGGCTGTAGTTTTCATATCATCGTCCACCTTTGCAGCAGCACCGGCACCTTGAAGCTCCTTAACTATATCTTCGGAAGTGCCACTTGGCATCCCTGCTATAACCCACCTCATTTGGTCTAAAATCGGAAGTTCGCTACCATCTGGGTTGACATCCGTCAACACCAAATCTCCCTTCTTGGCGTTAACTTGACTAGCCAGCGCATTCCATGCTCTGGCTGTCATAGGACCCCACTTACCATCCGGCCCCCCCTCTTTGCTAAGCGGCATGGTAGGTACCGTTACTTGAAGAATCTGCTGCAAATCCCAAATAGTTTTCCCAGCCCTAGGCACACTAACCACAGTCGGCTCGAACTCCAAACCTTCTTCTTGTGCTGTTGCGGGCTCGGGCTCAACAGCTTCTTTTACGATCCATCCTTTCTCAGATGCTATCTTATAGAACTCTTCCTCCCAAGATCCGCCTATATTTAAATTGCGCATTTAATTTTCCTCCCGCAACAAAGCTTTAAGTTGTCTTAATGATTGTTCTACTCTATATGCAGCCGTAATGTTTTTTTTGTCTGATAGATGATACGCAATCTTTTCTATGTTTGCAAGAAGACGCTTGTTATACGCAACAACAAACTCTTTCTCAATTGGAACTACAGGCTGCTCAAATTCTTTAACGGCTTCAGTTATTTTTTCTTCCAAGTCTTCGTCTTCCCATGTTTCAGCAGCTGCAACATTCTCTAGCGGCTCGAAAGCCTCGGGAGGTGGCCCATTAAGGACGCTCTCACCAAGTTTTTCAAGCTCTTGCATAACCTCGCTATTGAGCCACGCAGCCTTATCCTCTTTTGAAAAAGTCATTACGCCTCCATTATAACCACATAAATTCTAACGTACCTTCTATTGCACTTGGAGGACCGGTAACTATAGCTACACCAGGATGGTCCGCCGTCGCCTGACTTGTAGTTAACTTTCCTTCTGAACTTACAAATAATGTTGCATTTAATGGATATCGCTGTAGCGAATCGAACTGATCTGTAGCAAAAATCCCTCTTTGAAACCAAACAGTTATTCTATTACTACCAATTGTTGTATCATCGCCAGGCAGCGAAGGTACTTGATATACATAGTTAACGATAGTTCTAACACTATCTTCTAAGTTATCACCATCACTGTCATAGTTCAGCAAGCTGTTAGCCGGAAGGGTCAAAATACCATTAGTTGGATTAAGAACTAAACCTTCATAATCGGCAACAAAACTAGATTGTATCAATCCAGCATTATTAAGTTCTTGCTTAGAATCTGCTCCATTATAAAAATTGTTATACCCATCAGTAGTGATATCAACACCAGGTATAACAACAATCTCATCCACTACTGTTTGAGTAAATGCGGTCGTACGGATATCGTCGATAATTCCCAATGGAGCAGTTCCATCTGATAATCCGGCAACAATGTCTTGACCTACCAACTTAAGTTGTGCTATCTGACCGGGTTGAAATGAACTTGAACTATCAACTGGATAACTGAAGGGGAGTGCATTTCCGGCTTGTATAATTCGAAGCATACGGTTCTCCCTTTTATGTTATTAGTCTTGATCTTTGGATTTAGCAAGCTTAGCGGGTCTTTCATCTTCAGCTTTCTTTTCCTTGCCACCCTTTTCATACTTTTTAAGGATAGATTTGCGTTTCTTTTCGCTAAGCTCATTGTCCCAAATATCTCCGACAATCTCTCTAATTCTTTTGGCAGAGTAGTCAGGATTCTTCTTTTTGACATCTGCCTTCATTTTGTCAAACCACTCCTTGGGAGCCTTATATTCTGCTCCTTTGGGCGACTTCTCGTCTTTTCCTTCCCAAGTTTTATACTTTTTTTTTACTTTTTTTTTTGCTAATTTCTCGATTGTTTCATCTACAATGCTGGCCACACCGGCAAAACCCTTGTTATCAAGAGCATCAGCTATCTTCACTAGATGACCCATTGCAAAGTCAATAGCTAGAGAAGTCTGAGCTTCTCGTTCTGGCTGGTCTTGTGCCATTTGTTCGTCGCAATCGTCGCAAGGTTGTTCAGCAGCACCATCATCGGCAGCTCTTTTTGGAACCATATAGCTGTCTCTCAGATCAGCAGCCCTCTCTAAAAAGCCAGGCTCTTTATTTTCTTGTGCCTGAATATCTTCCAAATTCTCGTTCCACACTTTGGTAGATACCGCCTTGCTTGCCTGCGCTTCATCCATAGAATCATATTGCGCTTTGCCTTTCCTATATTCTTCATGCATAAGGGCCATCAATAGCTCTATGCTCATTCCTTGGGCTTCTTTCTCTACCGAAGCCGCTTTGAACATATCACCCCCAAGAGCCCTAGCCATTGCGTCTATAATTTCATCAGCGTCTTGTCGCTTTAGGCTTGTCATTTTGTAAACCTCCAATAGATAGTTTTCAATCTCGTTTCTCTCCCGCGTCCTTAGATTTACTGTTCAAAACAAAAACACGTTTTGCCTTTTTCTCATCAACTTCATCAAAGAATTCAAAATATGCCTCAATTTCCTCAGGCAGAAGCCCAAATTGTTTCAGAGATAGTATCTCCTGTACCCTTTCCTTTTTAGTAAGTTTCATTTTCAAATCCTTGAGAATAAGGAATGGGCCTCGGGGAAGATTCCCCGAGACCCCTTAAGTAATTGCTTTTACCACATTTTCCTAAGCTGATCTGCCAGGTTCTCTGGAGAAGTCACTCCTTCGCCCAAATCTTCAGAGCTAACCCCAACATTAAGTGCCGGAGCTGCTGTTTTTACCTGTGCTGGCTTAGCTACACGGGAAAGTGCACGTTTGAAAGATTCAAAGCTCTTGTTATCAAAGCTCATAATCTCATTAACTTGCTTTTCCAAGGTTGCGCGATCGTCAGCTATCATGCCCTTTTCTTGCATATCAAGAGCGATGTCATATGCTCTGCTCAGTTTCACGCGCTGTTCGTCTAGATTTGCCTCAGACTTCTTCTTTGTATATTCTTGAGTGAGTTCGTTTCCAAATTTCTTGCTTTCGGCGTCTCCCTCACCAAAGTAGGTTTTCCAATACTTGGCAGCTTCAGGATCCACCGCAAGTGCCTTCAACTTCTTAACATCGTCTAGATCATCAATGGTCAGCGTACCATTCTTAAGCAGCCCGCCCAGATGCTCCATGGCTTCTCTAACTTTTGGAAGATTCTGAACTTCCTTCATGATTTTATCATGCTGCTCGACGATAGTCTCAAAATATGCTCCCTGATCGGATGGGGAAATGTCCAACCTTTCAAGATCGTGGCCACCTTGTGGATGGAACTTAGCTGGCATATCGGAATCAACTGTTACAGCCTGATCAAGAGAAAGTTGATACTTGGCGCCAACCTCAGCAGCTACTCTCTCACGCCATGCTTTACGAGCTTCAGCATCGACAGTTAAATCACCAACTGGGACAGGAACACTATCAGCCTCCTGTTCTACAGCCTGATCTTCTAGGGCATTCAAATCATCTAGCATCTGAGAAAGCTCGAGTTCTAGGCCATCTGACGCTTCTGGAGATCCTTCCATCAAAGTTTCAAGCTCACCGGCTGGCTCCTCTACTACAAGAGCCTCTTCCTCAGGAGCATGCTCTGGTTCCTCCATTTCTTCTTTCATAAATTCCGAGGTAACGCCCATTTCATCTAGGAGGTCTTTAACAATCTTCTCAACATCAGCTTTAGTCATGCCTTCAGCAGCATACGACTCTGCCACCTCTTCATCAGCCTCACGGACTAACTCACGACGCTTTGCGGCACGAGCCTTCAACAGATTCTCTAACAAAACTTCTGCTTTGCTCTTTTTACCATTGTTGTTCTTTTCTTTTTTCTCCCCTTTCTCTTCCTCATCTTCTTTCTCTTCCTTATCTTCTTTCTTGTCTTCTTTCTTTTCCTTCTTTTCTTTCTTCTTCTCTATAGCTTTTTCAAGAGCAGGCGGCAGTTTGCCCTTGCCCTTCTTATCTTTCTTGTCATCTTCTTTCTCCTCTTTTTCATCTTCTTCCTCTTCCTTCTTTTCTTTCTTCTTGGCGGCATCAATAACAAGGGATGCTTCTCTGCGAAGTTCAGCACTCTCGTTTACTGCCTCAGGCGCAAGACGAAGAAGTTCGGCGGTTACCGCATCCTCTGAACCCTTTCCAGCCTTGAAACGTGATTCAAGCGACTCAGCTAGCATAGCCAGCTCATCTGCGCTTTCATCTAGGCCAGAATATACTTCCTTGATCTGAGATGCGACTTCTGCCATTGCAAGTTGCTCTGCATCGTCGGCCTCGGCGCCACCAACATCTGGAAGCTCAGCACCTTCTGATTTGCCAGTTACTTCCTCAAGGGCATCCTTAAGATCGCCCATAGCCTTCTCTGCGCTCTCCAAACTCTCAGATAGCGTATCTAGAGCTGATTGAACAGGATCCTTCGCCTCTTCCTCAGGAGCAGCTTCTGGTAGCCCTTCGACTGCTGGAGGAGGCGGCATTGGCTTTTCGCCACCTGCTGTGGGTGGAGGCATTGGTGGCTGAGCAGTCTTTTCAAGACTTTCTCCCTTCAACAACCATGCTACACGTTCGAAACCTTTCTCTCGAATAGCTGCGATTGCCTTGCGACCCCACTCTTTGCTCGCCAGCAATTCCCAATTCTGTTCTAGCTCATCCTCGTAGATCTCTGCGCCAGTCGCCTCAAGAATCTTATCTGGGCCAGCATAGATTTCCCAACGAGAATTTTTCTTGTCAATGACAGTCTTATCTTCATTTTTGTAGGCTACAATAAACTTAGCGCGAAGCTGAGCGCGGAGAAGCTTCTTTTTTAGAGCTTCTTCATTACCATAGCTCTGGTAACCTGGGTGCAGGCCGTCGTTACCTGGCTCCATACCCTGTCCTTCCATTTGCTTATCGCCATCAGTTTTCAACTTATCATTCATGGGGTCAACCGGATAAGTTTGTGGCTCATTAACACCGCCACCACCTTGCCAATAGGCTTCTTTCTTGGTGGGTGATGGAGTGCCCCTACCAACCATTTTGACTAGGTCTCTAGCCTGTTGGATCTGGGTATCGTCCACTTCATTGTATGTGCCATCATTGTTAAGCATAATAACCTTTCCGTCCGGGGTTTTTGCAACGGTGGCACCGCTAGGCGTTTTCTTGGTCTCCAGCTCTTGCGCTGGCTCCTCAGCCTGCTTCATGAATGCGTGTCTGCGCATCTTTCTCTCTTCTAATTCAGCCCTAGAAAGCATTTTCTTTAGGGACTCTTCGGATTGGCCAAAGCTGTCATAACCTGGGTGCAGACCATCATTTCCAGGCTCCATACCCTGACCCTCCATCTGCTTGTCTCCTTTCGTCTTGAGTTGATCATTCAATGGATCAACGGGATATGGAAGATTAGCTGGATCATTCAAATCCCCCCCACCCTGATGATAGGCAGATTTTTGAAACATTGCACGACGGGCAGCTGCCCTTTGACGAAGCTCTTTGTCAGACATTGATTGCTCCTCCTTATGTGTTGTGACTTCCTGGACGCCCGTTGCCATGTCACGAAGTGCAAGTTCCATGGCGTCCAGCTTCTTATTAATAGCGTTTATTTGTATTCCTAAATCAGCAGTTTTATCACTGGTCATTCTCATAATATCAGTTCTCTCTGGTGACCACTCTGGCGGTCCAGTATCAGAGTTGGATCCGGTGTACCCTTTTTCAGTATCTCCCATATCTTTGGTGCTTGGAGTAGCACTTGCTGGTTCCACCTCAACTGGCTCTTCTGCAGGGACCTCTTCTAATAGAGAAGTAATAATGTTTTCGACTTTTTTTCTTGCTTCTGGACTGGTCAGATGTTTTAGAACTTCTCCTAAATTCCTCGCCTGTTCTATGTTTTCAGCACCAGGCCCAACAGCTGCGGCTTTATAAAACATGAGGTTGGTTGCTGCTCTCACAGTATTCCTTAAATCAACTATCTCATTCTCCAACCTCGTCAGTTCATCTGGTGTAACACAACCAGCTCTTTTAAGTTCCTTAATTCTTTCACCCTTTTCATTAGAATATTTTTCAAGACTGGCGATTACATTCCTCAATTTGGCTTGAGGATCTGCGCCCGTGACTACCAGGCTCAACTCAATGGGCGAGAGGTCAATATTAATTTCACCATAAGTTTTCTTAGTTTTGACGCATGGACAATAATCGGCCTCTACCCTTGCGATATTGCCACACTCAAAACAGATAGATATGCCAACTGCTGTGCCCATAGAAACATTTGTAGCATAACCTGTAGAAACTTTTCTAGCAAGATCTGGATAATTAATTTTATCCAGAGCGCATAGGGCAATAACTCTTTTGCGTTTGTCATCATAATAAGTATCTACGATGATACCACGAATACCATCAACGGAACCGCTTTGATGATCTTTGCAAAGGGGGCGACCAATCCATTTTCTATAAGCTTTTTTAAGCTCTACTTCTGGAAAAATATCGCCGTTGTTGTTTTTATAAGGCTTAATGTTCGGATCAGAACAGGCCCATTTCCAGGATCCCTTGTTATCTATTTTCCATTCGGACGTAACTTCGTCTTCACCATTCTTTACCGGCAAGCCGGTGTTCTGATCAATTAGTGCAGCCTCTGCTGCATGCATCATAATACAACTAAAGTACAGGAAATCCTTGGCCTTTGGCGCAACTCTTTTCAAATGTTGGGCGAATTTAACAAAACGTTGTTTTATTTGTTCGTCAGCTTTCGCTGCCTCAGAGCCAAGGAGTAGAGCCTCCATGGGCTTGGAGGATGCCATTAAATCTGTATTATGTACCTGTCTAACTTCCAACTGAGCAGTTTTAAATATGGCCATTTAATCCCTCTCGTCGTCAGTATTAGTCTCTTTTTCCTCAGATTTTTCTATATTGGCCTTCTTTTTGATATCTTCCTGTGCCGTCTCCTTGTCGGTATAGACAGAATCAATTTTGGCATCAGAGTGCTTAATAATCATTTATGCCTCCAGCATAGTAATAAGTCGAGCCCTTCTACGAATTCGGCTGCGTATACTACTAATTTTTCTCGGACCCAATATGTTCTTCTCGAAATGCGGCCTCATCTGTTTTTCTATTGTGTTTTCTATGCTTTGAATAATTTTCTCAGATTTCTTTGCAACATTAATTATATTTTTAATTTGATCTTTGTTGTTAAAATCCTCAAACAATTCGAGAAATTCTTCTACAAACTCAGCCAATTGCTGCATTGCGTCTTGCAACGCCGTTTTGATTTGCCTAGTCGTTGTATCTTTTTCTAGCGGTTGCAGAAGGTGAATTATCCCCTTCTCTATCAGTTCCATATTTTCATCTTTCTGTCCAGCAAACATTACAATTAGTTTTGTATACCTATCTTTGCCATCTTTTTGATATCTTCGAAGAAGGTGTCTTATTTCGAAAAGTGCCGCTGAATCGGCGTTTTCATTTTTTTCAAAAACATTAATTAAACGATCATCGTGCTGCTTGGCAGCCCAAAGCAGACGCAAAAATTTCTTAAAGGCCTGAAGGACCTTTTTGGCTGCGTCTTTCTCCTCTGGAGATATTTCAGATGATCGTTGTGGTAAATTTGCTAGCTTTTGAACCATATGTCCTCGCGTTAAACATAAGCGTAATTGCCGCAAAATTATGAAATTTTATTAATAGATTTCAAATAGTTTTGTGCTATAGATTGCTAGTTGGGCTCTCCCGGATCGTGAAAAAATGGGTTAACGCCCCAACCACCCCAAGGTTGTTCGGGCTGCACATCTCCTCGTAATCCAACGATATTTGATGCTACAAAGGCGTCACTAGCCTCATCTTCCTCTTCCTCCTCAGGTTCCAGTGCATATCGATCTTCTATAAGTTGATATAAAATTTCATTAATTTCTGCAGCGGACCGTGTAAATCCGCGTCTATTTAGTGTATTTCTGAGATTTGCAACTATAGTAATGGTTTCTTCGTCGATCATATGCCCGTACTCCCTGATGGCACAGGAATGCTTAAAATCCCTGTTGGCGCCACGCTGTTAATAGTATCAGCCCACGTAACATAGACATGTTCACTAGCATCTTGATATGGATTGCCAAATGGCATATCATTAGGAACTGGATTTAGGTGGGGTTCCAATAACGACTGTTCTAGAGGTTGTGAAGTTTCTGGATTCTTATAAGGAGATTTATTCTTCAATAATTTCCTTATCTTATCGGTATCAACTGGTGGCTTGCCGCATGGCTCAGAAAACCAATCGATAAGATCGGCAAACATGTCTTTAAAACCATAAGCTTTTGCTTCTGCATAGGCTGCTTCACATGGCCATCCAGTTTCCGTCCTGAAGCGCGCTACAACGCCTCCTGTGCGGTCTTGACCATAAAAACAATGAATATATGTTGGTTTTTCTTTTAAAAAGCTAGAAATGGATTTTCCAAGAATTTTTCTACCAAAGTCACTTGGCGATCCTGTTTCTAAAGGTGCTACAACATGTTCTAAACCAGCGATGTGACACATCCTAGTTATATCAGGGTGGTTGTGCAGGGAAACAACCCTTTGTACACCAAACCTATCACGCAACGCTTCTAGTTGTTTCATATTCTCAATTATTGCGCCACGATACAGGTGTTGAGGAACCACAACACCAAAATTTTTAGGGGTCTCTAAGTGACTATGATTTTTACCAAGCTTGGATAAAGTACCAGCATCTAATTTGCCAGTAGGCTCTAAACCGTTGCAATCTTGCCATTTTGCCAAAGCAACCACAAAATTCAAATCGTTATATGGATGAACTCCTACTTCTGCCGCAATAACTCCAATAATTTTAGAAACTTTGATGTTTCGAGAAGCGATATTATTAAATTGTTCTGCCTCTTTAATTTCGATTGCGGCGGGTTTTATATCGCCACCTGTGAGTAGACGGACTCCACTCTTGACAAGATAATATTTTTTTTGGTTCATGGATTGAGCCACAAAGTGCAAGTTAGGCTCTCCAATAGGAGCATTTGGTAATAGCTTCTCTCTAATCTCTTCCAAATCAAGGGATGCCTTCACCAATGCATCTTCAAACGATGCAATTGTCGGCAGCTGCTGTCTGACGAGTGCTTCGGCCTCTGGTTCTCCAAAGAACGGACCTTGTAAAATCTGTTCTTGGGTTCTTGTCGGTCCTATATGTCCCGTTTCGTGTATGATGGTTTCAATCAAGGCGCGTTCTGTTGCTTGTTCTAGCTGCTGTGCTGTAGGTTGTATAGTACCGAACATTTGACGCACCTTTTCTCGGATCCTATCTTTAAAGATATGTATCTCTCTTGGATCTTTCCCAGGGCCCATTTCGACATGCCCCATATGACCAGAACCGCCACCACTGTGAACTACTACTTTTGTGACGTTCATTTTTAAATGGTTTGGTATTCTAGTAAGTGCCTTTGCGATTGCAGGCTCGTATGGTTCGATCACAATATGCGGAGTAGGAATTATCGGTTCCTGGGCACGCTTTGACAATGCAAACGCAGTGATAAACGACCTATATGGCTTTAAAATATCAGACCACCTGTCAGCTCGTATAAAATCATCATACGAAACATCTTCGATAAAGCCGCCGACACCAAAGTTGATTGTCATGGATCCATATCTAAGCCCACTTTTCATAAGTGTTTGTTGTGCAAAGTGCAACAATAGATTAGATTTATCTGGCATGTCTAGGCCAACTTCACTGCCAAATATTGTAATTCTGGGCCAACTCTCTTTTAGACCATCCAAAATCTCGTAAGCTTTTTCTGAGTGCTCTGGTTTTTCTTCCCTTCTCTTAATTATTTCTTTGATGTCTTCAGGTACAGCATCTCCAAACTGATCGATATGTTCAAAAAACACATCGTCATGGGTCTTGCCATCTACTTGTATCGTGGAACCATCGTCTGGATTAATCCATATGCTTCGCATCCAGGCAGCTCTTTTACTGATATAAAACATATATTTATGCCCCAGCACTCGGCGGTAGAGGCTTTATTGGTTGCGGAGTTGTAGATAACAGTTTTACCAACTCCGATAAAACTTCTTGAATAAAATTAGGGTTAAGGCCATATAATAGATTTTTAGCCAGCCCGATTGCCTGACCTATTGCTGCTGTTGGCGGCAACGGTTTTGTTCCCAAAGCACCCGGATTTAATTTAACTATTTTTCCTCTAACTCTTGACAGAAATTTCGCTTTATTCTTATCGGGCACTCTATAAAACATAAATTGAATAATTTTGAACAATGACTCAGCTGTACGCTGAGCTGGCGTCTGCACTGTTTTTTCTATTCTGTTGGATAACCTAAAATTGTTTCCCATTTACTTTTTATTCTTGGCGAATTTTTGTCTTATTTCTTTAGCTTTCATTCGCCCAGGTCTTTTAAGTTTTTTATTCTTTTGTTCGATAAGTGCATCTATCTCGTTAGCTGCTTCACAAAAACCTTCGGCGTCTAATCTATCCGCCAACTCTGCCAACAGAACCATAGAATCATCGGCCTCGATTTGAGGATCATTTTCTATAATGGCATCTAGTTTTCCAAGCAGCGCCACTTTTGCCTTATCGGAGAGTTTGTTAATTACCATTTATTTGTCACCTCGTTTTAAAAAATGATCCCACCAATTGTCGACATCTTCTGGCAATGCATTATATGATGGCGGCGCAGGAAATGAAAACCCTTCTTTAAGCATGGCTCTTAGTTCTTCCATTTTGGAATACTCAAAACAATTTTCGTCTATCATACCTTCAACATATTTTCTATGAAGCGTTTGTACTATGTTGTAAGCTCTTAGAGCAGAGATCCTTTTCCTGGACTTGGGAATTTCTATATCACAGTCAACACATTCGAGCTTTAAGACGTCTGGTAGTAAATTATCAACGGCTTCTGCTAGTTCATTTTCCCCTTTCTTTTTTAAAAGACAAATAATTTTGCCGAGCTTAATAACAGACTGGTTTTCTGAATCTTCGGAAGCAATAGATTCAATACAGCCGGTAAGTGCATCGGCAATATGGATGATGCCGCGCTTATCTAATTGGTCGGAGACCTGAATTAGAGTTTTCAACAACTCGGCTTTTTTTAATTTAAACAAATAAATCTGCCCAAGTCGCTTTTTTGCCTCTTCCTTTGAGTCATAACAACCAAAATTGCGATATTTCCCCTTTGTTTTTTTATGCCCAATTACACACCATTTGCCTTTTCTTTTAACAATTTTGGCTATTTTGGTGATACTATCATTCATATTTGCTCCCGTTATATGTCCTTGCGCCTAGCTCCAACTAATCTGCGTGTTATAGATGTGTGCACTGCCCTGTGGTAATCAAAGGGTTCTTCCCAAAAAGATTGTATTTGTTCACAATTTATATAAATCGCACCTATGTTTTGGACATCGAGAGTTAAAACACCTTCGGTAACGTCGAGTACAATTCCTTTGAAAAATTCCTTATTTGCAGCCCACGCCTGATCATATGTGATGGTTTCTGCATGTTCACCTAAGAAAATGCAGAGGATTTTGCCAATAAATTTGTTCTCAATAAATTCTGCGACACCCATAATTCGAAGTCTCCAATATCGCTAAGTATGCAATTTGATATTTCTTTATTAGTAGGAAGACCTGGATTTTTCTATTCATCCGCTATCCGTAATGTTCCATGATCATCCAATTTTTCCCATCGGTTCTAAATAACTTATATGTCCCTTTCTCTTTTTCTCCTTTAAGCTTAAAAACTATTTTCGAGTCGTTCCATTCTACTTCCTCAAATGTGCCGCTATCATGAATTTCTACTTTACCAGCACCGTAGCCCTCCGGAATCTCTCCTTTAAATTTCATATAAGATATTGGATGGTCTTCCGTTTTGACGGCCAACAGTTTCTCTTTATCTTTAGGAAACTTATGTTTTGGTATAGACCAAGACGATAAGGCACCTTCATTGTTTTCTAGTCGTAGATCCCAATGTTCACCAACTTTTTCAGCTACGTGTCTTTGAATCACAAATCGATGTTTATTCTCTTTAGAGACTTCGCCTTCGGGTTCAGGAGTCTCATCAAACTCTCGTTTTTGTTTATATTTTGATAGAGGATCTTTTGCTTCTCTAACGCTAAGAATAAACGACGACCTTTTCTTTTTTCTTGCTGCCTCAAACCTATCAATTAAATCTCCAACGATCATTTCCATTTCTTTCGGGTCATCACCATATTCCTTAACATCCTGCACAAATTCTTGCAGCAGTCTTCTATCTTCTTCTGGTGACACTTCGTCAGATATTAGAGCACCAAGTCTACCAAAGATATTTCTAGCTGTGTCGCTCTCTTTTCTTAGATTTTGGACCATAGCAATTGGCGCCCACCAGTAATCTCCTGGCATAAGTAAAGCTTGTACCAGAACATAATCTCCTACAGACAAAGATGTCTCGTCTTTATCTAGTGTAGCAACATAAAAATCGTGCCCAACCATATCGCCGACTATATTTTTATCTTGGTTGTTTAAAGCAAACGTATGCAGGCCGGTACCACCTGGACCCTTCGCTATGCATGCTTCGCCTTTCAGCATCGCCTCGCCATTGGCTTGTTTAAGAACAGATTCAACTTGTCCTGGTGACAGCTGCCACACGCCAATAACTCTCAGCATACGAGGATACAAACCTGACTCTGCAGTCCTACTTGCTCGTATTCTTTCTTTTTGTTCTAACTCATCTAAATATTCTTCTTCAAATCCCTCAATGCCTTTATGTATTGGCACACTATATTTTGGTTTTGCAGGAAACTTCACAGAAAGCATAAGATTGCATCTAAAGCCAAACACTCCTTCGTGCTTCTTGGTTGCCCTATGTGGCAACACACCATCTTCAATCTTTGCAACAAAGAAAGTTCCTGGTCCATCACCGTAGAGTCCATCTTCAAGATGGTTGGTTAACATGTCCTCTATTCTATAATTCTCAAATCCGTTTTCTTCAGAAAGCATTTTGTCAACCCAATTTTGTAAAATAGGTATATATATCTCGTCTCTACGCTGATTTCTCGTTGTCTTTAGTACAAAGTTTTCCTGGCCAATATCTTTCTCTCTATCTTGAACAAACTTGCCAGCTATGGCAGTCTCCGTAAGCCAAGCCACGAAAGACAAAGGATCTAGATTAGAAGAATCTTTTATTATATCATACAACACTTTCTCTCTCTGCTTGGAGCTATAGATAGGAATTTGCTTAACTTTTTCCAGGTTGTACTTATGTAACTTGAGCTGACCTGTTAACCACTCTACAAATTGTTGATCTTTTTTCCTTTTTTCACGCGAGAAAACTGTTCTGCCAATTAAGGACAAATGTGTGAAAAGTACTTTTGACAACTCAGCATCCATTTTCTCTTCGGCGCCGGCCATAGCAATCGCCACTTCTACTTCTTTGGGGGCAGCTTCATGCATAGTAGCCCACTCCAACCTTCGATATGGCTCCCACAAAAACCCGCCTAGATTTCTGTGCCCCTTATATTTACTATCCCTTAGCGTAAATTTAATACCATCATGTGGACATATAAACTCTACATCTAGTAGCCATTCTGGCGGAATGTGCTGCGAAGAGATTTTTCTTTTTATTGGCTTCGCAGTTGGCTCATCAACGGCCTCCATCATGCCAGGTCTTTTAATACCATATCTTTCATATAACCTAGCCGCTAAAGCACCCTCGGCATCACTTTTCCACACATCTGCGTCCCAATTTATTGAAGTGAGAGGCACTTTGCGGCCGGGACAAGTTGTGTTCGGGCACCAAGTATGCCAATATGGAACTGCTAATTGTCCGCTTAATATTTTCTGCGTATTATTTAACTCGTCACGTTTTTTCTTGATTGAATCAGACTCTATAATAAACGAGGTTAACCTTTGGGTCCGATCTTCAATTTTATTGGTAAGTCGTTCGATTGCCTCTTCGTCTTCCAAATCTTTTACAGCAACCTTATCTTGTTCTATTCTAGTTTTTAGCCCACCGGCACTGTCTTCTATTGTCCTAAGTCTTTGTTCTAATTCATCAATTAAGAAACTATTTGCTTCATGCTCTCTTTTGCAAGTCTCACACTCCCATCTGGCTGGTTTGTCAGCGACTTTAACCATGCTTCGAAGAATCATTTTCTCGTTCTTTTGTTTTGCCTTACACACAGCACAAACAGGAAACCTTATTTCCTTGAAACCTTTAACTTCAGCAATTTCTTTAGTCATAGCCCTTCCTAAGGCCTTATATATATAACCACCTATAGGTAAAGCACCTTGTGGATTTCTTTTACTTCTCCTATACCCATACGAGAAATAATAGTTAGCATATTTGGTCACCAACTGATTTATCATGCGTATATACTTCCTGGCACTGGGCAGCTCCTCTATTGTTGCACCTTTTTTGAGAAGGGCTAGGTCATCTTCATCAAACATGCCAAAAGGCGTTCTACCAACATTTTTAAATTTTTTAGTACCAAGTTGTGGTCTACTACCATTGTTGTTGAACCATCTTTGTCCTATACCCACGATCAGAGCTGGCAAAATCCAATTTTGCAACAGGTGGGGTTCTTCGTGCAGGATATCCCATGCCAAAGGATCGCTAAACAGTTTCGTTAAAGAAGCACCATCTTTCATGTTTTTTATTGTAAATAGCTTCCTGGCCCCCTCGGACATTTCTGGCATGACAATTTCGTTTTTCTCAAACCATCGGTCAAGTACTTGGCCAGATTTGTCGGTTGGACTTTTTAGTTTAATTCCAAAAATAGTTTCTGGCGCCTTCTCCATTGTTGACTCGTAATCTTCTTCTTCATCTTCTTCTGGTTCTGCCATATTGGGGTCTTCACCAAAATCCCCAATATCTTCTAGTATACTAGACAATTCTTCTTTTACAGAGGATAACATTCGGCTAAATTCTTCCGATGGTTCCAGGCCCTCTTCTTCGGCCAGCGGTTCTTCCTCTTCTTTCTCAATTTGTACGATATCCTTAAACTTTACTGCTCTGGGTTTTTCTAGCTCGGGTTCCTCTTCCTCATATTCTTCGGGCAATTCTCGACGCCTTTCCATTTCCTGTTCTTCACGACGTTCCCTTTCAGCGCGTGATCTTTCTATTTGCTGTTGTCTCCTGAGCAACTCCTCTCGATGCTGCATTTCTATGAGCGCTTCCTTATCCTCAGGAATCATGACCTCTTTCTCTTCTTCCCCTTCTTCCTCTTCTTCTATTTCCTCTTGCTGTTCTCTCATCAATCTGGCCAGCTCTTCTTCGTCACTTAGGCCAGCAGCAAATTTCCAAATACTATTTATTACCTGCGAGGCCTCTTTCCAATCAAGAAATTTCTCTTTCACAGGAACGAGTGTTTTTTCTCCTTTGAGAAATTCTGATAAGACTATAGATAAGTTTTCTGCGTCTTCTGGGCCAATTGCAGTAAACAGCAGCCCGTCTCTTTCTACCGGCATCCCAGTCCAGGTACCCTTAGCTCTGCGTACTTTGCCCACAATATCTGGCCACCCAGTAACTTGTCTGCCCTTTATAATACCAGTTTCAACAGCAAGAAGTGGACCATGGCAAATCATGGCTACAGGTTTTTTCTTACGAACAAAAGTTTTCAGCAATTTTTGTGCATCTTTGTCTTTGGAAAACTCCACCATCCCTTTGCCGCCAACCACAAAGAAAGAATCAAAGTCGGCCACATCTATTTCAGATATTGGAACTACTGCAATTTCAGTTCCTTGAGCACCAACAGCGCTATGGCCACTAGAAACTACTGACACATCAAAACCATATTTTTCCGCAAAAATTCTGCGAGGGATAAAATACTCAGGCTCATAGAATTCTTTTGGTGCCACCAACATAAGTACTTTTTTCTTAGCTGAGGCAAATTTTCCGTCCTCTACGGTGTTATATCCTATATAACTATCAACTGGCCCCTCACCCTGCATTGGGGCTACCTCTTTTAGCGGATCTGGAAACGGCTCGGTTATTTCTTGCGTATATAATTGTCCGAAGCCGCCATTGTTATAATTGTTCTCAGCAGTATCTTGTTCAGAACCTACTGATTTTTTCACGTTTCCGTGACTTTCACCAAAAGAACCCGGCACTCTAATGCTACCCTTATTATGTAGGGTAGACACATCAGATCTCATCCCACTACCTTTTACAACACCAGTTGTCACATCACCCCAATCTTCGTTAATGGCATCCAACATTTTCTTAAGCTCGCCGCGAAGCTTGTCTATAGACATTTCGCTGCTGAGTTTAAACTCTACATGTAAACCACTACCACCGCTTTGAAAAATGGTAGTACCCACATTATACTTATTTTTAATGGCCTTGCTGATTTCGTTCGCATATTTTTTAGCTTTAGATAGAGGAAAGTCTCCATGTATGTCTAAATCAACGAAGCCCAAATTGGTTTTAGTGCCAAACACTTGGTGAAACGACAACACTCTCCTTTTAACCCAATAGAAATAATTGTTAGAGTCTTCGTCTTTTTGCGGGTCATCATTTGTTATTATAATTTCCTTACCATCATGATTGCGTTTCAAGATCTTTTCGTTGGTACCAGTACCGATATATACTATCACAGGGTTGTCTTTGATGCGCGACATTATTTTTTTACGAATCGCTGGTTTCGAATAGTGCGTTTTAATTTGGCCTCTTGTAAGTTTTTTATCCTTGTCTATTAGTACTTCAGACATTTTCTCTTCATTATTGTCGTCATCGTCATCTGCAGCATTAAGGTTATCTACAGGCTCAAACTTAATAACTATAAATCTTTTCTTAGGACCAAATTTTTGTGCCAATGATTTAGCCATACGACTGCCATAAGCTTTACCTATGCGATTAATACTCATTACATTTTTGGCAACTATTTTGACGTCACAAATAACTCCACCAGAGTAAGTAATACATCTTATTACCTCGTCAATTTGGACAGGCACATCATTTGGCCTTATGGTCATCCTGCGTTTGCCAGATCTAATTGCATCAGCGTATTGTCCAGGGAAATATAAAGTGCCCGGTTTTACATAATCAGCCCTCTTTGAAATCAATTGGTTCCCCAATTTTGGCCGCCACGGGACTGCTTCTGGTTTGGTCTCTTCTTCAAAAAATTCATCGTCTCTATCGGTTGGCCCTAGTTCCGTAGGCATTGCGACAGACTTAGGAGCTATAAGCTTAATATCCCAATTTCTTAACAGATATTCGACAAACGGATTGTAATCTGGATTCAACAATTTAGACTTAATATCTTCTACATTTTCCGTAATGTATTTTATAATGTCTTGCCTATAAAGCGGGATAAGCTCATATTCCTCTAATTCTTTGCCAACACGTTCAGATAATTTTTTTCTTACTATAATTAGCACCGTGGCATCTTCGCCTATTAGCTGGCGCAACTTTGTAAAAAATTCATCCTCTAGTTCTATTATAAACCATGGCTTTGCCGGATCAGTGGTTTCTTCTTTTTCAAACTCTTCCTCTGCTTCGCTGGCATAGACCTTTTTGCTTAGAGGAAAATCTATATTTGAGAACTTTCGCGAAACAAATCCGGCCATACCACCCTGCGGAGGTAAATCAGTCAATAAGAGTCGCGCAATGTATTGTACATTGGCGGGCATTTTCGGGTCTCTTTGAATCCACCTCATGGCTCGTTTAAATCTGCTACTCTGGATGTAATGGAGGTTACCGGCAGCAAATGCCCTTCTATTGCGCAAAAAGTCTCTTACCCTACCCGCACCACTAGCGTTTGCTATAAAAATAAGCTGATATATATTAAATGCTCCTGGCGCTGTAGTATCATATCCATAACGGGCTACATCAGACGTCACTATCTTAACCTTGTTTGCAAAATCTTTTTGCGAAATACTATCTATAACGGATTGCAAAACTGGGTCTCTGCCTATATTTCTACTGTTAAAAGACCTATGGAATTTTGCATGTGCCACAGGATTCTTCTGAGCAATAAATAGCTTAGCTATAGCACTATTAGCTACGCCCCAAGTTATGAAAGTGTTACAAATTTGATGAAGTTTGCTTAACACACCGTCGGTAATCGTAAGTCCCATGTGTCTTAACTTATCCAAATTAATTATATATCCAACAAATTTGTCGCCACGCAACTTAATAATGCCCGGCCCACTGGTTGGACTTCGCCTTATTGTTGTGCCTTCTTTTCTATGGATCACCAACTTTTTATCGGCCATATAGGCCCTGGCCGTGTCTTGGTCAACTGGTACCTGTTGCCACAAACCACTGAGATTTCTTTTAGTATGCATCCACGTGTCAGCCATCTGTTTTAAATCTTGTGAAGACAAACCCGTGAGATGCTTGATCCTGGGATCCTGTGCAAGATATCTCATAAAATATGGGCCATGTACTTGAGTTCTACCAAATGAATTACCAGCATCACCAATTACATCGTTCCTATCGTTTGATTCAAGCCTCGATACCAAGTAATATATGGCAGGAAAATCAACACCAGAAATTTGTGGCAGGCCGGAGGGATATAGTTGCATGACAGCTTGCTCTAGAATTTTAAGCCATTCGTCTGCATAAGTTGCCCTTTTTGACAATAAAAATGACGCTTTCTTTTCTGCCATTTTGAATTCATCTATGTTTTCAACATGAAATTCATGCATAGTTGCGTCTTTTGGCTTTTTATCATCTCTAAATCTCTCAAATTTTTGGTGCCTAAGCCCTCCCGGCTGCCGCTCTTGAAATCCTATTTCAATTACAAAATTACCCTTTTTCAATTTATTTTTAATAGTCTCTTCATTTTCCTTGGAAAAGTTGCTAATCTCACTAATATGGTATAGTTTGCCACCATAATACTGGCCAAAAAAGGCTTTAAGTTTCCCCTTTTCTGTTATTTCATAATCATATACAACGTAGTCATCAGATTCGCTTTTCCCAACACCACCCTTGTATTTATACATAACATTTTTAGGTTTTGGTTCCTGCTGTCCCTTTGGTTTGTACTGATAGCCCTTTTCTTTGATTTTCAATACTATTCCTTCACCGCCACTCTTAACAGCAGCGTTCATTGCCTTTTGCCAATCCGAAAATGGATATTGTTTCGTTAGTTGTGCCCTATCGCTTGTTTTAACACATGATTGCAAGGTTTGTCTTCTTTTAGAAAAAGACTCTTTGGAAACATTCTTTCCTTTATGCCATAGAACGTCATACAAATGTATTTTTATTGTGCCGGGCAACTCTTTAGCTTTTTCTAGCGATGTTTCAGGTTTACTCCCAGCCAACGATGTAACCTTTCCTACATCTTGTTTTCCGTTGTGCCAATATACAAGTTCGCCTTCTACCAGCGTGCCATCAGGCAGGTTGCCAAGCGCACTTATTATATCAGGAAAGTTTTCTGTCTTTTCTTCTCCTCTACGACTATATATCTTTACCTCGCCGTCCTTTTTGATGGCCTGAACCTTCCATCCGTCTAGCTTTTCCTCTATAATAATATCATCTCTATCATATGTTTTCAAAAGTTCATCTGGATCTTTAATTTCAGTCAAACGCATTAAAGCCACTGGCGCTAGCGAATCGTCTGCTACATTTTCTGATTCCAACTCTCTAACGCGAGCGATCATTGTCGACAAACGATTTTCAAGTTTTTCTGCCAATTCGTTTACGCCGCTTTCCCTAAACCTAAAAACCTTTCTCTTAGTCATGGGAATGGTTGTCTCCTTTAATTGTTTTAGCTCACACTCTCTGCACACACCACTGGCTTTAATGTCAGTGTTGGCATTCTCGTCTTCCTCTACAGATATGGGATTTTTGCACCACGAACACTTATACTCTACTGTAGCCATATAGCCCTCATGAAGTTGTATGCAATTCCATTATTCTTCTCATTCGTGCTGTTCTTGGGGATTGCTGTTGGCGATATCCTGTCAATATTTCTCGCCAGTTGGCTGGCAACGCTGCCACACGTTTGCCCTGCGACTGATAATTTAAAAATTCTATAACTTCTGGGTCGGTCTCTATTCTGTCGGTCTCTTTGACATTTGATTCAAGTATTCGTACATAGCCTATCATGCCCCTCTTTGCTGCTGCACTGTGCCATCTCATGCCAGGCCTTTCTACCCATACTTTAGGTCTCACGGCAGTTGGCTCCGTGGTTGGCATGGCCACCATCGACTGGACCTTTTCTTTTGCTTGCTCTGTAGTCAGACCTTCATCAACCAGCCTATTAATCTCTTCGGTTACCTTCTGTTGGTCTTCAGGTGCCAAAGAGTTGTACCATTCCATAAAAGATTTACCGGGCGGCTTGGCAGGAATTTCTGGCTTCGTAGGCGCCAGTTCTTCTTCTGTAACCGGCTCTTCGGAAGTCTCAGCCTTCTCTTTACTAATTTTTAGTCTTCTAAGTGCATCAGACAATCTGACGCCCTTGTTTACCAATTTATTTGCCACAAACGCTATGCTGGCACGATCCAAGTCTGATAAGCCTGAATACCAATCATAAATGTCCTCGACAGATTCTATCGCCTCATCAATCGAAACGCCCTCGCGCATCATACCATATATATCTTTCCACAATCCATCTACAGTTATGTTGCTATCATAATATTTTTCGATAAACCGTTCCATCTTAGATGATGCAGACACTTCAGGAACCTCTTCTTCTTCTTCTTCGACAATTCGTTCTTCTGCAACTTCTTCTGGTTTCGGCGGTGACGGCGGCGGGCTCGGTTTTTCTTTTGTGACCTTTTTTTCCGGCACTTCTTTTTCCGGTTCTAGTGTTGGTACTATATCAAATGGGCTTTCAACTTCCTCTTCTTCTTCAGGCTCGATAGCCACTTCCTCTGGTACGATTGGTTCTGTCTTAGATAAATACACCCACTTATCATCAGTTTTTATAATGTTCCAGATATCAGTTCCCATAAACTCTTTTAAATCTTCAAGTCTGCCCAATTTGCCGCGATGTTCTACAAATCTAACTTTATTTTTCGCTGGCATACCCAAATGGATTCCTAAATAGTCTTGAAACTTGTCAAAATCGATTCTTAAGTCACCCGTCTCCTCATTCTTCTGAATTGATGCAGTACGTGGATCCAACCTAACCCACCCCTCCTCTGCACCAGGTATGCGTCTTCCTGTAGGTTTTCCAGGTAACTTTTCAATAGGTGATAATTTTTCTTCTGGTTTTTCTTCCTCGGAAATTTCTTCATCAGGTTTTTTATGAACGTCAAAGAACCCTATTAGTTTAGCGTAGGCTTGGTCGTAGCCAGACATGATCTCCTCTACGTTTGCCAGGCCCAGTTTTTGCGCTTCATAACGCCAATCCACTAACTCATATAATTTAAGATGTTTTTTAACACTCTTAAAATCCTCATTGATTCTTTTGACTTCGGCATCAAGTTCTTCTTGTGCATCTTTTGCTTTATCATGAAGTTCTCTATACACCGAGAAGAAAATTCTCTTAGATCTACCCTTGAGGCGTTTCAAAATGTTAGACCAAAACCCCGCTTGTTTCATGATATCATCAGACATGGCGTGTTTGACAAACTCATCCAACAATGCGGCAGTCTCATATTCCCCGACACTGTCAAATAGGTCTGCTAGCATAACAGCCTCTTTTACAGAAGGTACATCTGGATTTTTACTCTTGGTCATTATTCCTGTCGCCTCCAGCTTTTATAATTTTCTCAACGGCTTTTCTTTGTTCAAAAACAACAGCAGCATATAGAGATTTAAGAGCATTAACTTTTATATATACTGACCTTTGAAAATCTTCCCATTGGCGAAGATAATTGCTTATTTTATCAATTAACTCATTAGATTCTTTTACTTTTCCTTGTTTCAGTAGCGTACACACTGAGTCATGATATTTCTGACAATCTTTTTTGAAATTTACATCTTCCTTTTTCATATTTCACCCTTAATATCCCTTTTCCTCATAATATTCAAAATTGCTACCATCTATACACCTAGCCCGCCTGGCCCACCTGCTCCGCCAGGGGTTCCAGGCCCTAGTGGCGGTGTAACTCCAGCACCTGGAGGGGCTCCCGCACCTGGGGGCGTTTCCAACGCTCCTCCTGGCGGAGGAGCAAGTTCTGGCAGACCTCCCAACGGACCAGCTCCCATCTCGGCTCCCGGCGGCATAACGCCCGCCGGCATACCAGCTTCTGGTGGAACAGCAGGCTCAGCTTCTCGTTCCCTAGAATCAATGGCTTCCATAATTGGCTTTTCTGGATCCAGCGAACGCAATTCAGTAAGTGTCATAGTTCCAAGAGCCATCTCTTCCCTTCTGCGTATGGCTTCGTCAATGGATTCTTGTCGCATCTTTATTTTCTCATCCTCATAGTTAAGCCCCATGCTGCGGTACAAAGTTTGAACAGAGGCCTGTTTCGAGCTTACCATGCCAGTAATATTTGAAATATAGTCTTGTAGATCATAGAGATTCATATGATTCCACTCTACTTCTGGAACTATTAATCTTTTCTCTTTGTTTTTATACTCGTAAAAACCTTGAATTTCACTAATAGGAGCAAAAATCTTATTTACAAGCCACTTGGCCATCATATTTCTAAAATTGAAATACCTTTGCCTTAACACTTCCAAGCCGATAGAAGCAGATGCGTAAACAGCACTTTCAGTGTCAACGACTGCCGGAGGAACCATCAAACCAGTATAAATGTTTTTGATAATAAGTTCCATATCTCCAGAAATTTCTAATACTTGTCCAGTATAACCAACACGCTCTACTTTTACGCCGGCATGCGTAATAAGCTTGAAATTCTTATCATACTCGGCTTCTTCAAAAATTTCACGGAAGAACTCTAAATCCTCTTGCGTTGCTCTATAGTCGCCATCTTCGTTGCCACCCACTTTAATGAGTGTAATAGGATTAATCATTGAGTCCGCTTGTGCAAATTTGGATTCACGAATTTTGTCATAGAGCATGAGGTCTTTAAATGCACTAACTATAATGCTTGTACCTCTCACATCGTATGGACTAGAAAGCAACTTTAGATGAGAGACATTAAAGTTATCAAGCGGTATATCTTGGCGCGCTCTAACGTGATAGATAATTTTCTCCGGAATCTGTCTTCTAAGTCGCATGTCTGCAGGATTATTGCTCATTACAAGACGCTGGAGTACAGCATCAGGCTTTAGCGATATAATGGGATCACCTGATAGTACAGTTTTCTTCACATGAACATAGTCCGGGTTCTGAACTACGATCTTGGACCATTTTCCTCTTTCTTCATCTAGCTCGGCGTATGGGAAACATTCGCCCAATTTCCAGTACTCGAGAGAAATATCTCCAAGCGCGCCCATCAAATCCATTTCCTCTATCATGTCTTCGTGAAATTGAAGTACCCTTTTATCCTGGCATTTTATATTTAATTTGCTGATAGGATATGTTGCATGTAATGTAATTGCGTTTCTTACTATTGGATGCAATAAGAAAAAATTTCTGCACCAGGCATTGATAGTTATCCTATCACGAGGCAAATTAAGATTTGCCATAGTGAATAGCGGACTATAAACTTCTGGGGCAAGTCTCTCTACAGTGCTCCCCGCAGAGGTGCCTGCCGTTCCACCTACAGATCCAACAGAGGCAGCGGTTTTTTGTAACTCTCTGGCTGCTTCTGCTGCAGCTGTTTTCAAATATGTATCACTATGTGCAACAGCACCAACGGCAGTTTTTGATGCACCGCCATTAATCAAACTAACTTTCTTCCTTGTTTCGGTAATCGTCTTGTCTCCAGACGAAAGCCATGCACCACGATTTAGCCTATCACTGTCAAGCGGCGCATTCTCAACTGTAGGATTACTCCTGTTAAGTCGACTACCGGCATAACTCGTACCTTCTGATATAATCCCATTGTCTACATCTGTTGAAAGTTCGGCCTTTCTATACTCCGTAACGTCAGCAGCCCTTCTTGGCGTCACCCTAATCTTAGCGGGTTTTCGATCATTCCTTCTATTTACCATTAGTCACCTCTATATATTTTTTGGTATATATGCAAGAACTGGTTTTGGAAATATAGTGCTGCTGGGCACGTTCGGATTTACTTTAAAACCACGAGTTTTATCAAATTTGTAAGCCAAATAAGCGTAAATCAGTGCCATAAGTCCGTCGTTTTGTTCTTTGCCCTTCATATATGTCTGATGCGGCTGACCCTGTCTAGTGACGATTTTGCTTTCCATAGAGCAACAATGTCTAATCAGCCACGCAATTTTTTCATAACTTGCCCAAGGAAATCTAATTCTGCCTCTCCTCAGCAATTCAAAGACTTCTCCAATAATTTTATCTTTGTCTACCACTATTTCTAATTCATCTCTATTATATTTTACACCACCAGAAACCATCCCGGAACTCCTAACACTTTTATATTTCTCGCCATACTTCATTTTGAGGTCGTTAGTAATGTCTTCTGCAAAGCCAATATCGCCCATAGCGTTCTTAACGCCGTATATGCGAAACATTTCATCAACAAAACTCATCTTACTTTCACGATCCAATCGTTTCAGTTTTTCTCCGAATTCTACGAGATATCTCTCGTCATGGTCTACGGTCAACACAACGCCACAAGAAAAAGATTGACCTCTCTTAACGTTGTCTATGTCTGGTTTACCTCCCCAGTCCATACCGAGGTATGAAAGCCTTTCCCCCTTCGGTATGAATTTTGGTACTGAACGGTCTTGATCTTTACACATCCGATAAATTTCTTCAAATGTGATGGGAAGGCCGGCACCAGAATGAAACTCCCCGAGCACTTCATTGTTGAAAATCATTTCTGAGTTTCTAGTGTTATGCTCAGGCTTTTCCTTTACTATCACTTCTTTAGTAAATTCTGGAATAAATAGCTGATTAAAATGAAAACCTATGTAGTTAGAATCTTCTTTGCCCGGCGTAGGGAGCCATTTGCCATGTTCAATCGCCATAACTTTATCTTGTTCATGGCCGCAGCTGGGACATTTTACTATATTTTCATATAACCAAATTTCTTCTTCCCATTTGTCAGAGCCAGGAGTATACAATAGGAAATAATTTTTGCAATCAGCACATTTTAAATAATATCTGCGCTGATCTGAGTCTTCCCACATTCTATGGAATAAAGTTCCCTTTTGTCTTGGGGTACCAAAAAATACTTGCACCCCACCAGGCTGTGGTCCGTGTTGAGCGCGAGTAAGGCACTTGATTGTCTTGGCTATTGCCACCTCGCTCATATCTTGGACTTCGTCGAAGAAACAAACGTCAAAAGTTCTACCTATAACTCTCGTCCCCTCGTTACCTATTGATTCGCACCACAAAGTATTTCCATACTTGAATTGTTTATATCGCAGTGCATCAGTGGCGTCTCTAGCCGAATCCTTCTGAGCATTAATGAAGGGTTTCATTTTGCCTGGACTATGTTTGTCATCAAAATCTGGAATTTGTATTGATTCTAAAATCATTTTTTCCAGCTTATCTTTGGCAAAGCCGTGCATCATTTCCAACTGTGGAAACGCATGCATTACCCTAACAGGAGGTTGTCCGTTTCTTCCGTATGTTCCGCTTGCCACCATGTGCAATTCCATGGCAGACGCCATGGTTGTCGCGCCGACCTGTCTGCCTTTCACTATTACGACCGGCTTACCTTCATTCGACATTGAAACCACAGAGATATGTCTATATATATCCGCTATGAATTTCCATCCGTTGCCCGTAATACGAAAAGGCTTTCCATCAAGAGTGAGGAAAGTCTCTGCAAAAGTAACTGGATCGACCTTCATAAATTCTCTCTTAAGAGAATCAAAACTATTTTCTGGTTTCCAGTCGTCTAAAGCGTTTCTTTTTTGTTTAAATGCCATGACTATATAATATCGCTAGGTGGCTCGTAAAAGACAGTTCTGTTTCCATCATCATCATACATCCTTATTTCAGATACAAACTCGCCATCGTGTGTGTTATCGTCTTGAACTTCTTGTTTATTTTCTTTTAGACACTTTTTGATAAACTCAACTAGTTCCTTATTATGTACATCTATGTTCTCTGGTCTTTCATTTCTAATCATTGTTTGTATGGCCGGAAGTTCTACATAGCCGCCGCGAGAACGACAAACATTTCGGACAAAGGTTTCTAGCTTCGGGAATTGCTCGAAAATGCTCTTCTCTTTTGCACGTTTTGACAAATAGAATGCTTTTATTACATTATCATCAGTATAAGATGGCGCGGTCGCAGAATGACCGGCTCTTCTTTCAGCCCACCTAATTACTTCCTGTATAACTCTCTCGCCATTTTCAGCACTTGCGCTTATAGCATCTTCAGCATCCGCTGGCACTTGATAAAGAGGATGTGTTCGTTCGTATTGGCTGCCTAATCCTTTAAGTGCAATCACGGCTAAATCGATATAATCTCCAGTTGGGTGTTCATCTTCTCCATATATCCCACCACGTGGTGCAAATGCGTGCTCCACAATTTCATAAATTTGTACCGCTTTTTGTCCTGCTAAATCCCTTTCATCAATGTATACCTGGTTGGTAGTGCTGTTAACAAAATTTATTAACTCCGTTTTTACGTGGGAGTTTGTTATTTGGCGATTCCACAGATTTTGTAGATAATCCTTAAAACAATTGAACAATACGCTTTTGCCCGACTTATCTATATCGAGATCAGAAAACTGGTTAACAACCGCCCACTTGGCATCTTCTGCATGCTGTTTCTCCTTAAACCAACCAAGTCCTTGTCCAAATGCTGCCATTAAATACCACGATGACATGGTGCTTTCCGGCTCTTCCTCTGGTTCTGCCTCAGGCTCTTTCGTTTCTCTTGGCTCTGGTTCTACCACTTGAGGCTTTTTAGCCTGTTCCCTTCTCCACATTTCTTCTTCAGAAATAGGTTCAAGCGTTGTGCCAGCACCTGGCGGCAACTTATAACTCTGCCATGGCCCAACCACAGGACTTGTTTCTTTTGGAGCATACCATTTAATTGCCCTTTTGGATAGCCTAAATCCATGACGACAAGACAACTCGAAACCATCATCCGTACTTTCCTCTTTGCTTGTAGGAAGACCCTTCTCTTTTCTGCGATATTTCTGAACAATTTCACGTTCATAATCTTTAACAAACTCTTTTCTCCCTGGTCTTTGAGTGTCATGTATATTTGGTCTTACTATTGGCAGCTCATTATTTTGGGGGTCCAAATTAAACTTTTTAGTACTCTCGAAAGCAGCGTCTGCATTTTCATCAGTAGGTATCTGACCTTCTGGAATCGCTTTGGGGTCTATATATTCCTCAAAATGCCAAGGCGTTTTTACAATTTGTATTTGCTTTTCAGCATGCTCCTTTCTTTTGCGCGCGAGTCCTGGATCAGTTAAAAGTTCACGTGCTTTCTCTGCGGCATCATCATGGATATCTGCAGCTTCCGCAGAAAAGAAAAAAGCCTCTCGCTTATCATCATCCCCTTCAGGTGCAACAGCACTAAGAGCCTTTTCTGCGATATACTGTATAAGATAGGGCATATATTCACCGCCTATCATATTAAAACTTTGTCCCGCAGCAAACATATCAGCTAATTTAGATTTGGCCATCTGAGCCTTACTATCATTATTATAAATACCCAATAACTGTCCATTTAGACCATAAAGCAGCCAATATCCTCGTTCTCTCCATGCTTCTACATTCGGCGGTTTTAAGCCCTGAGCAATATTTCTTTTATTAATCTCATCCACGACTGCTTGCAGTAAACTTTTTTCCTTTCCTTCTGCAGTGCTTGGTGGTACCTGCTTCTTGGCTGCCATTTCACTAAGACCAGGAGTATTAACAACTTCTAATAATTGTTCGTCCGACCATAATATGGGATCAGCCATGATTGGCAGACGCTCCATGTCGGCAAGCTTACGTATTAAGGTGTCTATATATTTAGCACCATTAACACATCCCTCTTCGTCTAAATAATCCGCCAAAGTAATCAGCCGCTGTATACGCAAAGCCTTCTTTTTATCAACTTCTTTCTTAATCTCTTCTTCTGCCTTATCGAGCTTGTCGTAATATTTTCCACCCTCACCATCTTTAAAATCTTCGGACTCTTCTAGATGATCTTTTGTTATCTCTTTTGCAACTTCCCAATCCGGCGTGTGCTCCATTTCGACGCCTATACCTTTACCAAGCTGCTCTTTATCATATTTCTCATCAGGCTGGCCTTCTGCAAACCCTCCAGGAATTAGTTCTTTTTGTTTTGCAGCTGTTTTTTCTATGGCGTCTAATCCGACCCTTTCTCGAAGTTCTTCTACCCTAGCCTCTACAGAGTCTAGTTCATTCTTCGTGTGGAAAAGGTTTTTAATATCCTCGATGGTGGTGCCACTTTTATCTAAGTTGCTATCGGCAAATTCCTTTAGCCAGTCTGGTAGTGGAATATCACGAGCATACTCACGATCATATTTTGAAGGCATTTCGTGTATCTCCGTTTTCAAAAAAATTTAAGCTTGATATTGACTCTGCCATTCACCGAATCCTTCGGCACGAGAAGGATCTTCACTATCTCCCACCCTTAGCCTATCCTTGAAAATAGGATAGCCAAAGTCGGCCAAAATGGCAAGTATTTCGAGCTGCTCGCGATCATTTAGCTTATATTTCTTGGTGGCTTCCTCGTACAGCTCCTCCATGTTTCTGCCGCCAGAAACCTTGCCATTTATTAAAGAACCAACAATAGCTCTCTGAAACGGCGTAATGACCATCTGGAAACCACTAAAATGTGGTGCAGTAGCCTCTTTGGTCATATCATGATCGGCTTCGCCGCGACGCCTGCGTTGCTTTTTACGAGATCTTTTCATTTCTGTCATAGCATGTAGAGCATCTTCTAAAGCATCAATGGTAGACTCTATGAACTGTCTAGCTTTGTCAAGAGTTTCGACATCAATGGTGCCATCATAATCGCCCCTCAAGGCCTGTGAGCAGTGGCCATCTAGTGATTTCCATTGGCCAAGGCTCCTTTCCATTAAAGACTGATTTCCTCTAGCTGCCTCAAACGCAGGAATCCTGGCCATCTCAGATTTCAAAAAATCCATAAATTGTTTCACATCTTTGGTTTCCCGATAGCTTTTCGGTTTGTCAGATGCCGGACTCTCTTGATGAGGTGTTTGAACTCTATACGTCGGTTCAGTATGGGGCACGTCGCCCTCTACCTTTAGCTCTTCTTCTGCGACAGAAATAATTTCTTTCTCAAGTTTCTCATCTTCTGCAACGGTGAAAAGTCCCTCTTCTTTACTCATTGTTTACGTCCTCCGTTGTACGGATTTCCCCGTTCTTACCATTCAATATTTTTTTTATTTTATTAATTACCATGGCTTGCATCTCCAGCAGCTTAGCGATCTCTGTATCTAAAGCTTCTTCAAAATATATTATATTTACGACTGCCGGACGTTCTTCTGCCTCGATAGATATTTCATATGATTCCAAGATCATTCCGGTTTTAGCGTTCGAAGTCACCGCTTTATCCTCCGTCATTTTGAGTTTCCAAGCTTTGACCATAGTGTAACTAAGTCACCAAGTCTTTCGGTCATAAGCTTTTGAGAGTTTATCAAATCTGATATTTTCTGCACAGATGATGCTTGGCCCGAAGCGATTTTGTCCATAGAATCATCTAACTCGCGCGACAAATCATCCAATGTGCTACGCGTTTCTCTGATTAATGTCAACAACTCTCCCGGGACATACCACTTTGGAACATGGTTGTCATCAAAAACAGAATGCATTTCATGCAAATTGTTGACATGTCTATTTATTTGACGCAAAATTTCCTCTTGTTCTGGCGTCATACCTCGTTTTTTGCCACTAACAAAAAACTCCACGACTTTAATAAGAGTCCATATTAATCCTACAAATAAAGCGGTAATCGCAGCACTCCCAAACTCCATGTTATTCCTGCGCCTCCATATTTAAAGTCTCTTCCTTGGATTCCATTTTTCTGCTAATTCATATGCTTTTGCAGAATCAGTCCTGCGCTGCTCATAATCTTGTCTACATCTAGAAACATACTGCGTTAAATATAACTGCTCTTCAGTAGTAAGTGGCTCTTTATTTTCAAGTTTATTCGCGATAGATTTTAATAAATCATCTGTCGTAAAAGCTTCCTTAATAATATCGTATGTATTACCACCCACAAGAGAAAAGAGTCCTTGAAATAGATTCCGGCTCTCATTATTATCAGCGTAGAAGCCAAGCGGAAAAGCGTATAATCCATCAAGGCCAATCCCACTAAATGTTTGTGGATATAATGGACTCCCACTAAAAGTAGGAACTTGCATGCCGGCACCGGTATCACCAAAATTACAATTCACTGTATTTTTGTTTTTTATAATGTGAGACGCATACAAGCATCTGGAATCGGTCTTGTAGTGAACATATACTCTTTTGTTAGCCTTTTCTACAAGCACCCTCTTTTCCTTCGGCATTGTTTCTAAAGGGCACATATAAGACACAGAGTCACCGGCATGCGCACATGCTTGTGTAATAGGCAGCCCGAATGGGCATTGTCTAATCCCATCTACGTCTCGTCTAATGAATGCACACTTATGTTCCATGTGTCCTCGTCATTTGCCTTTCCTTTTTTTAGCTTTAGTCCTTCTCTCTTTGCCTTTTTGTAATAGTTTCCAGTAATCTATAAAATCTTGAATCGCTTTCAAGGCCGCAGATCCAAGATCATCCGCCTTCTGGTCCCGTTTACGATATTTTTTAAGAAAATCTGTTACTGATTTAAATTTTTTGAGGCCCTCGTCAGACCACAAGTGTGGTTCTTTAGGAAACTTTTTTGTGTCATCCGGCCCCACAGGCACAAACTTAGCTTCGACTATCTTTTTGGGAGCGCTCTCTTTGAGAAGCATTTCGGCTTCCTCTTTAGTAACCAGCTCTAATACCTTCTCAATAAGTTGCCTGGCTTGTGCCCGCTCCTCTTCAACTGTAGGTTTTTGCGATTCTTCAATTTCCTCCTCAGTTGGTTCAAATGGTGTGGGTTCAAACATGCCTTCAGGATCATCTGGAAACAATTTAGGATCTGGCCATAGCGGCTCATCTTCAGCTACTTGCATAAACTTTGTTTCCATGTCGTTCAAATAATTAAAAAATCTTTCAGAAGCGCTGTCTGTTATCTGACTTATCATGTTAAAGAATAAATCCGAATACCGTTTATACTTTGGAGTATTCCTAAACTTATACAAACTGATAACCACTGCGCTCAAATTATTAGATTCTATTTCTTCATCTATATATCTATCTAAAATTTTTAAGAATGGTTCTAAATCGTTTTTAATATAACGCCATTTATTAACCTGTATGGACCACTTTTTTGCACTGGTCTCCATCTCATTTATATATGCTACAGCTCCTGCCCTTGCAATGTCTTTTAACCTTTTAGACCATGCTTTTAATACAAGCGCAATTTTATCGGCTGCTATCTTTATTCTAGTGTTATCTCGCCTAGCAGATATTTTACTCCACATAAGATTTCTTTGTTTTTGCGTTTCACGACGCCACTTAATCCAATCTGGAATGCCACCAGGAAATTTCTCCATAAATTCTGTCATGCTTCCATAATACGGCGAATTTTCCCACTCGGCATAGTCCATATTATGCCTCCACGGATTCGGAGTGATGCCATCATTCAAGGGTTCAAAATGAGCGCACTTTTTAAAATATGCGTTCAATTGAACGCACAACCGCTCAAAACCTTCAGAATCTCCAACATCGTATAACATCTCGGCAATTTTTAACATTCTAGCGAAAGAATTAGACATTACGCATCTCCTAGTGTTCGAGCAGATGTTGTACCATACGATTCTTAGCCAACTCTAACGTCATCAGTCTGCTTAACGGAATAACTGGTAATAATTTATGCTCAGCAAGTATATCCAATGCCTTCTTGGCATCCAAATTAAGCATTTGGTTAACCTGCCTTTTCACATAAGACATTGGAAGTTCTTTAATGCTACCCCTGTATTTTATTATAGCTTGTGAAAGCTCAGATTCTATTGCTAAACCAAATTGCACAGAAAGTTTAACTGCCCTAAGTATCCTGCGCGCATCGTATCCAATCGTTAATTCTGGATCTACAGGAGTTCTTAGAACTCTGTTCTCTATATCTTTTTTGGCCAGACCGGTATAGTCTACAGGCTCTTTATCTAAATCCATTGGTTGCAGCAAAGTATTGATTGTAAAGTCTCTACTATATAGTTCTTTGTGCATATCAGACGGATTCTTGATACCTTTATCTTCCAAAGTCTTTTCTATTCCTGGAAGTTCGAAATTATTTGAAAAATCCAGTCTTATATTTTTAAAATCTATAGACGAATGTCCATCATTATATGACCTAAACCTTGCGTCTGGCCACTCCCTGCTGGACGCCATTGCTAGAGCGAATGATCCGTTATCACCAGTAGTAATATCTACATCCCTTACATTGCTAGGAATTCCAAACATCTTATCTCTTGGAAGACCGCCGACCACATATGGTTCGGATATTTCGTTTTCCTTTGCTAACCTGCCAATTTCTCGCAGCAACTCAGACAGCTTCATTTATCTACCTCTTGGCGTAGACGCTGGCGCGGCTTCTTCAGTTACTTCAAATGCCTCTTCCTCCACTTTTTTCTTTGGAGTTTCCAACTCTTCCATCTCTACAGCTGGCGGCATTTTTTCTTTTTCTTCCTTCTCTCCCTCTCTAAGACCACCTTTTAGCTTTTCTACTATCTTGTTTATTCTAGTACCTACATATATATTTAACTCCAGGGCTTTGGCCGTAGCCTCTCCCAATTCTGGGAAATGCGAAGCAATATTCAGTGAATCGAGTATCATATCAGCCTTCGCTAGAGCCCTAACAAACTGCCTCTCTCTTAACTGCTTGGCTAACGGCTCAAGAACTTCTAAAACATCTTGCACAGTTTTACCAGCAAAGGGATTTTCCTCTTCGTCTAATGTAGGTTTTTCCTCTTCTTCTAGTTTTTCTTTTGGCGACTCCGGTGGCTTTTCTGGTGGTGGCAGCTCTTCGCCAGCACCAACTGGTACTTCCATCCCTTCTAGACCTTCCAACTCTGCGGGCGGCGGCATTGGTTCTCCAGCCCCAAAGTCCATGTCACCACCTGGCGGCAACGGTGCTTCCGGAACAGCCGGCTTTCCTTCGTATTCTCGACCACTCAAGGCCCTCTCAATCTGAGAAGTCAGGTCCTCTGGTGGCTGAGCAACTTTTTTTAGAATGTCGGCGCCTTCTATAAATCCGTTTAACTCCCACATACCAGCAGTTCTGATGATACAATCTTGCATCATCGATGCACTTCTAAGTATCATTATTTCTCGTTTTAGATCCGATAAGCCCTGATGTAGCCTATTATACACATCGTTGGGCCACACATTAACAAACCGATATAAAAGTTTCTCAGCGGCATTTAGTCTGCTAATTAGAGCAGCTTTCATCTCTTCTGGAGTCTTTCCTTTTTTTGGTGTGATCACCTGCTCAGGCGTTTCTTGAGGAATTTCTTGTTCTAGAGTAGGAATTTCAACTGGAGCAGCAGTTCTCTTAATGCCATATTTCTCATGATCTTTTGATTCATAATACCTGGCCCATGCACCAAAATCCAATTTTTCCATTGGGCTCCATCCCTCCATTACTTTTTGACTAGCAGACTCTCTGGTTTTACCTTCTCTCATGGCTGTATATATCTCCCCAAGAGCCTTTACCCATTTGTTCACATCCCTTCTTGGTTTTGCGTTAGACTCATGAACACCCATTATATTAGGATAGGCCTTTTTTGTAAATATTTTCTTTAGCGCCGTATATACTGCTTCACGTATTTTAGTTAAGTCTATATCATCCTTACCTTTTAAAAATCTGAAAGACAAGGAAATAATATTGTTCCTATCTTTGGCATCAAAAGTCGAGTATCCGAATTCATTGCACAAATCATCGCAGAAATGGTCTAAGTAAAAAAACAGGTTTCTTTCCCTGTCATTTTCCACACCGACATCCGACATTGCCCTAGCATCGTCATATACAAGCTGTTGCAAATCAGAAGTCATACCAGCATCGGACATATTTATTAAGAGATCGTCAGCGTAATTTATTGGCATCTTCTATTTCTGCCTCCTCAATGTGCGCCTCTAAAGCCGCCTTGGTTTCGGTGTGTATCGTTTTAACACTTTCTCTTTTTCTCTTGTACGTAAGATCTGACATCTTAGAACTTAGCCTGTCGTAGAATTTTAGGGCTAAATCTGGGTCTGTCTCTTCTAAAACTTCGCGCACTGTTTCTCTAATAACCGACACTTGGTCCTCAATTACGGTAATGTTAATATTCGCGTCTATAGAACTTTCGGCAATCTTATCTACGTATTTCGCCCACTGTTGAATAGTAGCTGTCCAGCTAGCAAAATATTTATGAAGATTGGCTTCTTCATTTACGGACAGCTCGCCCTTGGACGATTTATCAAAAAGATCCTCAACACGCGCCTTTACTAGAACCAGAAGTTCACGCAACTGCTGTGGGATATCAACATGTAGATCTATCGCCTCTTGCAACTTCTCCTTATAAATGGGAATCCTTCTAAGCTCGGTATCCTCTTTTTTGGCTTCTTTCATCTCTTTTTTTTCTTTAGCAGCTTGTTTTACTGCTTCCAAAGCTTTTCCATCCAAATTCAGCTTCTCTTTCCTAAATTTTTGTAGAGTTGGCACTGACACGTGCAACTTCCTATCACTTGGATGTAATTCTTTAACCGCCTTTGCGACTGCCCTAACTCCCTGACCTTGGGTCAACATCCGTATTATCATTGTCCTATTTGGATGAGAGAGTATTTTTCTAAATGACATTAAACACCTTCAAAGAAAACGCCCGTATAGATGCTCGTATTTTGATTTGCGAGGATCTATCGGGCGGAAACACCTTTTTATTATTAATTTACTTTATTCAGAATTGACTGACGGCTATCATATATCCTCATAGGAATGCCGCCATAATCGCTGCTAGTTGGAGTTTGTGCCGCTACACTTCCGCCCGGGACTTTTTGTCCTTGATAATTTTCATAACCTAATTCGTAGTTGTAAACCTTTCCATCAATTGGACACTGATATGCGCGTTCGGAAATGCGAGCTGCTTGCACTCCTATGTGGTCAGGGCAATATCTAGTAGATAAAGACCCTTCGCGCGGAGGCTGCACTGGCTCAGGTTCCTTTGATTCCTCTCCAGAAACTCTTTCTCTTGGAAAAAATCCATACTCTAGAGCTTCATCAATATTATCAGCCGCTTTATATAACCCAATACTGTCCATATAGTTAGCGATCTTTGTCAAGCGTAATACATTAGATTCAGCTTCCTTAAACTGATTAATTTTCAATATATTATCAACTTTATCGGCCAGCCGGTGTTCTCCCATTTTGTCTAGATCATCGGCAATACTAATAAGTTCATCCACCGACGAAGCCCCACGGATTATTCTATTTACCAAATCTCCGAACGGTTGCATGTATTTTTCAAGCCCAACAAGTGCTTGTTCCCTAATTCTTGAATCTCTATGTCGTAGCGCTCTAACCAAAGATAGAATGTAAGCATGAGCATTACTTAGATTTCTCTCGGTTTGCGTTGGTTGATAGTATGGGGTTTTCCTTATATCCTCTACAGTTACAGTGCCCTCGCCTGCTGATTGCGCTAATTTGTACGACATTGTTTAGTCACCTACTAGTACTTTAGCAGTGCTAAAGAAGCCTCCTTCAGCTTCCTTCTGCGCCTTATAAGTGGATTTTTTATGATACGTTCCATTTTCATCCCTCACTAACTCATGCGCTGGCAACCCCAACTTTTTATGGATGGGGTACAACGAATTAGGCGTACGAACAAACTGATCGCTGTCATCGAAAGATCGCTTTAGGTTCTCTCGCGATTGCTCAACACCCGCAAGTGCAGCTTGATAGTCTGCTACGACAGAACGATATGTATCTGCATCAAACCTTTGAGATACGATTTCCATAACTTCATCACATATATCAAATTCTTTGTTAGCTGCAGCACGTACAACCACATCTTTAAGTTCATAAAGCGACATGGCATATAGTTCAGCGTCGCGATTAACTGACACATCGGCAGATCCAGCCTCTTGCATGGCTAAGGCATGTAGGTTTGCGGCATTAAACTTTGCAACATAATCGTTTTTAGCAAAAACGGTAGGTAGAAGTGGAACATTTCCGCTCATTTCAATTGGAACCTCTATGTTGAATTTACCTTTCGGTGTGTTCAATGTAGCTTCGCAAATAAAACCATCATGGGTTGGGGACGCCACTCTGATCTGCGATCCCTTAAATCCCATAGACATAAGCTCTGCTATAATCATTCTTTTAGCCAGTCGTACAGCAGCTTGTGGATATCCAACGGCAGCTTCCATAACACTTTCCTCAAGGTCGGAGGCAACAACTTTCAATTCCCTTGGAACTGGTGTTACCGGGATTTCAATGTCTTTAATATTGTCTTTTTGATCAGGCAGATTAGCAAAAAGACCAGGACTCGAGACCCCTTCGCTCCCGTTTTCTTGTGGCATAGCCGACACAACTTTACTAAAATCTTCCTCAGAAACATCTTGTTGATTTGCTTTGATTGCTAGATCCAATGAATATAGAATAGAAGAAACTTTTGGCAGCCGAATATCATGGTATGATGCTCTTTCTAAATGTGCCTTTAAGTCTATGGCGGTCAAATCCTTAAACCTGTCCCCAGCCACAAAGATACTTGGGAATTTGGTCCCAGAAGACTCTGCCGGTACATAAACCCTAATAGCACCACGATTTGTGTCTAAATCTGCAGCAAATATTAGAAATCGAGAATTTCCACCAGCAAGTCGGACCCTGGAGTTGTCAAATCCTAGATATCTCAACTCAAGTTCAACCTTTTGTTTGGCACCCGCAGCAAGTTGAGGATTATACCTATCAGATCCAATCTGAAATAGTTGATCCAACCCCGTTTTAACCTCTTCGTCTACATCGTATCCAATAGCTTTAGTCTCTGGATCACGCAGACTATTCACATGGCCAGCATTAGTGACATCTCTTTCAGATATCTCAGATAATAGGAGGTCTCCTAAAACCTCCCGAAATCGTGTGCCCGTTGCATTAAGGCCAACCAACTCGTTGTAAAGTTTCTCCATATCCCCCTGGCTCACCAGAGCCACAGGATTTTTATTATAGGCGTCCTCTATAACGCTAGCTACCGATTTTATTACAACATCCTGCGGATTTTCATCGGCCGCTTGCTGCAGTCTTGCATTAAGATCGCCAATTTTATAATGTTTCCCCTGTTCTAATTTCGCTAGCAAAAGTTCTGCCTGACTTTTGAGAGCACCAAAATTAGTCATTATAAATCGCCTCCAATTATATTTACATCATCTTATAGCATCTACAATCTCTATATGGCTTCCTACATTTGTCGCATCTACATTTACACTTCCACCATGGCTCAACACACTCTGGACAAATGTTCCAAAAAACATTTTCGCATTTACACTCTTCTAGGTCTTTCTTGCACTGCGGACAAGTTTCTTCTTCTGCCTGTTTGCGCATTCGTTCTTCCATGGCGGCAAGAACAGGATCTACATCATCTGCTTTGAAAGGTTCGGCTTCCAATCCGCCCAAAGGATCGGTAGTTCTAACGCTCTTCATCATCTCTTTCATAGCACGCTGCCTCTTAACCTTTTCAGCCCATTGCCTAGCTATCTCTTTGCGTCTACGCTCTTGCTCCTGCATCCATTTCTCTTGGCGAGCAGTAGGCGTGACCTTCACTTCCCCCGGCGTAACCACCGGAAGCTTGCCAACTTCTCCCATCAGCTGTCTATATGTCATTTCTTCCCAGCCAGGGATGACTAAAGATTTATCTTTGGGAGACATCTGTTTCCATTGTTCAACTTTTTGTTCCATTAACAATGGGCCGTCCGCTTCTTGCTCTGCTTCCCATCCTTCATCCACTTCTTCCCAAAACTCTTTCCTTTGTTCTTCTGGAATTTCAGACGGGTCAGAAACTCCGGCGGCCTCCATCTTGGTCTCAAAATATTCTTGATAGTCAGAGTATTTTGAGAGAATGGTTTTAAAAGCCTCTCTTTTTGATTCTGGTAAACTGGCAATTAAATTCTGCACAAAATTGCTGTCTGTAGATAGTCTATTAAAAAGAATACCCTGAAGAATTTTTCCATCCTCAGGGGTTTCTGCTCCATAATCCTCTGCTGCCAGTCTGGTAATCGGCACACCTTGGTAGGCTATCGTAAGATTTGCACAGTCTTTATCAGCGAAGACAGACCAAGAAGATGTTTTGGCTCGGTCTTCTTCTTCGTCTGGTAAAGAATAGGTACGAACAAGAAATTCGCCGTCGTCAGAAGACTGTACTTGCCATAGGTCATCTGCCTCGTCACCTTTTAAACGAAAAAAGTCAAAAGCCACCCTGATCATCCGGTGTTCATTGCCCTCTACGGGCAACCTGTTTGTCTGATCGTTCGCGTCTATAATATTTTGGATTTCCGAGAGATCTATCGTAAATTTCTCCATATGCATAGCCTCCAAGATTAGCTTTGCTAAGCGTACAAGTGTAGTGTTAAAAAACACATTCACCAATAATGTCAATGTATTGATAGAAACAAGAGAGTGAAATGTAGACAAGAGATGCTAAGATGGGATAATAAGATGGCAGATATAAAATATATTATAACAAACTTATTACTTAAGTATGTGAAATGTTAGAGAAAAGATACGCAAGTGCCCGAAATTATTAAAATGACGCACTGAGTCGTCTATTAAAATAGACGCACTAATCCCATTTATATAAAAATATGCGGAACAAAAAAAAGAGCCCAAAAGGAATCCTGGGCTTCAGTATAATCTCATACTCAGAGAACTATACGGCTTTGTATATAATTCTGACTTTATTAATCTTTTCCTTTTTACCGTTAATATGGATATAAAAGAAAGTGCAGTTTAGCACTTTAGCCACCATGACTTGTATAAATTGCTTTTCATTTACGTACACCAATACGCTTTGTCCCGGGCCATATTCAAAAACTTCTGAATCAGATACTAATTCTATTGTGAGCATTTCCTATTTTCGTCGGGATAGTCAGCCAATCCCTTGCCAATTACGACGGTAGCAACTCTAGTCGGCACAACATAATCTGGCTCATCCTCCATATGGACACTCTGGATATGGCCATCTTCGTCATGTCTAACATTGAAATCGACAAGTTCAACCACTCCAGGGACTATATAGCAATCGTCTCCTTTTCCCAGATGCCTCAACATTTCTCTTTTCATTTTTTCTCTATCAATAAAACACATGAAATTCACGGATCCAAAATTACCCCTGTATACAAGAGTATATACTTCGTTTCTATTCATCATCCTTGGCCCTTATATCATCCATTTCTTCGAGTATTTTCAGTACTTTTTCGTCTTTATAACAGATTTTCTTTAACTTTTTAATGGCTCCTCCATAGCGTTTCTTGCCGTTTGCGTAGTCTATATTGCCCATCAGGAGCTTATGAACCGTTGTTTGGTGTATTCCAAGCTGTTCTGCGATCTGTATTTGCGTTAGCCCTTGTAATCTTAACGTCACGACCTCACATTGTCTTTCTGTAAGGTCCGTCTTGATTATCCTTAACACCTCTTTTAACAATTGTTGCCTCAATTCGTAGAACCTCTCAGAATACTTAGCCAAGTTAAGCTGCGAACCCAAACTGTCCATAAATGGAAGATCATTCATAACATTTGGGTCCACAGCTATCTCGACGATTTTATACTGGTAAGAATCAGATTTGTTGCGTCTGCGCGCCATACACGACACCTCTGTTGACTTGTCATTCCCATAAGGGTCTAATACTACCATAGTCTCCTTCCGACTTCAAGGTTGCCATTAATTCTTCGACAGAGTGCTCCAGGAAATAATCATCTATATCTTTGACATCACTCGGAAAAGGATTAGCGGCGGTAAGCATTATGCCGTTATATTGTTTTTTATCAACAATATTCTTGGCTCGCTGTTGCGCTTCTTCCTCATTATCAAATAACAGCGTGATACGATCTGTATATCTAGATAGCAATGCTATATGCCTAGTAGACAGGTATTTACCACAAACTGCCACCACATTACCCATCCCGTTCTGATGAGATGCGATAACATCAAAGTACCCTTCTACTACATATACTATTCCTTTTTTCAAGATATCTCTCTTGGCAAAGTTTAGGCCAAAAAGGTGGTGGCTTTTCTTATATATGGAATTCATATATTTAGGTATACCACCACGCTCTTTTTCTGGTAATCTGGTCCTACCAGCAATGGCTATATAGTTCCCGTAGACATCTCTAATTGGCATAACAAGGTCTTGAGTCTTAAATCTGCTATATGAGGCGTGATATATTATATCTAATTCTCTTAGTTGCTTGGGATCCTCTTTCTCGAAAAGTTCTCTTAAATCTTGAGGAAACAGCCCTATTTGAAACTTATCTATGAACTCTTTTTGTATTTGCCTGTTTTCGAGCAGATATGCCATCACCTCTTCATTTTTCAAGAGGCGTCCGTGGCAAAATTTTGCTACCCGTGCAAAAATCTTACTTGCACTGCTGTCCACATTTATTCCTTTTCTTGGCTCAAATGAAGCTTTAGGCCTTTCAGAAACGCGGCGCTAATAGGTACGTGTGAACCACAAGTCTTGCAATACGCCTTGTCTCCCTCGATGTAAAGCTCTCTGTGAACTTTACATTGGTTGCAAAGAGCCTGAAATGCTTTCTTGGTTTGATTACGAAGCACTTGTCCTACACTGTTAAGGGCTTTCTTAGTAAATGAAGTGATGTTGGAGATCGGATTGCCACAACTATCGCAGATAACCTCTCCAGTGTCCCTGTTAAGTTTTGCTTCAGTTTGCTGTAGACATCCTTTTGTCGTACAATTTATAAGCATTTATTCCTCCTCTATGACGTCCGATGGTGATACATCGGCCCATTGTTCTTCCTCGGCCGCTTCAACATTGTCTTTTCTAACTGAAACGCCAGATTCTTTAGCTTCTTTAACTTTACCAAACAATTCCGATGATAATCCATTTGCCCTGATTGCATCAAAGAAATTGTCTTTTCCTATATATTTGTCCCCGCCATATAGATATACACGGTTGTTTGGGCGCTCTACTACACCATATTGTATGGCCAGCTGTCCTATCTCTATATGTCTATCTACAACGCCTTCGGTGTATTTTACTCTGAATTCACACTTTCTAAAAGGAGGCGCAGCTTTATTTTTATCTATTCTTGCCATTACAATATGCCCAATTGGTACGCCCTCGTCACCAATTATCTTTGCATCCTTTGCCTCTCGCATGGTAAAATGTACCATAGTAGAGCAATGATGATCCCATGCCGCTCCACCAGGAGTCTGCGTTGGATCCCCATACAACTGTCCTGGATTAGTACGCACTTGATTAATCGCTATAAACATTACACCAGTTTCACTTAACAATGGTATAAGCTTGCGCAATTCGGGCGGAAGGAACCTAGCCATTAAGGCCATGTTGCTCTTTCCAGACCTACTGGCCATTTCTAACGGTGGGGCTACTGCTGCAATGCTGTCTAGAACTATAATGCCAAGTCCGGTTGTATCGGCACCACCTCTTTCTTTAATGATGTCTAGTAATCCAGGCTTAACTTTAGACTTGCCGGGTTCTTTGTGTGGCACTCCACACAGCTTCTCAAAAATCTCAGCACCATTATTCGATTTCAAAATGCGCAGTCTAGCTGGACTGGTGTCAACACCAAGTTTCTGCGCCCACGATTTGTCAAATGTACATTCCGCATCAATGAAATAAGCCCAATTCTTAGGGTTTAGTTTCTGCCATTCCTTTACGGCCATCAGACTCATTAGCGTTTTGCCGCTACTTTTTTTGCCAGCGTATTGTACCAACCTGCCCCTTGCATTGCCCCAAAGGCCTAGGACATCGTCTAGTGCATAACTTCCAGATGGCAATGACTCTATATCCTCTATTTCTGCCAAGCCGTCATCACCATAAAGCTTTTCCATCTGTGTCCATATGGACTCTAAATTATCCTGTTTCTTTGCCATTTTTCTCTCCTCCTTTTGTAGTGGCATCAAGCTTTTGCAACAAGCTCTTTTGTTCCACTGTAAGATCTTCTGGCAACTTCACTTTAACTTGCACGTAATGATCACCCACGCGGCCACCACTAATCATACCAGCGCCTCTAATCCTAAGAGTGGTCCCCGGCTGGCACGTAGGCGAAATTTTTATATTTTTTTCTCCTGACAGGGTTTTAACTTTGACTGTGCCCCCTAACATTGCCTTAAATATATCGATAGTAGTATTGCTGCTAACGTCTACCATATTACGTGACAATTCATATTCTGAATGCGGCTTGTATAGTACAAGGATAGAAAACATTCTCTCTGGAGTAATTGTAGTGCCATGCGCCGTGAACGGCGGAATGCTTAGAGTTATATTTTTTGACTTCCTAATTTCACGATTACCATTACAATTAGAACACGCGGAATCGATTTCTTTTCCGAAACCATTACAATTTGCACAGGTAGTCCCAAGGAACATTGACCCGCGCTGTACCCTAATCTGTCCATAGCCGCTACAACGCGTACAATAAGCGTCCTTCAATTTTACTCCAATACCATCGCATTCTTCACAAGCTTCTTTCCATATCACATCAAGGTTCTTCGTACAACCGTTATATGCTTCTTCCAATGAAATCATTATCTTACCGGTGCGCATTTTTGGTTGTTTAGGGCGGCCCCTTCCAAATGGACCTGTAGAGTTCCCCAAACCAAAAATATCGGTAAATCGGGAACCAGAAAAAAATTGGTTGAACATAGTATTAAAATCTATGTTCAATCCATCAAAAGAAAAACCTTCAGGAGGTTTCGTCCAATTGTTGTTCTTTAGAACTTCATATGCTGAACTAATCTCTTTAAACTTTTCTTCTGCGTCCTCCTTGTCGTCTGGATGTACATCCGGGTGCCACTTGAGGGCAAGATTTTTATATGCTTTCTTAATCTCATCTTCCGACGCACCAGGCTCGACACCCAAAATCTCATAAGGATCTTTCATTTCGACATACCTTGTTTCATTAGATCTAACCCGCAACACCATGCAGCTGCGATTGCATCACCCTCATCGTAAGTCTCGCCCTCTACAGCACCTTTACTGTTCACAGCGTCCTCGAACCCTGGTTCTAACCATGTTCGGATAATATGAGGCAAGTCTTTCTTCGATATACGATCCGTCGTACCATCACACGCATCTCTAATCATTTTCCGAATGGTTTGTACAGAATAGAATTTAATCTTTGCTTCGGAATTTTGGTATGCGGATAGCCCTATTATTCGATTAAACACAGCTAAAGTAGTTATGGTTTTAGCACCGGACTTCCCTTTCATATATAATAATATATCTTCGATAGCTATATGGGAGGGGCTAAGATCAGAACATAGATTTGCTATTCTACGATGAACATCATCTAGCTTTTCCAAAAGACTATGTTTACCCTTTAAAGGTTTTATATGTCCATATGCCACTAGTGACGGGCCGCTTTTATTCAAAGTGATAAGGCCCCAGCCGACCGTGGTAGAACTACAATCTAACCCCAATATTCTAATTTTTCCTGTTCCATATAATCTACGTCGCGGCAATTTGACAAACTTGTCTTTTATAACCGACTTTTTCTTTGCCATATCAGTTTATCTCCACCGCATTACTCTCTTGGCTACCTAACAGGTCCAATATGTGTCCAAGCTTATGTCCCACAAACCCCAAATCTTTGTCGTTTTGATTTTCAAACTTCATACATTTTAATGCCACATCAGCCATATCATCTCTGCCTTCTTCTTCCATGGCCTCGCAAAATGTTTCCCATGAGCCATTATACAATTGATCTCTAAGAGCTGCTAATTGTTCTGGGTATATTTCCAAATCTACCATATCGTTAAACATTGAGATATCGAGCCTACTAAAGTCCAATTGGCGCATAAATTCTTGTGCGAATTCTCTCATCTCTATAAGACAATCGTTGAGGCGCGTGAGATACTTCTCCAGGGATCGTGAAGATGGTAGGACAGTACCAATTAAAAATACCATGTCTGGATCATCGATACCCCCGAACCGTGGCCTGGAGCACCCAAATCCGTGGGTGTGAGAAATATCCATTATAGTAAAGATTAATTTTTGGCTTATGTGGTCTCGATCAAATATAATTTTGGCCTCCAGACGCGGTGGCCTAGACGACATGTATGCTACTTTAAAACCTCCATCCAACTCGATGGATTTAATCTTGGTGTCTTTAACCATGGTCACCTGCAAATGAACCAGCGGGGTTCCAGGCCGCGTAAAGTTTGGAACCCCGCTGGTATGTTTTAGACTACAGGTCTTCGTCTCCGAAATCGAAGGTGTCGTCTTCGATAGCTGGCTTAACACCAGCCTCAGTGTTGGTGACAGTTTGAGTGCCGACAGCATATTGCTGACCGGCAGGAGTAGCTCCATTGCCACCGGGAGAAGCACCCATTTTTTCCGCTACCTCTTCAGGCTTTGGTGGCTGAGTGAACTTCGCGATGTCTACTCTCTCAAGAAAGCCCTCTACCATGGCGGATTCCTCATCAGTGATATCCTTCATTTTAGGGCTACCCATAACTGAATAGAGAGGCTGTGTTCCTTTCGGCCCACGCTTGACATTAATATCATATGCCATGATCTCTCCCCAGCTGTGTTTGATCATCTCACCCCATTCGTCTGAGCTGATATAATCCCTAATACCTTTATAAATTTGGCTTCCGATCTCGAGAATCTTGGGCTGACCACTTGCACGGTCAATGACCCCAATATACCAACGAGTTTGTGATTTTACTCCGGATCTGCACAAAGGACAATTGTCAATTGCGCAGCGGATCTTGCGGTTAGAACCGCTAGCATCCTTAGTCCAGTGAACGACGAACTGATAAGGATTAGTTACAACTCTTACGTTGTTAGATCCTTCCACCAGATTCATAAAATCGTTGGGACCGGAAACGTCTCCGTCGTCCCAGCTTGCAAGCTGTCCATATTTTACTTCGGCCATATTATCCTCCTAGTTTCCCTTGGTGCTCCTTGCACATAGTCGGGATGTTAAGTTTTTGATGTAATTTGCCGTAGAAACAACACCTAAGTTTCTTCAACGTTAACATCATATACGCGGCCTATACATTAAGTTTTCGATATAACCTATATTGCTTATTGGGATTATTATTGAACATATTGATCTGTTGTCGAGATTATCTATATCTTCATCACTATTCGTTGTCCAAAACCCCGTCACGTCTAACATACCATTATTCGATGATCTAACTAGATCAACTTTCTTGGTAACTATAAAAACAGAACCACTGCCGTAGTTGTTTCCCATTAATATTTTGTAGAAGGGGGGCTTTGCCCCTCCGCCTACATGCATGTCCATATCAAACTCTTTTACCATTACCATTGCTTTTCACCGTATGGTTTATCATCGTCATCAACAACTGCCTGGAAACCAGCAGAACGCTGATGTCTATATTCTCCTCTTAACCGCTCTTTCATATATTGATGCGCTTTAAGAAACCACTCATGTCTATTCTCAAAATTCTTCTTAACTACATATATTTCATTATAGCCATGTTCGGCATCGATGAAATCCTGATGACTTTCTGCAAATGCCTCTCTATCTCTGACAGTTGTATGTCCTACATCTCTGGCAGCAAGAAATAGCCTTTGCTTAGTAGTATTTCTATGTACCCTTGCCCTGGCTTCTAACAGCGTAAGTGTAGATAATATTTCACTGCATCTGTCCGCAGCCCTTAGATATTTGGCTGCTAACTTCTCAGCGTTCGGTATGTCTAAATTGGCATCCCTGGGCATAGATTGCGCAAGTGCTGTGAATTCCGCTATATCTATAGACAAGGGATCGAAGTTATCTATATTTAGAGAGTCCCTAAATGTCAGTACTGCTCTGCTCATCTTTCAAGCTCCTAACCCATCTTTCTAATCGTCTAAGACGTTGATTAATCATCAAATTCTGCAAGAATACAAGAATTGCCCACCCAACCTCTTTACCGATTGGTGGACGTATTATAGTAATACACCCATCATTATCCACGTCAAACATGTCATGGAACTGTTCTTTACCTGAATAGTTACCACCAGAAAACGCTTCAACTAGTTGATTGTAATAGGCAAATTCTTCGTCGGTCATATCCAGTTGCTTAAAATCCACAACTCGGATGCTCATTAGCTGCTCCTGCGAAATGCGCTATCGCCGCCACCTTCCATAGCTCTTTTTTGTTTTGCAAGTCTATATAATCTTTCTTCTTCCAGTACCGGATTAGATGCTCCTTCTGAAAAAATAGAATCTAATCCGACAACTTCACCGGACGATGGAGTTGGAGGGAAAACTCTATCAGCTTCTGCCTGCAGTTCGTCTACAGTAGCGTGATCAACCATGTTGTATTTTTTCCTAACCGCCTCCTCCATAATTCTCTCGCGCTCAACATCGGATATGCCTTGAGGAACCTCTGGAGAGACAACCTCGCCAAACTCCTTCTCTATTGCTTGCCTCATGGCACTAGGAGGAGCAATCTTGGGCGCAGGCTGTGCTTGCTGCGCACGACGGGCCGGCACTGACGGTTGAACGTTTAAGTTGCCGATATCTAAGTTATATTTGGCTACAATTGCCAGGGCAATATTATGAGCCGTCTCTTCCCTCACAGAAGCTGACTCTAAAACTGTTCTGCCGACGTCTTCCACAGCGGCGAGGAATTCCTCACCCATAATGAGGCCGCCGCATGCTGGGCATTCGTTGCGAGCTATAGCATGCTTAAATGATGGCAAAACCTCAGATCCGCATGATGTACATAACATATAAAAACACCTCCCTGTAACTATTAATTTAATTCATATTGATAGATTTGTCAAGTACTTTTTTACATTCCGTACACTTTTTCTATCTCCCTTAACATTAGTGATTTTACTCCATTAAATTCACTAACTTGGCAAATTGCCCTGATAGGTCGACCTACTTTGAGCATTTTTTTGGCATTAGCGTATTGATCTGGCCACACTGTAAGCTCTGTTTCTGTACCAATGGTGTCTTCCACCAAATATTTGGCCATTGGCAATCCTCTGTATTTTCCAGTCTTAATATTGAATTCACGTAAAAATGCCTTTATAAGCACCTCTACAACGATTTGTTGCCGATCTGGCAGCATTCTAAGTCTAGAAATAGGAGTCACGTTATATCCTGTAAAAAATCCTGGAAACAAATCAGTAAGAGAGCCGGACACAAGCTCACCTAGAACTTCTTGCTCGTGACGCAATTTCTCTTGCTGAGACCACTCCTGACCAGGCATTCTAATAGGAAACTCTTCAACAGCCATGTCAGACTGATATCCATCCTTCACCTTCTTCCTAATGAAAATATTCATCTTATCCCTGACTTTTTTGCCTTCGTCGTGGATATCCCTTCTTGAGATCTTAAAAGAATCAAAGCAACCGGCCTTCGCCATAACCTCTAATTTGGTTTTATTAACAACGCGCGCATCCACTCTGTGTAGGAAATCTCTAAAAGATGAGAAGGGCTGGTTATTAATAACCTGTGCTATTGCCTTCTCGCCCATTCCTTTGATAGCCGCAAAACCCATAACAATAGTATCTGCGTCTAAAACTTCATATCCAGCGTTACTCCTGTTGATATCTGGAGGCACAATCCTTACGCCAAGACGCCGGCACTCCATCTTCGCCATATTAATTTCATCGTCTTTATTGATGCCACCCCTGGCTGTCTTAACTTTCAAATATGCAGCCAGGAATGCTGCAGGATAGTGACATTTCAAATAGGCGGTAATATATCCATTAATTGAATAGAAAACAGCATGACTTTTGTTGAATCCATATCCACTGAACTTTTCTACAATTTTATCCCATACTTCTTTAGACAATTCTAGACTAGTAGAATGTTTCTTCATCATTCCTTCGATGAAATCAGCCTCCAGCTGCAATGCAAACTTTGGGTCTTTACCCTTCCATTTGGTCAACTTACGCAATCCGTCGGCTTTGTTTAGATCCCATCCAGCTACGTCTTTAGCCACATCCATCAATTGCTCTTCCATTATACACAGCCCATAGGTCTGCGACAAACAATTTTCTAGACTCGAGTGTAGATAAGATATCTCCTTTTTTCCAAACCTGCGGTTTATATATTCCTGCCTTTCATGGGTCGACGACGGACGCCCCAAAGCATTAACTACCGCGATATCCAGTATATTCTTAGGACGAATTTTTTTACACAGAGCTACCATCATACCAGATTTACCCAGTTGAAACACGCATTTGGTGTGGCCACCTTGGATCATTTTGTAGGTTTCTTCATCATCTAACGGAATATCCTCCATCTGTCTGGGGCCATCCGTAATACCTAGCCTACGAATGTTCTTAAGTGTTTCATCTATTACATCCAAAGTTGAGATAGCTAAGAAATCCATTTTTACTAAACCAAGGCTTTCACACCTGTTTTTCTCATATTGTACAGCAACTACACCGTTTTTATCAATTCTAAGCGGCGCAAACTCAACGATTGGTATGTCAGATACCACCATTCCAGCCGCATGGGTGGAATACTCTTTTGGCATTCCAATAATAGCATCTGCGTACTCCATGAGTTCTGGACATTTGGCTGCAAAATCTCTTAAGTCTGACGACAGACTCATAGCCCTTTCTAGGGTTTTAACTCTTTTCTTATTTTCGTCTGCCTCCGGAATGGCCGCCTTAATAGCTTCAGCTACTTTTACGTAATACTGATCTTTTCCTATGAGATTTGGCATTACATTTCTCATAGATTTGACAAGATCAGGTATCACATTTTTAGGAGTATACGTATTAATATTAGATACTTGTGCACAATGATCATACCCATATTTTTTCCTTACATACTCCTGGACCATGTCTCTTCCAGCTGAGGTGAAGTCTGTATCTATATCTGGTAAATCTTTTTTATAGGCATTTTGAAATCTTTCAAATAGTAAATTATATTCTATAGGATCTACGCCGTGAATCCCCAACAGATACGCAACGATACATCCGCCCACGCTCCCACGGCCCACACCACATAAAATGTCATGGTCTTTAGCCCACTGGATGAAATCGGCAGTCACCAGCATATAAGAAGAAAAGTTATTTCCTTCTAAGATTTTGAGTTCTTTCTTGACTCTATCCCACCTAATTTTCTGGTCTGCCTCTGACATGTGGCCAAATTTTTGCTTGAAACCGCTGACAACTTTATATCTCATATATTTCTTATCTAGAGCCATGTCTTTTGGTATTCTTGTCGTTTCAGCCCACTCACAAAACTCTTTGAAATCTGACTCACCACACGGATTAAATATCGGCAAATGGTTACCGCTCGGTTCCATATAGTCTGGCAAATCACATGTAGCCGCTATTTTGACTGTGTTTTCTACAGCTGCCGTGGCCACAGATTTCCCATGGTATTTTTCTAAGAAATCGTATACCTCGTCGCCAGACTTGACGTAAAATTCATCTATACCATATCTGTGTCTAGTTGGGTCATCAACCGGCTTCTTGGAGTTAATTGCCAATAATACGTCATGAATTTTCTCGGAGTCTCTTGTTATGTAGTGGGCATCAACACCAACAACCAACTCTATGCCAAGTTTCTGTGCAATATTTATAAGTTGATTGTTAAGAAATATTTGATCCACCCGATCATCTTTTAAGCTGTGTGGTTGGATTTCTATATAGAATCTGTCGTTATATATTCTTTGCAGACGCAAAGCTGCACTTATAGCTTTATCAAGCTCTCCTTTAAAAATGTGTTCAGCGAGTATCCCACTGCCACACGCAGAGGTCGCTATAATACCTTCCGAATACTTCTCAAGTTCTTCCCAACTCACTCTAGGGAAAACTCTGCCCATTACTATTACATGCTGTTTAAAACCCTCAAAGTTTATTTTTAACAGGTTTTTATAGCCAATTTCATTTTGCGCTAATAGAACTATATGTTTTCTTTTCTCGGTCTTTTTTCTACTACCCTTGCCCTCTGCAGGCAAATAGTCGTATGAACGCACAAAATACATTTCGCATCCTGGAATAAACTTGATCCCGGTTCTTTTATAGGCTTGAAATGCATCATAATGGCAACCAAGAGTTCCATGATCAGTAATAGCTAGGGCTTTTTGTCCCAGTTCATCTGCCCTGTTAAATAGATCGTCTACATACGACAGAGCATCCAGCATCGACCCCAAATTGGTGTGAGCGTGGAGATTAACAAACTCTCTAGACATCAATCACTTCCTTTTATGTTTTTCTACATAGCTTATAAGTGCTCCTTCAAATGTTTGCAACGGGACAGCTTTGCCCGTTTTTTTAATAGAAAATCTGACTTCCCTGAGCCTTTTAACCCCAGTAATAATATAATCGTTGTTCTCTATTTTAAGCAAACTGGTTTTATCGAATGAAAGTGCGGGACTTCCTAGTGGTTTCAGAAAGTCTATTATCTCAATCCCAAGCCTTATTGGCAGTCGGTATACATACGCATCGTAACTACATGAACAATTCTTGGGTTTGATTTTAACTATACCAAGTTGTTTAAGCTTTTGTTCCATACGTTATATCTATGGCCTTTGCATGGTAAGTTCAACTTCTTGGTTCTCGGCAGAATGAACACCCAATGCGCGGACCAAATCACCATCTCCTTCGTTTTCTCTGTTAGTTTCTAGAACAATCTTCATCTTGTCTTGTTTTACAACAAAACTTACAACCGTTAAATCGTACGCGCTGGTAGTAGCAGCCTCATTGGAGTTCCTCAAAGCTACACTAACGGCAGACGAGTCGGCTGCCGTGGAATGCAATTCTAGCGACTCTAACACGTCGGGGATGCCACCATCTCCAGCACGTATATCGTCCTTATTGGCCGCTAACACTACTTTTATTTTGTCTCGTTTCACTGTAAATGCAGATATTCCAAAACCCTGTACAGCTCTTGTTGCCATTTTTCACCTCTTACCCTAATGGATTATCAGGAATACTCTCCGAGTCTTCGGCAGCCTTCTCCAATTCTCCGTCCTTATTAATAATTATGGCCTGACTTAATATCAAGCCCATAACTTTCTTGTGTCTTAACATGCCGTAAACAGCATCCATCATGCCTTTTTCTTGAAGCTCTTTCTTTACGATTAACTTGCTTACATTCCTTGCCTGAGCTTCTTGTTTCAACAGTTGTTCAAATTCTTCATCCTTTAATTTAAGATCTGGTTCAGCATCATATATAGCATCCAAGATAAACGTTCTTCTAACATTCCTGTCTGCCATGGATCTAATATGCTGTTTCATCTCCGGGTCCATATCAGATTGAAACCCTAATTGAGAACGCATATACCGCTCTTCGTCGTCCACCCATTTCTCCGGCACTTCAAACTCATGTAATTCTAACAACTTATCTATTATTTGTTCTTCTAGTGATTGTTGGTTTTTAACAGTAATTTCCTGATCGGCATGTTTTCCGAGTATATCAATTAGCTCTCCAAACGATGGTGCTTCCATTCGTTCTACTAATTCTTGATCAGATGGAGGAACTAGTTTTAATATGCCTTTAATTGTCATATCAACGGTAGCTGATTCCCCGCCCATGTTCTTATATCCTTCCGGCAAAACGATGGTTTCCGACAGATTTGCCCCAACTTCTTTACCAACTAGGTTCTCGCCAAATGGCAACTCTTGACCAGCACTTATCATAAACCTGTGGTCAGTACCAGAGGACAGTTCTTGCCCGTCCCTATGCACTTTAAAATCCAATGTAACAATTGATCCAATTTCCACCTTACTTGCTTCTACTTCACTTGCATGTTGTTGTCTGGCATTTTCTAAACTGCGTTGAATAATCTCTTCTCTGTCGACAGACTCCTTCTCAAGTTGTAGACCAATATAACCCGTCGGGGTAATAGAAGGCCTAATCTCAAAAAATATATCACATGAAAACGTACCACCTATACTGAACTCAGAGTTCTCAACCCTTGGTTCTGTCATAGCGCAAAATTTATTCTCGTAACAGGCATGTAGATATCCTTCTTGGGACAGCATTGTGGACGCCATCTTTTTAATTTCTTCCCTGCAGTGTACTTCTACCAGTGGCCTTGGAGCCTTACCACGTCTAAATCCCTTTATTTGGGTGTTTTTTCCTATCAAGTCTATGGCTTTATCTGTAGCCATTTTAACGCCTTCTATATCGTAAACAATATGCACTTTTCTGCTCAGACCACCAAGTTCCTCAACGGTGGCAACATGGTGCCATTTTTCCTGTTCTTCTTCTGTTTTTTGTACTTGTTCCTCAGTCATTATAGCTCCTAACAATATGGCCAACTTTTTCTTTAGCTGCTTTCACTCTGTTCTTCCATGATTTCCAAAACAATACATCTGTGTCGCCCGCAGCTTCTTCACGTAAAATTCTATCTATAATATTTTTAAGAGTAATGGATCTCAATCGAATGATTCTTTGTATTGGGGTATGTGTCGGATGCCCAGACATCATTAGCGCCTTCACTTTTACTTTTTCTCCTACCTTTAGAGAAGTATTTGGTACTAGATCTATAGAATGCCATCCAATTCCTCTTACATCAGATATATAATTTTTTGTTCTATTAACGACACCATCTTTCATTTTATAGATTGCCAGCACTTTAGCAAGTCTGGGCATGCCGTCCCACGAACTAACGGGCTTTATACTTGTCTTATTTGCGATTTTTAATTTGTCGTCGACATCAGATATAAAGTTTGACTCTGGCCCACCACTAAATTTTGGCGGCCGACAGAACCATTTCAGATCCTTAAGTTTTTTAATGTCTGGGTTAACCTCGCGTATCTTTTCTATATTTTCTTCAATGACTTTTAGCCACTCTTGAAAAAACGATAGATGGATGGTGACCTCTGAACCTCTACAAATATTGGTCATCTTTTTTTTGGTCTTTCCAGGATTACGGGCCATTTCTTTAGCACTGAGATCTCTTTCGTATTCAAACCATCCAAAGAAATACCTAGATGCATCTTCCCAGTATTTGTCCATCCATATTATTGCTGCTTTATAAAAATATAAAGTCATGAGGCCGTCAAACGACTTGTTATTAACCCTGGCCGCACGGATAATTATCTCACCTATCAACAGGCTGACACGTTGTTTGGCATTAATATGACTATTAAGATCTTCTGATTTTGCCACCAACCCATCTTTTCTTGTTAAATGGTTGTCATACATAGGTTCATCTAGCGTATTTGCTTCTTTTTTAACCCAGATATATATCGTAGGTAATCCCGTTAAATGACCTGATTTTTTCTTGAAACCAGATTTACTTGTAAGAGCACTTCTCGGAGTGAACTCTGTATCACAATGTGGACACACCAATGGAAAATCCTCTAGGATTTTAGGGGGCCTCTTAAACGACTGAATATCTCTTGAAATACACAGACCCTTAAGCGCACCATTGATGCGGTATCTTTCTGGATTAAATATTTTAGTATTGACACATGTTAATGGAACAAACTTGCCTCTACATTTGTCGTTTGGACAAACACATGTAACTCCAATAAAATATTTAAACTGTCTTGTCTTCTCAAATTTCTCTGCGGCGAGTGTCCCTCTATGCTTCCTGCCAGCATTTTGTATTTCCAATTCTAGGTTATTAGAATCGTCTACGCATTTGGGACAAGAATATTGTTTAAAAGAATGCCTAATTAACGGTACTTTATAAGAATCTGATTTGCCTGGCGCCAAGCAATATGGGCATGCTAACGTAGGTATTAGCTTGTACCCCATATCAGTGCCAATTTCACGTATTACATCGTTTCTTATCGATTCTATTATATATGCACCCGGTTTCTTTAAATATTTTGTTTTTTCAAGCCACCTGCCCGACAAATATACTTCTAGGGCTGAAGATGCCTTGGCCATTATCTTTGCAATCCTAGCCTTGCCATGCGGAGTGTGCTCCAACTCTTGTTTAGCCATGACAGCCGTACTACGCTCGTTGTCAGAAAATAACGGAAACGGCACGGATTTGTGTATAGATGGTTTCCATTTTATTCTGTCAAACCAAGTCTTGGCGAATAATAAAATCGCGTTGGGGAGGATCCATTGATTGTACAGGTCATCATCACTTAGAATTGCCTCCCAATTGTCAGGATCGCCCACAACGCGATTAAATTCATTTTTAGAAAAAGAAATCCCAGAGAATATGCCGGCATTGCCCGGTCTTTTGGGATCTGGCCAGCTACCGTCATGCACCACAGACCTTTGAGCTGCTTCCGCTTTTTCTTCTTCGAATACGAAATCTGGCTCAATTTTCTCGCCATGTCTAGCTAGCCAATTTTTGATTTGTTCATCTGTCATACTTTTCTTGCTTCTTTCAACTTCCTTCTTACAGCTCTAGTAAGCCCCCAAGGTGTAAAACCTTCATCCTTGGCCACTTCAGATATTTGATCACCGTTAATGAAAATCCGGAGCATAATGGTCTTCCACTTATCGCCCCAACTTTCCGAACGTTGTAAAACTTCTATTTTTATACCGGGGTCGTAGGTATATGGCATCGCTTTTTCGATGTAGTCTAAATACTTTATTCTCCCCCTAATAATAGCAGCTTTACGATAGTTGTCAATAGCTTTATTTCTGCCTACGGCCCACAGGAAAGTGGACAATTTTCCACTGTCTGGATTGTACTTTACAATTGCTTCCAGCATGGACAACGATACATCTTGTTTCATATCTTCTATATCCCACATGCGCTCGAAACCAGGACCAAGATGTCCTTTAGATAACATTTCTATAAGTTCTTCCATTTCCTGGAATACTTCATGAAAGCCGGCGCCGTCGTTAGTATCTATATAAATTTCTTTATCAAAGACTTTTGCCTTCCCAGTAAAATGCTTTCCCTTGCGAATATTTAATGTTTTCATAATTCACCAAGTGTTGAGGCACGGATTTTTGAAATCGCACCAGTCACATAATCTAGAAGGCTTTGCCATCCAGCGTTCTTCCTCAGAAATACGCTGTGCATATTCAATCAGCTGCTTTTTCGTCTTTTCTACGTCTTCACGATTGAAATCGTAGGAAACGAGCATCCCTCCAAATCTCATCATAATATATGATCCCCTGAACTTATCTACTTCTGGAAATCTATCTAATAAGTAAATACCATAGGTTCTAAGCTGAAATGGCTCCAGATATTTCGGATTCCTATTTGTTTTGTAATCCTTGATATGTAACACGCCGTCACCATCTTGATCTATTCTATCTACATATCCCTGGACGCCAAATTCATTTGTCAGCTCAATATGAAAATCATCTTCAAGCGCTATGATTTCTGATCCAATACCATCTGATTCCATTCGTTTTAAGTAGTCTGCCAACAAATCTCTAGCCTCAATTAAAACGCCATGGTCCAATGGTTTCTCTTCTTCCATGTGCTCGCGATATTTTTTGAAAGACTCTTTCATCGTTCTCTTGAGATTTAAAGCACTTCTTCTGGCGTCCGTTTTAAAATTTGCATGAAAATATTCTAACACGCCATGGACAAGCGTACCAAGGTCAAAGTGCAACCAGTCTTTCCTGGGCAACTTCTCGATGTAGTTGTAATAGTATTTTCTCGGACACTGCTGGTAAGTTTTAACTCTAGACGCAGAAAGAGTGAGAATTAAGTCATCTCTATCTATATCCTTCTCTTTTTCTAATTCTTGTTCTACCATCATATCATACTTCTTTTATTGTAAATCCACTTAAATACCAGTGGCGGACCTTGTTGTCTCCTAGAACCAATGCCAACAGGCACCTCGCTTGGTTCAAAGTTCTGGATACTTTTAATCCATCGCGTTTCGTTATGGTCGAAATAGTATGACACAGACAGGCCTTTGTCTGCATCATATAATGTTCTCACAAGACCGCCAGATACATACGGCTGTGGCTCGTACAACGTTTTGCCCTGCAAATACTTTGTAATATCCATAGTACTTCCATAAGGCCGATTTATGGGATATATGGACTGATCATCATAGCCATCTCTGCCATCCATCACAATATAGAGAGACTTAGGATTAAAATACGAGTTTTGATCATTTGGTGAGCTTGCCTCTTCATCAACAGCAGACGACTTATCTCTCTGAGTCTCTGACATCGGCCCTAAAGTTACAATTGTTCCAGGACTTATCTGCGGCAACCCTCTGCGCGAGTACTTGATCTCAAGGTCGACTAACTCCTCATCGGATGACCTGACCGGCACAACGACGTAATTATCTTCGTCCGGACCGTAACCGTCAGTCAATACCGAGTCTACACCGTAGGCATCTACGGCAATTCCTATTCCCAAATCCTCAGTTCTTCTGCTATGAGACAACTTTGTGCTATCTGTAGAATAAGTGACATCCAAAAGTCCAGTGTCTGCGCCGCTGACAGCTAAGGCCCTTAAACGCACGGACACAGTAGTGGGCATTTCTATAGGGCCGATGTATACCTCCGATAAAATGGTAGGCTCTGTTCCGTCAGTCGTAAAATAAACAGTGGCTGGAGTATTGGTTAATAATGACACCACTTGTGGTATACCAGACACCAATTGTGTGGTGGACTCAGAAGCAGTAATTGTAATAACGGCCATTTATGACAACGCTCTCCTTATTGTTCCTCTGTTGGGCCTTTATAGACAACTATAAAACCACCTTTTACTCTTTTCCAGGTACATTTGTGTAAAAACTCGATCAGGGTGCATCGGTCAAAATATTCTTTGTACCAAAAATCAAGAGCCTTTCTAGCTGCTTTTTGTAGCGTTGAAGCTGCAAAATTCTTTACTATCATTGGGCACCTCCCAAGGGCACCCAACGTTTTTAGGAAATTATTGAGTGCCCCAAGTACAATCGGGTAAGTTATAGTCTTGCGGATCCATTAATTCCTCCGTGGATTGAGAGTATATCATACAGTCTTTCGATTTCCTTGTGAAGACCATCCAAATTATCATAACTGTTATATATAACTGGATACCCTAATAAATGACGCAAAGCGATTCCGCTAGTCTCCTTAATTCCATCGATGGGATAAAAATCTTCCTCAAAATCCTTAATTACTAACACCACTTGAACAAGGTTCTTGACAGCGTTGAATTCTTCACTGGTCCTTATATCCGAAATCACCACCGGCTCAACCGAATCTTCCATTTTAATAAGTACCGGATCGATAAAATAGCGATCCCCATGCGCATATTTCATTCCACTGCTATAATCCCACAGACCACCTCGCCATACTGTCTCTATAGCAGTACCCCTAGCAGCCTTAAATTCTTCATCGGTTATCCCTATTTCAGCGAAATAACTGGCTTTTATTTGATCTGCAAACGCTAGTCTTCTAAACCCACGTTTTTCAACAAGAAATTTCGCTACCTCATCTTTTCCTGATCCAGGGGCACCGATCAAACCTATATTCATATGCATGCCAACTCCTTTAAATAATAGAAAATTGATAGGTTTTACTGTTTCAGAATACTCCCAGAAGGACCTTTCTGTATAGTAATAATGTTATCGAACTTCTCTTTCATTGATTCATTGTGTGTAATCACCAATATCTTAAGGCTTTTAGACAAAGTATTAATAGCTTCTGACAAAGCTTCTATGCCTTGTTTATCTAATGCTTGATCCACCTCGTCAAGGAGCAGGAATTTAACATTACTGCCAACGCGCCTCATCAACAATTGGCTCAATGCTAGGCGTAGTGCAATGGACATTCTGACTTGTTCTCCACCACTTAGGTCGTCAAAATCCAATATGTCACCGCCTATGGAAATTTTAATGTCAAAATACTCTTTCCAAGTACCAGAACTGGTCTGTTTCTGCGTAACGAAATCCACAGACATCTGTTCACTACAAATCTGTTTTAATATGGAATTCGTATATTTGCGCAAATCTTCTGTAACGTTTTCCATTATAATAGCTTGAATGCCATCACGACTAAAGGCTTTCGCAACATTCGAGTAGACATCTATGCTGTTGACAAGTTTATCTTTTTGGTCAGTCAACGCTTTTCTTTCTGACAGCCTTCTCTCTAAGTCTTCGCCGTATCCTTCTAGATGACCGAGTTCCACGCTCAACTCTAACATTTGCTTCCTAATTTCGTCTACTTTAGTGGCTGTACTATTACGTTCGGCTATGGCTTTACTTAGATCCATTGCCATCTTACTATCGTCTTTATGTGTCGCCGCAATCGATAGAACTGTTTGCTTATCTTGTTTAAGCGAAGCCCATTTTGCTGAAATATCGCTAAGTTCCATCTGAATCATTTCATTCCTTCTCATGATGTCAGATTGGGCAGACATTCTTTTCGCTATTACCAAACCCAGCCTCTCCACCTCAATGCGTGCCTCGTTTGCTTTGTCTATGGCGGCCTGTTCTTCCTTGATAGAATCACTCAATGCATCTATAAATACTTGTTCTTCATCTATCATATTTTTTAGGAATTTTTCTTTTGCTTTCCTTCTGGCAGTCACGCCTCTGGGATTTTTAACTTCAATTAAACATGTCGGACATTCTTTTCCGGGTTCTAGTAACGTTAAGTTTTTAAGTTTTTGTTTTAATTGACTAATGGTAGATTTGTGTTTATCTATTTGAGTTAACTTATTATTTAGAGATGATTGACTGTATTTAGAAGTTGGATATGTAGCCCATTTACCAGGCCCCCGTAGGTGCATTTTTTTAGCCAATTGGACAAATTTATTTCTATTGTTGTCGTTATCTTTATGAGATACCAAGGCTATGTCATATAACAGTTCTAATATCTTTTTGTCCAGATGCATACAGTCAAGCTCTATCTTTGCAAATTGTTCGTTGTTTGTTTTAACTTCGCTATGTAGCTTGGTTCTGCGCAACTTTAATTCTTTCACCTTGGATGCAATTCTAGCAGCCTCCTCTTGCAGGCCCGCACTGGTCATATTATTGATAGACGCCATTTCTATCTCTAACTTGGTGACTTTTTCTTTTTTCTCTCTAAGCTGACTTTCTAATACAGCCATTCTGCCGCGAATGTTCAATACAGAAATTTTTAACTCTTTAACCTTATTGTTATTTGCTAGTTTTTGGGCGTCTATGTCGCCAATAAATTTGATCCGCTCTTCTAGCGCGTCTTTTTGCGAAGAAAAGTTTTTTTCAGCGTTCTTAGCGATCTTGAAAAAGTCATCCCAAATACCAATCTGTAGCACTTCTTTAAGTATCTCTTTCCTCTTCGAGGTGCTAGCGGAAGCAAATCCAGAAATGTCATTTTGTCTAAAGTAGTTAGAATTCACGAACGTATCATCGTTCATATTGATAACCTCTATAATCTTACGATTGGTCATGGTTGCAGTATCGCAGCTGAGGCCGTCCGAATCCCATTCTTCTTTTATCTTTTTAGAGAAAGAGACATCGCTTATGCCAGATTTTTTATTAAGCTGTCGTATTATCCTGTAGTGTTGGCCATTTGATTCAAATTCAAACATTACTTTACAGGATGCTTTCCCCCTTTTTATAACTTTATCTTTAGTACTAAAACGACTTTTTCCGTAAAGAGACCACCTCATACCATCGAAAATAGCCGATTTACCCACACCATTCGATATGTCAGGATTTCCGCTGTGCGCTCCTACTAATAGAGCTACGTTGAATTGTGTAAAATCTAGTTCAGAATAAACGTGGGAAATAAAATTTTCTAGAGTCAATTTGAGTGGAATCATGTAACACGCCTTTCCTTGATAATTTTACTTCCCACTTGTCTCATCTGTTCTCGCATTTGTCGATCCTCAACTAAGTCTAGATACTCTATGAAAGATTTAAGTGGATCGATACGTTCAGTAATTGTAGATTTACGCAATTGCCTCTTGGTAACAACCTGTGTATGAATATTAACGCAATTATGTACATTTAATTTTTTGAGAAAAGCTCTTATCATATCTTTATCGAGATCATACAAAGATTTTTCATTAATAAATATATTGATTCTTACTATAGCACCAAGCATTTCGTTACGCTTGGCGTGGTCTCTTAAAAATCTGATGCAGCCATTGGTAACACTCTCTTTGACGAGAGATTGGTCTATTGTAATATCGTAAACTGGTCTTACCGGCAACTTCTCAAATTTAAAAGCTATATCTTCATTACAGGTTTCCACTAACAGAAAATACTTGTGGTCTTTTGCATCGCCAAAGTCTTTGCGCTCCATTGATCCGACATATGTTATCAGCGGCCCACTTTTCTTAACGATTTGGTGTGGATGTATGTGACCCATCACAACAGCGTCAAGGCCTTTAAACATTGATTGTGGCAACACTACTTCTCCTCCATGGCCTTCCAGGACGGTGTTACCTAGCATCGTACCTTGAAGCATAAAATGGCCGACCAATATCTTGGGTCCTTTGGAAATGCCACGTATCTCATATCGCAGCCTGTCGCTAAGCCTATTAACTGCCTCATCATTTGTTTTACAATCCAACATCCTCTTGGTTCTAAAAGGAAAGAATATAAAGTTAATGATATCAGATGTATCACCATCATCACATGCTACACTATCAATGTCTGCATAAACGTGTACCTTCGGTAACTTAAGACGTCTCAACACGTCAATAGTAGTAGCACGCTGTTCTTGTATTAAGTCGTGATTCCCAATTACAATATGCGTATGTATACCAAGCTCAGACAATCTATATATTTTTTCTGAAAATAGGCTTAATTCAGAGGCTTGCGGCCTCCTATATTCGAATACATCTCCAGTTATAATGAAGTGTCTTACTCCATTATCAATCATATAATCAACAACATAATTAAATGTATTTGAAAAGTCTATAAGCCTGGTGTTCAACTGTCTATGTGAGTCTATCTTTCCAAGGGAATATCCACCTCCAAAATGTGTATCACCTAATATGACTACTTTCATTGTCCACCGCTATTCTTGCTTCTTTTATTAATACTTCTGATTATCTTCTCAGATAACTCTTTAGCATACTCCCAATCTTCATATCCAATATTAGAAATAAATTCGTCGGCTTTTTCGCCAACTCTCTCTATCCATTTAAATTCCTTTTCAAAATATTCTTCCCTGGCAAACTGCTTTATATATTTCCTCATGGACTCACTTATATCGAATAAGTAGGGTTCTATGGTCTTCATTGGATCGAAAGAAGGTGTAATTTCTTCTAGCGCGTTTAGCTGAAGTTCATCCCACTGACCATCTTTATCTAACAGTCCAACATCTTTCGCCAATTTTTGTAACGCTACTAGTGGAGGAGTGCCATCTATCAAACTGACGAAATCTATCACAGATCCGCTAGCTCCGCAGCCGAAACAAAAAAAAGAATTTGTTCTATCCGATATAAACATAGATGGTGTTCTTTCTCTCCCGTCGGTGCCCTTACCCCTGTGGAATGGACAGTAACTTCTATGAGTAAACTCCTGGCCAGTTTGCCTGCACTCAAGTTGCATTCCGTATTTTTTCATAAGTGGAACTATTGGAACTTTAGAAATGACGACGTTCTTAAATTTCCAGGCTTCGTTGGGATCTCCACTCATGAATTCCATATCCGACTCCACCACGATCTTCTGGCTCGTACATTATCTATTATATCTTGTTCGGACAAAAAAGCCCCCTTAAATCTTCTAAAATTATACTCAGAGCAATTAATAATAGCATCGCCCTTGCCAATAAGTCGCTCAGCACCACACCTGTCCAGTAAAATCCTACTATCAACCGCCGAACTCGTTTGGCAGCTTAATCTTGCCGGAAAGTTGGCTTTGATTAAGCCAGTAATCACATCAACAGACGGCCTTTGAGTAGCAACTACCAGATGTATTCCACACGCACGTGACTTCTGTGCAAGTCGACATATCAGATCTTGCGTGCCCTTTTTTGAGGCCATCATTAGATCAGCCAACTCATCTACGACTATAATGATAAATGGCATCTTGCCTTTGTATGTCGTGATGTCCCTGCAATTGTGCCTCTCCAGTTTGGAAAATCTCTTCTCCATTTCTTCTATTAAATTCCCTAACATCTCCATCGAATCTTTCACATTACGAGCTATCGGTCCATACAAATTGGGCAATTTACTGTAATATGAAAATTCCACACGCTTGGGATCAATAAGTGCGAAGTTAATGTAATGATTTTTATTAAGCAATAAGTTGTTAATTATAACCTGTAATGCAATGGATTTTCCGGAGCCAGTCGCACCACCAATAAGTAGGTGCGGCATTTTGGCCAGATCTACTATCAACGGCGATCCATTTCTGCATCTACCCAAGCCTAGCGGTAATGTGGCGTTAGAATTTAAGAACTCTTTGGAATCGACTATATCATTAAATGGTATAGTATCCGGCTCGGATACCATAATTTCCATCCTAATTATTCCTTCTTTTGTTATAGGATAAATTAACGGCTCAGAAAGAGCTTTTAATGATAAGGCGATTTCCGTTGCAAATTTCTCGAGTTGCCTGAAAGTGCCGCCTGGATTTAGGGTTATGTCAAATGTTAGGAATGTGCTTTCCAATTTACACTGTTTAATTTCTGCCTTGATCTTTAATTGTTTAAATAGCGTGTTAAGGGATTTGACTGCAGTATCCCTATTCATCTATCTCCTTTTGTTAGCTAGTTCTCTCCGTATTCTCTCACACAGATCTTTTTGTAGTTCATAAATGTGTTTGGCCATGCGATCTTCTAGGCCATTGACTCTCCTATAGAGTCGTTGGTACTCCGCATGTTCGGCATCCAACTCTACTAAAATTTTAGCGATTACGGAATCATAGGAGTTTGCCATTTTAGTCGTCCTCGATGGATATTTTTAGACCAAGCTTCTCTGCTTCTCTAAGTATATATTCCTTGGCGTGGTCATTCTCTTCCTTAGTTATGCCTTGGCTTTCCAGCGTTGACACCCTCTCCTCTAACTTCTGAACTTCATATGCAAGTTTATTACCCGCGTCTCTCAACAAGAGGCTTAATCTAGTAGCAAATACACTTAAACTGAGTACGCCTTCTTGTTGACTAGGATTAATGGCATCTACAGCTGTAGCAGCCCTTATCAACTCGTGAATAATCTTTGCCTCTTCTTCTTTATCTTGAGCAGATTTATTGATAGGTAAAGTTTTCACGTTGAGCAATTTATTAAATTCTCTCATCACGCCTATCAATTCCTGTTTGGCATTATTTAGTCTAGCAATAAGTTTAGCCGCCTCTTCGGTCGGCGGCTCGATATATCCGTCTGTTTCCTCTGGGCTAACGTTGTTTACTATTTTTGGCTTTTCTGGCTCCTGTCTCTTCAACTTTGGGGCTTTTGATTTGAGTTTTACCCCTCCCCTTGCTGGCTTTATTTGGTTTAGTTCTTTTCTGTCCGCCATCTTTAATCACCTCCATAAGGACTGGTACATATTTATCCATACGAGAACACTTGTCACATGGTCCACCCGGCGAAAATTCATGTTGTTCGCTAAATATCCTGAAAATACACGATACATTATACACGTATTGATGTGTGCCGTTACAGAAAAAGAATTGTGGATCAGCCCGTTTCTTTATAGCCTCATAATGATCAGTGGATAGCCGGCTTCGAATTTTCTCCCTGATACCTTTGCCTTTCTTTTCTTCCTTCTCTTTTCTCTTGCGTTCTTCTCTAGCGAGTCGTCTTTTCAGTATCTCTTCTTTCTTTTTTTCTCGCGCTTTCTTTTTTGCTAACTTTTCCTTTTCCTTCTCATTCTTCTTTCTAGTAGCCCACCGCAGCCACTTGGAATCAGTGCGGGCTAAACTACGCATTTTTTTAAGTGCAGATAATATTGGAATGTTGGGTAGCCGCACCTCTATTAAAGCTGCCCTGTCCTTGTAATTGTCCGCGTCTTTCCAACATTCATATAATGTGTTAAGCTGCGCTTTAGTGAATTTCCTCTTTCTCTTTCTTTTAGCCATGCTAATTTTCAGTCCAATTTTCGTAAAAAGTCGACATAGCGCCGGCCGGCGCCTGAAAAATTTAATATTTGCGAGACATTAAAGATTCTGTTCGAAGAGTTTTTTGTTCGCCTCGATCTCGACATTGTACAGTGTTTCATTCGTATGGTTTGGATTTGGATCACCCAGAATACGCGTACCCATCACGTGTAATATTTCGTGAATAAATGCGCTGCGAAATAACTTGCCCCTCCAAGCTATCTTACAAAGGTTTCCAATTGTTAACCCACTATAGGGATATCCATCATATATTACCACTGTGTTTAACTGTCCGGTGGAAGGGTTAGTAGCGATAGTATTCCACCACTCTATTGTAATGAGTTTTAGAGTATCGCGGATTTGCACTTCATTGAAATATTTTCTCCCGCTGTATATAAGGATATCTAACGCTTTTGAATGTTCACTATTTGAAGGCAAACCTGGGATTCCTCTGCGATCTATCTTACAACCCTGTGACGTTTCCGGCAGTTCTCCAAAATTACAACCAAACAATAGCACTATGACTAATATATATAGCAATTTCATCTTATATGCGCTATAGAACAAGTCGCCCACTCTGAAACCGGGGCTCTAGCATAGCCACGGATCATCACAGTCTTGTCATTGCGAGCACCTACCAAAGTGGTCGTTTCTCCAAACAATTCCCCGCCTTCTCTAAACCGGCACTCCACACTCACTTCTACGGGTATATACTTTCTATTAATTATTCTTACAGTTACTGCCCTTAGACTTTTCACCCTGTTGTTAACGGGTCTATTGTTAATCCAGGAGTAGTCTGTATCAATATATACGTCTGACTTTATTTTATGATGATCTAGGACTCCGTAGTGTTTACACGACGCAACTAGAAATAATAGTACTACCAGACTTATTAGCTTCTTCATGCTATCCTCCTTCACTGGATGTTCTTACGGCCTCAGCTATATAGTTGGCAGCAAGTTCCATTTCTTCTTTTGTGTTAAACTTTCCTATACCTATGCGTATAGATCTAAGCACCTCTTCTTCTGGTATCCCTACAGCTTTTAGAACATACGAATTGGCGTCGTGCAGTGACATACAGGCGCTGCCAAACGAAACTGAAACATTTGGCTCTAAAGCAGACATAAAGACGTCCATATCCTGGCAAGGTACTGCTATGTGTACCGTATTTGATACTGCCTTAGGAAACTCATGGATAATGATATCTGGAATTAACTCCCTGAGAAGAGACTTCAATTTTAAATTCATGGATAATATTCTTGATGCAATTTTATGTACAGACTCTGTCTGAATAATTTCGCACGCTTTTCCAAACCCGACTATTGCCGGCACATTGGGCGTGCCAGCTCGCAGTCCAAACTCATGGTCGCCGCCTTGTATTAGTGATTTAAAACCCTCAGGCTCTTTAATATATAAAGCACCAACACCCTTTGGACCGTATATTTTGTGGGCCGAAAAAGAAGCAAAATCTATGTCTAAGTTTTGTACATCGATATTAATTTTTCCTAAGGCTTGGGCCATATCTGAGTGGACCTTTATATCCTTTACCATTGATTTAACGATCTCTATGGGTTGGATAGTACCCATTTCATTGTTTACCGCCATTACAAATGCGGCATTGAAATACGTCGCTTCACGTAGTATGTCGTGTAAATGATCTAAGTCGACAGTCCCGTCTTGATTGACCGCTATTTCATCAACACACCAATCTTTAAGTACATTTTTAATGGAACTGTGCTCTATGGCAGTAGAAATACAATAATCATTGTCGAAATGGTTAATAACCATGTTGTTCGATTCTGTAGCACCGCTGGTGAAAATTATTTGATTTGAGTCTGCGTTAATAAGGTTGGCTAGCTGTTCTCTGGCATTTTCTATTGCTTCTTCGGCTTTCCAACCATATCTATGAGTTCTGCTGGCAGGATTACCATATTCCTCTGTGAAATATGGTAACATAGCATCTAAGACTTGTGGATCCACTTGTGTCGTAGCATGATTGTCTAAATATATTGGCTTCATATTTTTCTCTAATAATTCTATTTGTGCATTCCGGGCAAAAAAGTAGCACTTTCAACAAAACGAATAAAATCAATACCTGCTATATAATTTCCTGGGAAGAGAGTGCTACTAGACTTGAACATAAAAACTATTCGATCTATCGAGAAATTTGGAGCTGGCATGTCGTAATTCCACAAACAAAGTCCTTGACCCACATTATTAAACACCCATACATAATACACAGTACCCACTTTATGTACACCAATGTAGTCAAACCCTTGCTCTTGTTGGTTTGCAGTAATGCCTTCATAGGTTCCTTTATCAAGGCTGTTATACTGGAAGTTTACTTCAACGTTGCTTTGGCCGGCATCCTGTTCATTAAGCCACACTTTAATAAAAGAGTTCCAACGTGGGGCCCCAGCACTTGTATCTGTTAAAGCCATGCCAATTATTTGATCATCATCACCTACAGAAGTATCATGACGTCTTTCAAACTTTACTCTCGCCCATATAAATACATTGGTTGGCATAGAATAGTATCTATGTAGATGTTTACTTGCACTATCATATGGAGGTTGAATAGAATACCAAGATTTCTCATAATCTGTATGTATCTGGCGACGACAATTGCCAGCAGCAAAATCAGCATCGTAGTCAATACTTCCAGATGCGGTAAAATCTTCTGCCCAAACCGAACCAAGAGTAGTACTTTCAAACTCATCATCTTGTGGATGAGGGTTAGTAGGATATGTATATAGTTCGTTTGTAGGAATAAATACCCTGCTTTTGTTGGTAAGCTGAGTAATTAATCCATAATTATCCATATAGTATAATTCGGAGTATCCATCTACTTTTTTCGAGTATACATTTCCGGTGTCAGATAATGAGGACGGATCAGTATCTTTTTCTGTAAGACGTAAATATCCATCTGTAAGTGCACCACCAGAAGCAGTACCAAACTCTAAGCCGTCCTCGGTATCTTTGACTATAAGTGCTTTGGCGCTATCTCCAGCGTATTCATTAGGCGTGTCAGTTAGATTGATAAACTTAGAATACCCATCACTTATTTGAAATGGTTGAAGTTTCATAGACTCTAAAGACCTCCTCTACCTGTGCATTCCTGGTAAGAATACATCACTTTCTACGAAGCGTATAAAATCTAACCCCATGATAGTATTGCCCGGACCAAGACTGCTAGCATTTTTAAATCCGCACACTATCATATTAAGTGGATATGAAGCTTCACTAAAATCAAACTTATCGATGTAAAGCATCTGGCCGGAATCATTAAAAACGAGTAAATAAAACCAATTCCCGACCTTATTTATCGCAGCATAATGAAAACCCTGTGCTTTCCAAGATATATAATTCTTGTTATCAAAGGCGACTGAACCACCATCTAATCTATCTTCCCAAGCGATGCATGGCGAATCTGGTGTGTCATCAACTACAAAATTAAGCCATAATTTTAGATAAGACTGCCAGTCGGGAGTGCCACCAGAAGAAGAAACGAGACCTAGATAAAAACTAGCATTATTAACTATTGTACCATCGAAAAGATCACCGTCGACATTTGTACGGCCTCGTGTCCATATACATATGTTTGTGGGTAGGTCATATGGTCTATATATACGTTGTTCTGTTCCACCAGTCTTTGGTTGTATCAAATACCAAGATTTTTCCCTGTCTGTGTGTATTTGTCTTCTCGAGTTATCGCTAAAACTAGCATACGGATCTATGGCACTGCCAGATACTGTAAAATCCTCTGTCCAATATGCGTCAAAGGTAGTGCTTTCAAATTCTAAATCATTAGGATGTGGATTTGCAGGATGAATCCACAGAGAGTTAGTAACTGGGATAATTCTACCTTTGCTAGTTATTTGCCTAGACACTCCAGAATCATCCATACTATGTAATTCTACGTATCCATCTATTATCTTTGTGTAGAGTCTACCATAGCCGTCTTCGCTTGGGGGATCTGTTTCAATACTTGGCAATGGCAAATACCCATCAGTAAGACCACCTTCTGCAGAAGACAAATCAAATCCATTTTCAGGTCCATTTACAACTACAATTTTTCCGGCTGCTCCAATATAATCGCTTGGAGTATCAAGTAGATCGGTAAACTTAGAATATCCGTCGTTTATTTGAAGTGGTTGTAATCTCATAGTTTGTGTTTACATACCTCCACAATCTATCTGTGTCGCCCAGGCAGAAACGTAGCGTTGTCTGATACTCGTAGAAAATCAACACCAAAAATTCCTGTGCCAGGAGTACCAGCACTTGATGTACTGCGAAATTTTATTATTATGGTATCGATAAGATGCGTGGACGGACTTATAGTAGCAGTCCAGAAACAATATGACTGGCCAGTATCGTTAAAAGCCCAGGCAGTATATTGAGTGCCTCTTTTACTAATACCGATATAGTCGTATCCCTGTTCTTCTCCAGTACAATCATGTATCATACCGGAGTTAGTCGGACCTCCGTCGTCTACCTCTGTTACGACTTCTAAAGAATATCCGCTATTATACCCTTTATGATATACCCTAAACTTAGAATAATCATCTGGTACGCCATCAGTAGAAGACTCAAGAGACAATGAGATTTGTGCGTCAGTTGAAGCGGCAGAGCGCTGCAAAAAACGAGAGCGCATCCAGACGAACATATTGGTCGGAACAGTACATGCTTTATATAGTCGATGGTCCGTGTTGTTTCCTGGTGTCTGTATTAAATACCAAGATTTCTCCCGATCTGTATGTATAAGTCTCCTAGCATACCCGCTAGATAGACTTAAATATGGATCTATTGGGTAACCGGACCCAGCACCATAAGAGTCGAAATCCTCTGTCCAAGACGCATCAAGGGTAGTGCTTTCAAATTCATCGTCATATGGGTGTGGAACCAATGGTGGAGCACTTAAATCAGAGCTTACTGTAAACAAACTACCCCTGCTCGTCAATTGCGTTGATAAATTATAACTATCCATACAGTGCAATTCCGCATACCCGTCCTCGACTTTGGCATAGACATATAAATAGCCATCCTCAGTGGCCGGATCGCTTATTTCCGGCAAAGATAAATAGCCGTCAGTAAGACCACCACCAACAGCGGACCCAAATTCCAAACCATCTTCAGTCCCTTTAATAACGATGGCGCTACCACTCTCACCAGTAAGCACACTGGGAGTGTCTATTAGATCTACAAATCTAGAATATCCGTCATTGATTTGGAATGGTTGAAGTTTCACTGTTTAATGTAACACCATCCTTACAATTTAATAACGTCTGGCTGAATCGGACGTGGTTGCCCTGTCACCCATTTATTGCGCCATTGTAACGATACTAATGCGCCGCTCGGTTGTATACTTATTCTGTTCATTCCTGGAACATGAATGTCACTGTCTATTGCTTCTATACCATCAACAATGAGTCCTAGTTTTCCTTTGCTATACTTGAGTCCTGCACGGTGTGTTTTACTACTAGTTACAATTTTATTAGGAACTACAATAGCTTTTGTCACTCCGCCCACCATTGTGTATGCCTTGAGCTTACCAGAATTACCTTCAAACGTAACAACGATGCGGTTATCACTAGAATAGCCATCATCAATATATAGCATATCGACATCAGAGTCTGGCGTGTGGCTAGGCATACTGAATGTAATCATCGCTGTAAAGTTATCTGGTACGTAAGTGCTCCATGCGAGATATCCATCGGCAACACGTTGCACAGATGTGGTAGTAGTCTTGATATAACTTGATAAAGGTCCTTGGTTAAGCTGGCTTCCCCAGAAGAAAAAACTATCCTGGTCCGCGCCGTCAAATGAATCAGGCCAATTATCACCAGGATCGCCTGCCTTGTCCGCAACGTAGACGAAAAGGGGTTTGGCCGCCGCCTCTCCTGTAAACGAGAACCAGCACCTCCACCATCCATTTCCGTAAGGGATCATTCCCCTTGCAAGAGTACCTACATAGTTAGGGCCGGTCACACCGTCCTGAAGATCATACCAAACAATCTGATTTTCTGTGAGCACCAGTCGTAAAGCGATCCAACGGCGATTGACCATCTTGGCGAATGCCGAATAAGTCCAGAGATCTGCGGTTGTGGTTAAACCAGCCTGTGTAAAATAATGATTTTGGGCTGCTGTACCGTCTTCATGAATGCAATCAAAGGAAGAGCCCTCTCCATCGGGCAGTATCGTTGTGCTGGTATCTACATGATCTGCTCTAAGGTGTGTCCACGTCTGAGTTAAGTCTTCGGACTGAAGGCATACGTTTGAAGTGGTAGGCTCCAGTCGGTAACCCGGCAATAACAATCCGGCTTCTGTATCCTCTTGAGTCTCAGAACGCACCCAGTTATGCCCAGTTTTAAATAAACGTACAGAATTATTGACAGTATCTAGAAGCACACGCTGTGTTGTAGCACTACTTGCCCTTGTAGACATAATAAGAGGCACCGGGTCATCATGATTATGCAAAGTTTTAAGACCCATAGCTATAGCAGCTCGTTCTTTAGCTATGTCATCGGCGGTATGCGACCCAATATCTTGAAAATGCCAAAGCTGCAACAGATGTATAACGTGAGTGCTGTGATCAAAATAAGAACCAATACTAAATCGTACAAAAAGTCTCATTTTGTTAACTGATTCGAAATCCCCCAAACCATCAAGGTCTCCTTCAGGACCGCTGATTCCGTTTACATATATTCTACCTTTGCCGTAGCCATCTTCATATTGTACAAGTGCTAATACATGAAAAGCATCATCTGGTGAGGAATTGGCTTCTGACGATATTACTTTAAAAGTACTACCATCGTCTAAACGCAGATATATCGTGTTCGCAGCGTTATTGCAACTACAATGCATGCCAGCCAACGGCCAATTAAAGTCACTAAAAAAGATGCCCCAAGCACTAGGATCTCTTCTCGAAATTACCATTTCATATGCAAAATCGCCGGCTGGAAATTTGCCGTAGGTAATATCATTTGCTATCATAGATCTGTTGGTACCAGAACCACGCACACCCAACTCTCCAGTACCAGTTGGCCCTACTATGCCGTAAGATGGTGAATAACCATCGCCAGTTTCTACAAACCAATAACTATCATGCAAACGGTCTGGCCAAGTATGTGTCTCTTCATCTGCATCGACACCAACAAGTCTTATAAGTGGTGTTGGGGATTCGTTGTTCAGCACCAACGGCGTGCTAGCTAGCTTTTCAACTCCCCCAGAAATAGGATCGGTCACAATGCCATATTTACTATTGCGGTACATTTAACTCACCGCTACAGAAGCCGAAATTGTGTCGCCGTAACCATCGTCAGATGTGTGATCGAAAAACAATCCAACATGGGTAAATCCGGTCTCCAGTTCCAGTTTCACGTACCCATCTACTTCTACTGTCCACTGCGGGACATCGAGTGTATCATATCCATCAATACTGGCGGTATTTCCAGCTATGACTTTGAGTGTCCCTTCCGTACCGAAAGAATATCCGTCGGCAGCTGTTAATTCAATATCGAAAGCTACGGTATTGCGCCCAGACTTATTTACTATTGAACTCGTGCGGTCTTGATCCAATACCACGCTGGTAAATATCGTGGCTACATCGGCTGGTGGCGGATGAATACCCGTAGTAGTCCTATACCGTGCACAATACCAAGTGCCAGCAGTACCAGATGCAAGAAACTCAACTTTATTCAAAGAGGGGTCATATGTAAATTCAGTTTCATAGGCGTCCAAGGTCTCAACGTAGCGCATCTTTTGGCCGTTGATAAACATATCAAGGGCGTATCCAGACGGCATGTCTGGCTCTACTACTGGCCACTCAGAAAGTGATAGAGACGTTTCTGTGCCATTAGTATCAGATGGCGCCAATTCATCATAGCCATCTCCCTGTACCTCTGCGCCAATGTACCCATCAGAGGTCACTTGTGTAACTGTCCCAAGATTATCTATAAAAAACATCTCCGTGATACCACTTACATCTTTGGTATAAATGCTACCATATCCATCTTCATACGGAGGGTCAGAAGCTTTTTCTGGCATCGGCAAGTAGCCATCTACTAACCCAGTACCACCGTCAATGATCCCAAACTCAATGCCATCTTCTGTATCATTTACTACTACATATTTACCTGCCTCACCGCTATAAGAAGCTGGGGTATCACTTAGATCTGTAAAACCTGAAGCGGCCGTCCCACTAACATAACCATCGTTCGTCATCTGCGTTACAGAGCCATTACTATCCATAAAGAATAACTCTGTTATTCCGCCGCCACTTTGTTTTGAATATATGAAAGCTTTGTCGGGAGCAGCTGCAGGGTCAGAAGCCTGTTCGAACATCCCGACTCCTGGTACACTCTCAAATGTATCTAAATAACCATCGTTGGTGATCTGTGTGATGACACCATAATTATCCATATAGAACAACTCTGTCGTTCCACTATCATCCTTGGAGTAAATAAAACCTTTCTGCGGAGCAGCCGATGGATCAGATCCTTGTTCAAATAATCCAACTCCAGGAACACTTTCAAAAACGTCCAGATAGCCATCGCTTGTTATCTGAACAACAGATCCATAATTATCCATATAAAATAGTTCCGTCCTACCACTTTCATCACCAGAATAAATAAAACCCTTCTGTGACTCCGGAGTAGGATCACCGCTCTGCTCAAATAAGCCGACTCCGCGCACACCGCCGAACGTGTCTAGATAGCCATCGCCGGTAATCTGAACGCCATACCCATAATTATCTTTGAAAAATAAATCTACATAGCCATCTATATTCTTAGTATATAAAATGCCGCTCACTGGCACGAAACCAGGCTCAAGGATTTGGACGAGAGTCAAATAACCGTCCATCTGTAAGGCGTTGCCGTCTGACGCGGCTAATATTACCGGCCCACTATCTACAAAGATATATCTTCCCTCATTGTAGGTCTCATCCAGACTAGGCTTTGCAGACACAGACCAACCGCCAGAGCCATCAGAAACTAATATTTGATTTGATGCAGCAGCACCAGAACCTAAGTCCTGTACCGTAAGTTCATCAGAATATCCATCTTGGTGGGATTCTGCATGTGCTGTGGGCGTCTTTGCTGAGACAGAGTCCGTATCAATTGCGAGCAACGCCTCGTGCATAGAAGAAGACCAGCCGTCGGTATTCCCTGACTCATCGAATTCATCTTCTTCGCCCGTAGCGGGGACACGCAAACTAAGATTGGTCGTACGGACTGCGCCTATAGCTATATCTACTACAGAACTATTAACCGTTAATCTAATCCTGTAGGAACCTACCACATCTGGCGTAAAATCCGGCGTCTTGGAAGTAGGATTATTGAGAGTTGCGCTAGAGCCGGGCGGCCTAGATAGAAACTCCCAGAGCCTGACAATAGCTCCGGTCCCAGCATCGTTAAGATTGACTTGCACGCCAAGGGTTAAGTCGCTCCTACTCCCGGTAGCAGTATTGATTTGGATTACGGCTGTGGCCATTTAGATCATCCTCCCGCCAATTATAGATCTTTTTCTATAATGATTACTAATATATTAGTAGATATAGCGGGTATAGACCAAGGGCTATATATCAATATTTTCAGCTAAGTCCGAGTTATTTTGTACAAAATCCCTCCTAGGGCCTACGTCATTGCCCATCAGTATTCCAAAAATCTTGTCTGCTTCTATATAGTTATCTATCGTCACAACAGATATCTTTCTGGTCTCCGGATCCATAGCCGTCTCCCACAATTGAGCCGGGTTCATTTCCCCAAGACCCTTAAATCTTTGTAATTTCACGCCCTTATACGAGAAGCCGTTGCCGATTTTCTCCCGTTTTATATTGTGCCGCTTTATAAACGACTTCAATTCGCTATTGTCCTGGACGTAATGCGTGTTGTTTCTATATGTTAGCTTATATAGAGGTGGGCGCGCAATAAAAAGATTACCATTAACAATAAGTTGTGGCATTTGCCTGAAAAAGAAAGTAAGTAGCAATGTCCTAATATGAGCACCATCAACGTCTGAGTCAGTCATAATCAAAATTTTATTATATCTGATGTTATCTGGATTAAAAGATTTGCCAATTCCAGCTCCTATCGCCGCTATAAGACTGGCTAATTCCTTATTATCGACCAAATTTTTGAATTCCTTTTTCTCAATATTAAGGACTTTGCCGCGCAATGGCAAAATAGCCTGAAATCGCCTATCCCTAGCTTGTTTAGCCGAATTATGTACGAATACGCCACAAGATAATGCAAAATTGTTGGTCCCCGGCACCTCAAAGTCATACACATCGACTTTATTCTTCAATTGAACAATTTTAACGATTTTATGATTATATTTCTTAACGGCTTCAACCATGTATGCTTTATGCTCTTCGTCCTGCCATTGTAATTTGGCATTCATCGAAAGTTTCCTGGCCGTTTCCGGCCTCCTCATCCTTTCACTCATTTTCTTACGAAATTCGGGAGTGCGCTTCAGTTGACGACACTTTTCGATTACATCCGGTCTATGTAAAGTTCTTTTAAGATTCTCATAATGCAGTTGCAAATGTTTGTCTTTATCGATTCTCCTGATATTTGTCGGATCGTTGTTAGTTTTTATAAAGTCTATATGATGTAGACATTCATTCTTCGCTTTTTTTCCAATGTCGTGAGCTAGTTGGTTATATTTGTCTGCTAGCACATGTGTAAATATCCACTTATGTGTGTTTCTATCCCACACCATTTCATAGCCGGATATCGTGACGCGACCTTCTATTCTAGACATTTTTCTATACAGAGGCATTATACTTTTATCACACAACTTGTCTGCCCGCTCATAGGATCCATCGACCAACATAAATTTATGGTCGGGCGTACAAACAATGGTTTCCCCACTCTCTAAAGTAAGCTCGATAACCGAACAGCTCCTGCGCGTTATTCTCGGATCTTTGATTGGACGTATACACACACTTCCATTTTCCTCGACAGAATAACAATAATTTTGTCTGCCCGAGTTAAATTCGTCCACTAATTCTTTCATGGATAATTCTCTACCATCGGTTAAAGAAACTTTAGTATTGCCAGCAAAGCATCCGCCTGCACTGTTTCCTTCCACGATAAACAACTCACACTTTTCAGGATCCCTCTCTTGGCAGTCTGCGAGCTTGCCTGGAAGCAACCCGGCGCCAGACTCTAATGATGACTTTCTCACTGCCTCACGAGCCTTACGCGCTGCCTCACGAGCCTTGTAAGAGTTGACACACCTCGTAATTATCTTCTTTGCAATCGGGGGATTCTGCTCCAAATATCCCATTAATTGATCCGATATGGTGCTTTCTACGGCTGTCCTAGCATCTTCAGAGACAAGTTTACTCTTGACTTGTGAGTTGAATTTAGGGTCTGGGTACCTTATACTCACTACAGAAACTAGCCCTTCCCTAATGTCATCTCCCGATAAGGAAATTTTAAGCGACTTTGGCAAATCAGAGTTTGAAATATAGCTGTTCATTGTCCTAGTAAGTCCAGCCCTGAATCCAAACATATGTGAACCGCCATCTGCGTTGGGGATATTATTGGTATAATACCTGTAAATTTCGGCATCCGAACTGCCGTTGGTCCACTGCATTGCAATATCAACAACGATTATTTTGTCATTAAGTTCTACGTCTTTAGTAAAAATAATAGGGTCTTCTAATAGTCTACCTTTTGAGAGATATTTTATGAAGCCGGACATATCATTTTCCCCGCCAAATAACTCGCTCTTGTCCTTAATTTCGTCGATGAATTCAATAGATAATCCGCGACAAAGAAACGACAATTCCATAAGCTTCTTTCTTACTACAGATGGATCAAATCTAATTACACCCTTAAAAATTGCTAAGTCCGCCGCAAATCTTATAAAAGTGCCAGATTCCTTTCCCTTATATGTTTGTTCTGTTATATCCTCGACTTTTTTACCTTTTTCGAATATCATAGAATATTCTTTACCATCTCTTCTAACCACTACTTTAAGTCGAGCAGACAAGGCATTTACAACCGACACACCAACTCCGTGTAGACCGCCGCTAACCTTATAATTGGAATCATCAAATTTACCGCCAGCGTGTAATGTCCTGAAAACGACTTCAAGAGCAGTCATTTTCTTTTCCTTCATATAATATACAGGAATGCCACGCCCATTATCTCCAACAGAAGCAGAACCATCTTTATGCAATGTGACAACGATTTTGTTGCAATGGCCAGCAAGATATTCATCGACGCTATTATCCAACACTTCCATCAGCATATGATGAAACCCCTCACCGTTGTCTGTATCCCCAATATACATTCCTGGCACCTTGCGCACTGCAGCAAGGCCTTCAAGCGCGGTTATTTTATAATCGTCGTGCTTTTTTCTTCTGGCCATTAATTCCCCCAAGAAGGATCTGAATCGTCATCGTCCTCTACATTTGGTATTGGAACCGGTTCGTAAAAACCGTAATCTCCGTTAAACCACGAGTATAGATCTATTAATTGGCAGCGTTCTGAACAAAACGGAAAATACTTTCCCACTATTTCGAGACTGCCACAAATAGGGCATTTCATCCACTTTCCTCGTTGAATTCCTTAAGGCTACGTTCGAGATCTGATTGTTTGACGAAAGCAATCTCACCACAATCTGGCCCGGTATTAAAACAAATAATAGAATATTTGCGCAGCAAATCTATAGCAAACTCATAAAGTTCATAATTATCTTCGTTGTACAAACCACCTTGTACAATAGCACATCCAAGGCCTTTCTTAATCCTGTCATAATTAATGGACCCATCGTCTAATATATATTTCTTACTTTCCCAATAAGACCTGTCAATTTCTTCATTTGTAATTTTATCAACATCAAAGTTATTGGGTATTACAATTACAAATGAACTACTTGAACTGTTACTTACAAAACTAAGCCTAATTTTCATAAGACATTACTCCTTTTATTCAACCATTTCTTAGCAACGGCTACGGCTTGCATGGTCTCTTCATATCCATGAGCGTCACAATTATGATCATGGAGAAGATGTTCGGCCGCCTCGACTAATTTCTTTATGACATCTCTCGGCGGAAACGGAACGCCTAGCAGTTTCTGCAATCTTTTGATCTCCGCATTGGCTAATTCTAACTTCTCGGGCAACTTTTCATCTTTCATCTTATTAGTTCACTTTTTATCCAGTTTAAAAGGTATTTGTTTCCACCTATTTTCCTTGGCTTCTTTCCACATCATATAATCGGATTTTTTCGATCCAGCGGCCTGTTCTATCTCCCATTCAAAATAGTCGTCGGCGGTCTGGCCATTCTTAATAAATTCTTTATACTTCTTGTGGCGAGATAAACAATATTTAAAATACTCGTATTTCCTGCGGTGTAAATCCGTTGGCCCATGAAGTATTATGCCCATTCTGTGCTTTGGCGTATAATATCCAGCATTATTTTCCCAATCGTAATGGCTATATTTCTCTTCTTCAGCAAATTTAGCCATCATCCTATCACGCTTCACCTTTGCCAATATAGAAGCGGCGCCTACCTGCCAAATCTTTGCGTCGGCTTTGACAACTGGCTCTTGTGGTAAATTTAAGCCTGGTATTTCAAATGGACCATCTATTATAACTTTCGTTACTTGTTCCGCCCCAACGGAACATTTGCGCATCAGAGATTCAACCGCCTTCCGCATCGCCTCATACTTTGCCCAATGGATATTAATCTCTTCAATTCGACCAGGTGAAGAAGTGGCAAACGAGTGGGGTATTTTCTTAAGCAACGGATATAGTTCTTCCCTTTTCTTCTTGCTCAACTGCTTAGAATCCGCCACTCCTTTTACCGGCTTAATTAATTTGGGTGCCACTGCACACACCAATACGGGCCCAGCTATGCTGGCACACCCAACCTCATCTACATATATTTTCATCCTTCCTCTTTATCAATTCTCTCTACAATTTGTCTAATTGCCGTAATAATGCTAGACATCATAAATACTTCCGCTTCTTCCTTAACAATTAAGACTGTATGATTTATCATAGCTTCGGCACTGTCGAGGCGCTTCCCTCGCGCCCACTCTAGCCACTCTTGTCTTTGTCTCATAGACCTTGTGAATCCGTCCAATGTTTCAACAATTTCGGCTATAGCCTCATTGGTTTTCATCTAAAAATCCTCCTATCTTTTCTATAATTTGTTCACTAGTAGATGATGCCCCAGTCATCTTAGCAGCCCATGGACGTCCTGGATGCAACACATCCCAGTCCGGCTTCGCCTGCGTAAATCTAGTAGTGCCAGGATGGTGATTTCCAAAGCCGTCCACGACGCAGTTCCATATGGGCTTATAAGTTCTGATAAGTTTTGCTTCAGCAAATGCTATCAAATCAGTGTCCAAGATGATGTATTTACACTCAAACTCTGATAAATGAAGATTACTTGCTTGAGAGATGCTATTAGAATGTTCTTGTATTCTTTTCCATAGATTTGTAGGTTTTTTCTCCACAGATGTCCTACCACTGCGCCAGCCTTTTGGCACAGCTTTACCTACATATATTGGTTTGCATTGACTATTTGTCAGATTTTTATAGATTTCCAAATCGCCGCGATAGTATAGAGCATATACACCACAACCCACAAATTTGGAAATCGGAAAAGAATGGTAGGGAGTTTTTTCTAAAAATCTGACAACGCTGTTAGCTACTTTTTCTAACTTCTTGGAAGGAAATACCTGAACATCTCTTTTCTTTAAAAAAGAGAATAATTTCATATAGTTCTTGCCTCTTACTGCGGCCCCGGCACCCCTACAGCTGGAAGCTCACGGCCCCTGCTACTATACGGACCTCTAGGATCACGACTTCCACCACTGTATGTAAAGTCGAAGTCTAATTTCCCTTCTTCGAGGAGACGCAGGAATTCCTCAAAGTCCTTATCAACAATGTCAGCTTTCTGAAATTTCCCTTCCTCATCAAGCTGATCTGCCAATTTGAGCAAAAACATCCGATAGTTCATGTCATTACTCATAATAATTAGTAGTAATGGCCCCTAACCCCATGCTTAAACATAGAGTCAGGGGCCACATGTATTACCAGTCGTCATTACTCCTTGATTTTGCTACTGTTTTTCTAGGTAACAGTTTTATTTCAACTGGCAGTACAATCTTAATTGGCTTGTGAGTGTGTCCGTAACGGACCCAGCTATGACAACGTGTACAGAAATACCAGTCCCAATGAAAAGAACAACAATGACAACAACAATTACAGTTGTACGAATGATTACAAATATACATAATCACCCCCCTTACCAATCCGTGTTACTACGCTTCTTCGTAGTGCTACTTCCGTCATCTGTAGTCCAACTAACTACGTCTGACGTGCCATCAGTCGTGCCAGTTGAGTCGGACGAGGATGTGTCGTCTTCTACATCACCATCGTCAGAAGTAAAAAGCTGTTCGAATTTATCTATTGTTTCAGTACTTTGTGCTCCTGCAGTGCTACACATGGTCTGAGCGCCAGCTGACGTATATGATAGCCTCTTTTTCTTAAGGCTATGTCGTACAGCATTAGTTACACCTCTAGTGGAACCATATGTACCGGAATCGGCATAGTTCCAACTCATATCGTTAACGAGACTTTTAATACCACTGTTAGATAGATTAGCACTACAATTCTCGAGAGTAAGTCTCGCCTGTGCGAAATTTCCTTTCCTGGCATACATTTCTGCTTGGTCTTGTGCGTGAGCTGCCAATAAGCAATCTCTTTGATACTCAACGTCCTTGTCTTCGTTTTCCGGCTCCTCGCCAGGTTTGCAAAACTGCACCTTAACCGCTGTATCATCAAGCGTCTGTATTTCCCCATCTTTATTGCGGAAACTTAGTCCTATTTTAAATGCACTAACATTCCTGGGCAATGGCTTCTCAACCTCATTTAGTTTGACTTTAGCTACTACCCATTTCTTTTCTTCTCCAAGGATATCTCGGATATGTACACACGTTACACCCTCATCCTCAGTGACGTCTTCGTCGTTGAGAATCTCTAGCACCTCATTGTTTTTATCTGGTTTAATTGTAACTTTCAGTTCTTGCCCATAGGTAGACATCAATCCGCCGAGTTCTCTTGCAAATGCAGTCATAGCCGCATCTGGCGAATCAATAAATGCGTAATTGCCATCCCCTATGTTAGCGATATCTGCCAGCAATTCTTGATCACAATCATTTCCAAACCCAAAGGCAGAAACCGTGGCCTTGCCTTTTAGTTCTTTAGTAAAATCTAGCAAAGCCCGCGAGGTAACACCAACATTGGCCATGCCGTCAGTAAACACGACAACTCTTAAAATTACTTCTTTACTGAGATTTGCTTCGTTGATCCATTGCAGTGCACGGGCCATGCCTCCTGACATGTTGGTGCATGAGCCAGCACTCAATTTGAGTATTTCCTTTTTAAGGTGATTCTTGTGTTCCTGAGTGATTTCTTTAATTGAAGCGACTTCGTAGACCTCGGTGTCATAAGCAACCATTCCAATTAAGTCGCCTGGGGAGAGGTGATCTACAAGTTTACGACAAGCTTTTCGTAGATAGTCGAGTTTTTGACCCCTCATAGAACCGCTTACATCAAGAACAGGAACTATGCATATCGGGGCACGGTCTTTGTCCCATTCTACTTTCGGTGCCTCTAACTCTACTAATAGGTGAGTTTCACTGTCTTTATTATGGTCGTACTTCTTCTTTGCAAGTTTAGCTGATAACTTCATTGTTTTCTCCTTATTTCCACAAAATGGCGTTTATTCTAGTTTCGTGCGGAAATGGACGAGTTCCCCAAACATAAACCTATTTACTTCAGTCCGATGCCACCTCGTAGATCTAAGAAGTCCCAAAAGCCAAGCTCGCGGACAGATCCCAAAAGGTATACATCATAATGCTATATTATTAGTAGATCTTGCTGCAAAAATCCTTATAATGTACAAATTCCTTGGAAATTTCTTCAAGAGTTTTTTCTTTCGTGGTGCCTAGTTTATATCTATAATATGCTAATTCATCTTTAGCGGACAGTTTTTTAAAGTTGCATACTGGACACAACATATGTGGTATTTCGTAGAGATACTCGTACTTCAAATCCGCGAGTTGTTCCTCTGTGATATTATCGCCAGAGTGATATTTTTCCATATAGCTTCTCACATACTCTTCTGGAGGCTCCAGATTTGGCCATCCGGCACACGATTCATGTATATAATGGTGGTTTTCACAACAAAACATTTCAAAGTCATTAATACACATATCCCTGCCAGCTTCTAAGCCGCCACACGCAGCACACACAAAACTCGATGTGCTACTATTACTAACAAATCCTTGTCTTATCTTCATCTTAAAACACCATACTCGATATAATTTCGATGCTTCCATCCTTCTGTCCGGCTTCGAAAGCATACTTCACGATTTCATCATGATAGCCTATGTCGACCGCAACCACTTCACCTTCAATTGCAGCGACTTGATCATACTCATCCCTCAATTCTTTTAATTCCCGATGCGACCATTCTAAAAGCTCCTTAGCAGAAGCCGCACTACGTCTAAATCGTTCAGGCACCTCGTTTGGCTCAAGCGCTGCGAACTCTTCGATATCTTTTTTCACCCTACGCATCTGGAATTCTAGTTCTCTCATGTAGTCTTCCTTTGTGTCGTAACCAATTTTACTATCGAGGTGGTCGCCATTCCTAATAATTTCCAACAAGTCAAGGTCATTACCACGGCCACATGTTGGGCATTTCTTAGATTTTTCTTTATGTATTTTGATGATGTAACTAGTTGAACTACTATTGCTAACAAAACTGTCTCTTATTTTCATTTTTCTATCCCTAGCTGTATATAGTTCCAGCATATGTTTTCGGCATGTCCCACATCAGGACTTGTAGCATATTACCGATTACTTTCTCTACGTCTGCATTATCTATTTCTTGTAAGTTATCTTCAGGTATGGGAATCACTGCTCCAATCAAATACTCATGCTCTTCTTCTAAATGAATTACGTCAAATTTATTCATGTCTGTATCACGCCCAATGATATATGCAGCATCGTACGGATCTCCCTCTTCTAAGGCGTCATTCACCTTTTTTTGGGCTTCCTCGTTAAGATATGCTTTGGCTAAGGCTGTGATGCAACCGTTGGGATCTTTTGTCTTCCACCCTACCACAACAAAACTGGAAGAACTACTATTACTAACGAATCCAGATCGAAACTTCATCTTATAAATCCTTTAAATGAACTATAATCTTCAAATTTTGTCGTGATCTCTTTTGCCAACTCTATAGTGTTTTTAGCCAACTTGTTGCAAACATACGTCACATACTCATGATCATATAACTTTTTCCTTCTCTTGTTTTGTGATTTCACATGTGCAAAAACCGTTTCTGGCTTTATGCCAGATATTTTTATGAGATATCTCTTCATATCTGCGTCTGTAATGACTTCCAGTTGGCAGACTGGACAGAGTTCTTCTATCAATTCGTCCTCGCTAAGTAAATCACGTATAATATCGTGGTCATTGTTACAACTTTTAAGCTGCTCTAGTAAATCTGGATGATATTTAATATCAAATCCAAGCCTTGTTAAGACTTCCTCCGACGAAAGTTTAGATAATTCCTCTGCTAGTGAATCACTTATTTCATAGCACTTCTCGCACAATCCGTGACCTGCTACGCAATATTTAAATCCCTCTGGGGCTTGCCACAAATGCTCGCTGAAACCACATACATTACAAGTATAGCTCGATGAGCTGCTATTACTAACGAATCCTGTTCTAATCTTCATTCGCCACCTCTTTTAGCATAATAAAACATACAAATTCATTGTCAATGTTCAAAGCCAAGCAATCGCCGTTCTTTAAAGCCTTTAAATCTTCCTCTGTAATCTCATGAAATTCACTGGCAAACAACCAATTATTTCTAGTAGTTGCATGACATTCCATACCATCTACATTTACTACAAATTCGTCGCGCGGGATGATCCGTTTTTTTTCTAACATTGTTCCACCTAATATCATTCTACCTAATACTCTTGTACCTAACATTATTATTTTACTCCTGTAGACCCAAGCCCGCCTTCTCCACGCTTAGTATCATCTAGCTCGCCAACTGTCATGATTAATGCACGTGTAACTGGAGATAATACTAGTTGCGCGATTCTGTCTCCTGACTCTACAGTAAATGACCGAGACCCAAGATTAATAAGTATAATCATAAGATTACCACGAAAATCTTGGTCTATGGTTCCTGGAGAGTTTAGTACAGTAATACAATTTTTTGCTGCTAGTCCAGATCGAGGACGAACTTGTAGTTCAAATCCCATGGGCACCTCTACTTGCAAACCGGTGTCCACTATGGCGTGACAACCAGGATATATAACCAGGGGTTCATCTATGCACGCAGACACGTCCATGCCAACTGCTCCGATAGTCTCGTACTCAGGAATCTTTGCTTTTGGATTATTCTTTTTTACTTTGATAACCGCATGAAATGGACTATCCATGGTCTTGGTCTCCTCTTGTAATATAAATCATGTTATGGCACTGATGAAAGTCTATATTATGCACCTGCATCACCACCGAATCATATGGCCACGATAACGAAAACGGCTTATGTTTTACTTCCATCCACGGCCCATAGTGATACCTTACGGCTTTTAAAATCATCGATACATTCCTAGAACTAATCCCGCCTGTTTCTCCACTTTTCTGATTGAACTCCTGTACAAGTAGAAGTAATTGACGATATCCTATTTCTGGGTGCTCGGGAGTAGTTTTTAAGGCCCCGAGCAATTTTTGATCTATGCTTTTCTCATCTATCATTTCTTGCGTAATACGGTACTCACTACCTTCTATGCCACACCGCCAACCGTCATGTAGGATAAGCGCAGATACAAGTTGGTCCTTTTGTCTTTGAGTCCAATGGTCTTTAAATTGGGCGTCGCACACTTGTCGTGAAATATATAAACAACCCATAACATGGTCAATTAAACTTTCACCTGCAGCATGATTAAGATTGGTGGTGGAGGCAGGAAGCGTCCAGAAATATTCTGGCAACCTTATGATAGCAAACTCTGTGAAGGCTTTAATAGATGTCGTCTTTATTCTTTCCAAATGCCTCTTAAATATTTGTATCTTTTCTTTATCGGTAGTCGGCGAGGTCTTTGCTTCGTGACCGAAATACGTCTGCGAAATATTCATCTGTTACTCGATACATTCCCAGCATTTTGGCGATTTCAGTACTAAACCATACTTAGCGTATCTAAGTGCCGTAGTTTCATCATCCTCAAAGAAAATAAACGTAGCGTCTGGATTCTTTGCCAAGACTTCTGAACAAAACATTTCCTCTTTACAATCAGCAGTATGTCCGTTCTTTTTATCCAAAGGCCTCATAAGAAGAGGGACATCATCGGAAACGTCCATCTTAGCAGATAACCATTTTCTAGTGAGATTCCTAGCACATTCATTTCTACCTGTTAGAAATACAATCTTCGCTTTACAGCGTATTGCCAAATCTAGTAACTTTTCGGCGCCTGGCATGACTTCGTCTGCCATTATCTTTTCTTCAGTTAAAAAATCGTCGATCGTTTCTTGGGACCAATTCTCTTCCACACCGTACTTAGCAATTATTTCCAACATGCGCTTATTAGAATTACATACAGTGCCGTCTATATCTACAACAAATATGACACCCATATTATTGCCTCTCTTTAAGATACCAAATCAAGACATCTAATTCGCTGAAAACCTTTGTAAAACAGGATAAAAACCATCCTGGTACTTCGTGCAACGCCTTCGAAGTAACGAGATAACAAGGCGTTCCAAGTTGGTAAGCATATCCGACTTCATGGAAAGTACCAGACGACATCTCGCCTTCCCACTTTACAACTAACATATCCACAGATTCAACAAATTTCAGATCCATTTCAATGAATGATCTTATTATCTCGATATACTTGTCGATGTCAGTCTTTTTCAGCTCTGGAAGATTGTACTCTTGTTTAATTTGTATTTCTTCGTCGTTAGGTATTATACTATCAATACCTATTTTTTTTAGAGCCCTACTAAACCTTCGCCTCCATGCAAGACCCTCGTCCTTCAAATTCTCCATTGGTCCCGCTAAATATGCAGTTTTACTACTCTTTTTCATAATGATCACCTTCTTCTAATTCTAAACGCAAAAACAGCCCGCATTTAGAATGTGCAACGCAAAATTCCTCCATACTCCTAAATACGACGTCTTGAAAGACAGGTTTGCCTTTGGTGCTAAATTTATCTTGAATGTTCCAGATGGCAGTATGCACGTTGTTATAAAGGGGCCTGTCAAACATGTGAAAATGAGAGTCAAGATATTGGGCTATCGCCACGTTCAACTCGGAGTCCTTGGTTATGTCAAGGATCTTGTTTGTTACTCCGCTGCAGATTTTGAAACCGCCGTATTCTCGGCCCCAACATCCTAATACTAAAAAAACTCTCATACATATTATTCCAAATCTATATTTATTTTAACGCCGTCAAATTCAAGCTGTTCGTATTCCACGCCAGCCAAATCGAACATCTTTCTGGCAGCAATCGTAAAATCTCTATCATGGTATTTGTCACGCAAGAAATATACCTTTTTAATTCCGGCCTGCACTATAGATTTTGCACATTCGTTACATGGAAATAGGGAAACATACATAATTGTGCCAGTTAAATCTCTTTTAGCATTTATTATGCAATTCTGCTCGGCATGAACAACATATGTGTACTTAGAATTTAAAAAATTTGTCCCAATACTCCACGGCAACTCATCATCAGAACACCCATTCGGAAAACCATTATATCCTACACTAATGACTTTATTGTCCTCATCTACTATACACGCACCTACCTGAGTATTTGGGTCTTTAGACCTTAATGAAGCCAGTTCTGCTATCGCCATAAAGAATTGGTGCCATGATATGTAATTTTCTCTTTTCATGGTCATTTTATTTCCTCTTTATGTCTTATAAGTATTGTTGCAATGTCTTCTATTATTAATGTCCTAAGACTAGGGCTCACTATCTCGCTAAGTTCTTCCCTTATTGCCATTAAATTCTGATGCCACGCCTTTTCATTGTTGGGACAAAAAAACAGATCATAAATCTTTGGAACGCTATGCCAAGACATGGCACTAGCAAAACCTGTAATCGGGGGTCTTGCTATGTCCTTTTCCACTTCGCATCTAGACCCACATTCCGGGCACTCGTGTTCCTGTATCCTACCAGCTTCTTTTTTACATGTATATTTCAATCCGCTGCGTCTCCATGTGCTGTTCATTGTTACTCCAAAAGTTGTAATTTTTTCAGACATTTAGGGATGTCATCTCTAAACATTGGCTCCACTCCCATACAAGTCAGAGTGGTTCCGTCTGTTTCCTCTGGTTCTAAGACAGTAAAACAGGCGTCATATATTAATTTAGTCCGTATACCCAAATTGTCAAGTTTTTTTGCTAAATTAAGCAATTTTTGCTTAGTTTTCACATAAACAACCAATTTAGTAAATCTGCCCCTGAACCAACTATTAGTCGCGGGTCTATCTATGATCTGTGGCATCTCTACATCAATCATAAGATATATATCTTCTTTTAACACTTTTTCTACAATCACACCAAGAGACGCATGTGCTACCTGCGCAGCAGTTTTCCCGACACCCATTTCGTCTATTAAGTCTTTACGTACTACTATATATTGGACTGCATTCTTCGATTTCGCCATCAATGTCCTCCCCAGCTATTATCTTTTTATATAATACGCCGATTGTACGAGCATCATCTGCCATCTCCGAAAGCCCCGAACCACGTAGACAATAGGACGGATGAAAAACCGGGAGAGTAGGAATTCTTTTACCGTTCGACCATTCTCTTGACCATACCAGTTTTCCTCGCATCTTGGTGATGCCTTTTGTTTCACAAACACTGTGAAGTGGCACATTCCCCAGTGTGACCAGCAATTTGGGCTCTAACAGACATATTTGGGCGTCCAAATGATGTCGACAAATTTCAATTTCTGCTGGTAATGGAGTCCGATTTTTCTCATTTGGTCGACACAAAACTGCGTTGGTCGCGAAAATATTGCGTCTTTCGATCCCAGCAACGCCCAACACGCGATTGTCGAAAAATTGACCTGCCCGGCCCACAAGTGGACGTTTATTCTTCACCTCGTCTCCACCAGGTGCCTCACCCACGAAAAACACTTTCGACTTCACATAACCACTGGCAAAAACGTGTGGGTCTAAATCATCTACTAACTTCCTACCAAGCGGACATTCCTTACAATCGTAACACTTTTGTCTGAGTTCCAGGACCTGTTCTTTTAATGTCACTTTACATCTCCTTGTGGCACGCAAATAAAGACTTTTCTATTATCTTTTTGAAATACTTCTCTACAAGCCGGCATAATTTTGTTAGCCGTCATCCTTTTTATAGCATTAATAGAATTCTCGATCGGCGGCAAATTATTGAATGCCCTCATCTCTAACATTGTGTTTAGACCGTACGATGTCTCTATAAATCCATAGATATCGCTAATATACTTGTTTTTTGCCCTAATTATTTCTTCTTCCGTGGGTCCATTCTCCAAGAATTTCTTAATTTCTTTATAGACTAATCTAGTACACGCTGGGATGTTTTCGTCAGATGTTTTCGTATGAATTATGAACCATCCTATGTCGTCTTCAATAACAATGGATGAACCGATTCCATAGCACAGGCCTCTTTTTTGTCTAAGTTCATAGAACAGTCTAGAATCTACGCCGTTAGAGAAAAATCGCGACATAAAATATAAGTCTTTACTACGGACATCTCCCATTGAAAATGCTTTGTGTGCGATAAACATTCGTGCTTGCTTAACGTCTGCCGGCCACACCAGCCTTCTAGATTTTAAATGCTTATTAGCGTGTTTATCTTTTGTTCTAAGAAATCTTCCAGTATCGCCCCCGAAGTGACTCGCCAATTCATCGCAATTTAAGTCACTTGGACCTGTTATAGTCATCAACATTCTGGATGGTTTATAGTAATGGTCATAAAAAGCCTGCAGTTCCTCTAGAGAGATTGACACAATTGATTCTGCTGTACCTATAATGGGAACAGCAATGGGGCCCTTACATAGAAAGGATATGAGTCTATCTCGAATTGTAGCATCGATGTCATCTCGGCCGTTGCGCTCTTCTACTAGCACTACCAATTTCTCTTTATCTAAAGACTCCTGATCAAATGTTCTATTTAACAGCGTCAATGCCATAAGTTCTACTGCTTTATTAATGTTCTCTGCTGGTGCTTCTACGTAGAACCCCACCCTGTTGTGCCAAGTCCCGGCATTATGATCTGCCCCTAGAGAAGCCATCTGTTTGTTTAAAATATCTTGGTCAAAATCGCCGCAACCTTGAAATACCATGTGCTCTGTCAAATGAGCTATACCCGGCGTCCATGTCCCACCATATTCCACTATAGAGCCAGCGTCTATCGTAATTCTAACAGTTGCTTTCCTAGATCCGCATGCACTAAAAATTACTTTCATTCACTCTCCTTTGTAGTCAAACTTAGAATAGTCTTTTGTAGCCTAGATGTGAGCTGCTCGTATTTGTACTTCAACTCGTCAATTAGTTTTCTGTTATATCCGGCTGCCAACATCGCTGTCCGCATAAAGTCTTCGGTCACCAGATGTATGAGTTCGTGACACATGATCAATTCCATCTCCGACATGAAAGTTTCGGCATGATAGGAGAACACGTCATAATTGACACATATTTTGGCCTGATAATTGGCGGCACGAGTCATACTAAGAAAAGCCAGGGATTCTTCCAAGTTATTTACCGGCTGAATCTTGATCGTCCACATAGGATCCACGTTCATGATATTACGCCATTTTTCTAATATGTCATACGCTTTTTCTAAAAGAAATTGTTCGTCTTGCGATAAAAGGATTTCCATGTTATCTCCTAAGTTTTTCCGACACTATGTCTTTTACAATCTTACCATCAAAATGGGGATTCGAAGTCATAATGTGTTTTATTAGGACTGGAACATTCCTAAGGTCGGGAGACTTCATTGCGTCGTCAATAACTTTAACAATTGCCTCTTTTTGTGCTGCGGCGTCAGGAAGATACAACTCACAAAATTCAATTTCTTCTTTATATGAATTTATAAGCGGCCTGGCGGCTTCCCCACCCTTTTTTAGCTGGGAAATACCTCTTTCAAGTGATTTCTTATATGCTCGTAGAACCTTAATCATATGAATGTCATCTGGAATTTTAGACCTATCTAAACCATTTGTAACTTGGTACTCAGCAAGCCGAGCCTTAATTGCCCTAACCACGTCCAATGTCTTTTGATCTCTGGCCAGCATGGCTTCCTTTAATGTATTATTTAAAGCTTCAAAAATTCTCATCTCAATTCTCCTTCATTTTATTAAAACAGTTTATACAAATATCATGTGGCTTGCCGAATGAAGGGTACCTTGCTTCCTCTCCACATGCTGTACACGGCCTGCCTATCTCTTCATACATACTTACTATTTTTTTAGAATTAGACGTAAACTGCCATTGAGTGTCCCTTATTTCTTGTAGCGCGAACTTTTTTATTTCTGGGCTGCCCATATACGATAATTCATCAACTACTCCACAAACTACATCAAGTAAGTGAAATTTTCTATTAGTTTCCAGTATAACTTTGTCGGATTGGCCATCAAGAATATCAAATCTCTCGTCTAATATTATTGGATACGCCGCAAGCTCATTCGCCGGGAAAAATTGGACTCCACAACGTTTATTACCTTGTTTTAACCCATGAAAATCTATATGATATTCGAAAAAATTGTTCCCGCCATCAACGTCCAAAATAGCACCCCACCCCAGTCTGAGAGCGACTATATCATATCTACACATTATGGGAGCAGATAATGCTTCATTCGCTAAGTCCACCAAAAACATACAACCGGTATTCATACAGAATAAGTGCAAGTCATTGGATATTAAGGCGAATATGTCTCTTAAGGTGACGCCGTGACCTAAACAGATAGTGTCGTTTAAATGGAATCTAAATTCTTCTACTCTAACTTCTTTAGTAGTGAAATCGTTCTTGTTAGAGTCCCACTCCGATGCTACGAGCCGGCCCCCTTTCTGTAATTGTAAATCATACTGCACTTTTATGCTCCTAAGTTTTCAGTAAAACTGTTGTACTGAGACAACTCCAACCTTCCCAACTATCCAAAAATATATGTCGTCGTAATCTATGTGTTTATTACAAATATTGAGTCTAATAATATGTATCCTACTTATAGTAAAAATTGTATTGATACTTCTAATATAAGAATGATAGCAAAATCTATACAAAATGTCAAAAACTTTTAAAAAGTCTATTAATAACAATAGATATATATGGATCTTAATATCTAAAATCATACGGAGTGGACTAATATGGGAATTAAAAGGTTTGACCGCATCAAAGAAATATATACCCAAGCAATGCTGGAAGATATCCTCATTTTGGCTGCCAACGAAGATGAAGAGTGGGAGGAATCTCCAGAAGCAGCCAAAGAATTTGGTGAGGCGTTTGGGCTCGAAGTGCCAGAGGAAGCGCCAGAAGAGGCCCCTCCAGTGGTTCCGCCAACAAAAGCCCCACCCACAGCAGAAGAACCGTCTGCTAAACCAGAGGCATTTACAGGTTTAACTGAAGAAGAACCAGAAGAAGAAGGAGAAGAAGAACTATCTAAAGAAACTCCAGTTGTAATGCCAGGTACACTAGCATACGAAGTTGGAGTAATGCACGGAGAACTTGGCTTCACGGCGGGCGGAAAAGTATACGAACCTGGGGCAACTATTGCCAAGGAATGCCCAAGATGTTTCTACCTGAATCGGCCAATATATGATCCATTAACCGGGAACACAAAAATAGAATGCCAAAACTGTATGCGGATCTATAAACAAATCTCTCAAAAATTAGAATCTGAGAGAGGGCGTCAAGACTATGAAGTCACTGATGCGATCCAAGAACTGAGACATTATCTCGGCAGAACAGGTGCAAGGCCCACTCCAGCCATGGCCTTGCAGATCTATAATGACGAAGGAAAGACCACTCTTGGCAATGAAACTATACGTGGCGTCAAGCCAGATAGTCGTAAAATTCTGGAAGACGCCATGTGGTACAGATTAAATGTAGAAAAAGACCCAGAAACCGGCGAGCCAAAATACAGTGAAGACGGAACGCCAATTCCACTTAAAATACCGGCCTATTTCACTACAGATCAAATTACCAAACCACTGCACCTTTCTGGAGAAAGATTTAGGTTGTTGATTGATCGTTACAATGCAAAACTAATGCAGACATTGCCGCCTGAAATCTACAAAAAAATAAAATATGACAAGAACGGTGAACCACTACCAAGCTCGAAAAGGCTATTGTCTCAATACGGATGGGTTGGTCCAGCATTGGTGATTGGAACCGGTGTGGCAGATATTAGACGCATAATGCAACGAAAAGAGCCTTGGGAGGAACTAACAGAATCAGAAGAGGCTATATCTTCGTCTCCAGCTTTTAAGAGTATTGACATTGCCGCTTGGAATTGGGAACATACAAAACCAGCATTTGCCACATGGATAAACTATTTAAAAGAGAAATTTCTGCCAGAACTCAAGAAATATAAGCTAAAAGCAAGACGCAAGGCGATGGAAGCAATCTACATGCGCCATAAGCGAACTTCGACTGTACTCCGCAAACAAATTGCAGCTCTTTGGCACAGACGCCCTGCCGGCATGCGAGTTCTACACTACTTTGAACAAAATCCAGATGAAACGCGCGACTCCGTCTATAAAAAATGGTCGCCAGAACTCAAGAAATACGTGGAAAAGTTGGAAAAATATAAACCACTCTTAAAAGAAGTCGAAACTATACGATCCGAGATGGACAGTGAGTTGCTAAGAGCAAAGGGACTTTTAGAAAACCCAGAAGTTCCTCCCGCAACAAAAAAGAGAATCAAAAAAAATATAAAAGAAGATTTCCCGCATGGATTAGAAGAGATTAAATCACTACAAAAAGCAGAGAAGGCCGCATCTAAGATTAAAATCGATGTGCCGCCAGAAGTTAGAGTACTGCAATATCTTAAGTCTAATCCTAGTGCGACCCCAGAAACGCTTAGTGCTCAGTATGGAAGCGAACTAGAGTCGTTTATGGAGATATATACACAAACTGAAGCAGATATTGTACACGCAGAGGAGGAAGCAGAAAGATTTAAAAGATATAGAGATGACTTGTTAATAAAAATTCAAAAAGTTTTGGCTCAACCATCGTTTAATTTGGTAGAGGAACTAAAGAAATTCGAGGCTGAAGAAGCTGGTGCTCCCCTATCAACTAATCCTGAAGTGGCACTGGAAGAGAAAAAAATAATGGAAAAAACACCGCCACCAGAGCCCGCTGATCCGGAAACAATTAAGGCCTCTGCGCTGAGAATCGAAATTCTTAATAAAACAATAGGGGCAAGAGCTTCCGCTGTCAAAAGAATGCTAAAGCTGGCTCAGGATGACGAAGAAGAAGATGTATGGACATCTGCTCTACCTGAAGAAGAGGAACCCAAATTAGAGCCAGAGAGACCTCCAGGAATGAAATATTTTCCTCCGAAGAAACCAGAACCAAAACTACCAGAGCCAGAAGTGGGCATTGCCGGAATACACGAATTCGGCCTGGGGGAATTCGAAGTACGGCCGAACGAAGAATACCGCATTACTTTAAGTTTTAAAGACACAAGCGGTCGTCAGAAATCCCTATCTACAACCGGCCGCAGATTGCAACGTCCATTTGACGAAGCATTACAAGACCACTTAGGAAAAATTGGGCTACATAATATGGGAGTACGTGGTGTGACTCCTAAATCTACCTATAACGAAGATTCGGGGAGCTGGGATAGGTCCTGGCTTTCTTATGAAGAGCAACTAAAGGCAGGGAAACCACCTGGGACTATCGTTACCGCCGTCGTTACAGATGCTAGAAACAACCGGCAGACGTATTACTTCGATATTCAAGAGGGTGGCCCTATAGCTAACTGGTACGGAAAAGAAAAGCCAACTACTCCTCGACTGGAAAGAGAGGAAGAAATAAAAAAAGAGGAGCCAAAAAAGGCTCCCGATGACGACTTCGGCAACGAGAAAGGCAAATATAGGGTAGAATTCAAATGGAATGGTGACTATGAATGGTCTACCACTTCATTAGACAAGAGTTTCAACCACACGCCAGAGAGATCCAGAATGGGTTTTGAAGACCTCCTGAAAAGGAAAATCGAGCTACGCTTTAGCAAAGTACTAATGAAAGCTATGCATAGCGACCATCCTGACTATCCTGATACAACTAAACAAAAATACGTTACCGTTACGGTTACCGAGCCAAACACGAGGGAAAAAAGAGTATATTCAATGGCGTTTGACCGCGAAACCGGCGAGTTTGATTGGAAGAGTACCAAACTCGTAGAGCGTGCTGAAAAGCGACGCCGACTAAAACTTCCAGAAAACAAAAACCTTTATAACTTATGGGTCAGTGGTCATGTAGTTTTGGAAAATCTAGTACTTGTGGATGAAAATGGCCTTAGGGACGTCAGCGAGCCCCTTGATCCAAGTATTACGGGAGGACATGTAAAACTAAAGAAAGTGCGCGAGAGAGCGCCGATGGGCGAAAACCTCAAAGAAAGAGAGCAGAGAATTATTGGCGAACAAAGCAAAAAATTTGAGACGTTGCCAGAAGAAGAACAAGAGTATCAAAAATCTCTATTTGAAGAGGGACATAGCACTCGATACAATGCTCTGTTTAAGAACATGGGTTTGATACAGGGTAAAGTGAGCAAAGAACCGTTGCCGCCACGAGAAGTCCCAGAGCCTTCTCCAATAGAGCCGGTAGAAGAAGTGGTCGGGCCAGAGAAAAAGGCCTTTGTGGTTGAAGAATGGATAAGTTGGCGTAAAGAGGTAGAAAGAAAAGATCCGCGCACCAAGAAACCAATCATGAAACGCGATCTGATCAGCGGCGAGCTGGTGCCAGAGATAATCCAAGTGCCAATGCGAACCCCAATATACTCACTCGTGACGATTACTTTTTATAAAAACGGCAAACCAAAGTCAGCTACATGCCAAAAAGTAAATGCCACTCCAACCGGCGAAACTGATGTCGGCGGCCCTAGAAATAGGCCGAAGTACAAAGATATCTGGGATGAAGTGAGAGAAGAATTTGCGCCAAAGCTCAAGGGTATTAAAGCTGTTGAGAGGGAAGCCATTTACGAAGCTAGGAAAAAAGAATATGTCGAAAGATCACAAGAAAGACATCCTGGCTTAAATCCGTGGTCATTCGGAAAGAAGGTAAAGGTTTCTCCGCCAGCAACCAAGAGAGAAATCGGATTAAAGCTCAAAAGTATAGAAGACCCAGCAGAGAGATCACGCGCACGAGAAAGAGCTGGCTGCAAAGGTTGGCCGTTCTTCGTAGAGAAGAGACTTCCAAGAGATCTTAGCAAAATTGAATGCTTCCCTGTCCGTGCAGCAGTGTTAGAAGCCATGGGCGAGGAAACTCCAGAAGAAGCTAGAATATGGCCTTATGAAGAAATTGCTAGGGAACCAGCCGAAGAGACTAGGAGATCTAGAACTGAACGGGCAATAGAATACCTAGTTGACGATAAAAAAGCCAGCAGGTTCGACCAGATCTATAAACTATCCTTAATGGATTAA